ACCACACCACACGATGGGCAAGAAGCCAAATCAATAAGTTTGAGAATGATGTGGCTATCTTTGAGAATGCTCTTCTGACTGAAACAGATCCATTCTTAATAGCAAGGTATACATTCTATCTCGCACAGTCATTCCGAGATCTTAATCAAGATGCCAAAGCATTAAAGTTTTATCTTGAAAGATCGACAAAGGGTTTCTGGTCTGAAGAAGTCTTTATGTCTCTTTTAAACGCAGCAAGATTGAAAGAAAAATTAAAGTACAAGGATGAGGATATTATTCAAAGCTACATGCAAGCACATGAGGTAGCCCCCCATAGGATTGAAGCCTTACATGGAGCAGCAAAGTTTTGTCGCACAAGCTCAAAATACCATCAAGCTTACATCCTTGGTAAATGGGGACAAAGCCTTCCAGTGCAAAAAGATGGGTTGTTTGTGGAAGCTTGGATCTGGGACTATGGTATAGACGATGAAGTTAGCGTAAGTGCTTACTGGTCGGGACACTACGAAGATGGGGCAAAAATTTCTAAAGAACTTTTAAAAAAGATACCAGAGAAACATTTGGACAGAATTAAACAAAATCTTATCTATTTTGAAGGTAAACTCAAATGCTGATTTTTGACCACAATATAATGCATACATTGTGGCAAGATCCTCTATTCTGGGAATGCGTACCCTGCCTTGAAAACTACCGAGAAGAAGCAGAGCAAGTGGCTGTACAAGCAAATATTGTGCAAAGTAGTCTAAAAGTAAAACAGAGTTTATTGTATACTCAATGGCTACAACTGCTGCAAGAATGGGTAACAGAGCAGCCAGACAAGGTAGGACAGCTAGTAGCCTACATTCAACAGAAACGACAGCATTGTATGGAAGACATTACGCTACCGCTTATGCTGGGGCAGAAAGCTCAAGTGTTTCTTTTTAGGAAGTAATTACATGACTCGACGCATATGCCTTACACGATCTGCAACCACCGCTACTTCATACACAAATTATGGGACCTACCGCTTACGAGTAGATGTCACTGCGGTAACCGGACCCGATATAGACGCTAATGTTTTTGTGTACCGCCGTAACCCGCCTAGTCCTTACACTACGCTATCCACGGACATATTTGAAGCTGTAGCTGGACCCCAACAGATTGCCGGTGTTCCTGCAGGAGCTCCAAATCCGGATTTGAACTGGCCTTACTATCGCCTAGATTACATTGAATTAGATGTAGCCTCCACAGCTCAAGCAGACAGTATTTGGGAAGAGATTCAAGCACAGGTACAAGAGCTGCTCGGTGCGATGGAGCGACTAGAGCAACTACAAGTGGTTCAAACTGTGTGGCTTCCTTCTACACCTCCATGTATTACCGGCTGGGAACTTACAAACTTTACCGGTACAACATTTAGGAATGGCAATCCTATTCCTCAAATTACAGATCAGGCAGCTTGGAATGCTGCCACAGGCCCAGGCTGGTGTTATTATAATAATGACCCTTTGAACAATGATATTTACGGCAAACTTTACAATTGGTTTGCTGTGACTGATGCTAGGGGATTAGCTCCAGTGGGCTTCCATGTGCCGACTCTAGCAGAATGGGTAACTTTAATCACATGCCTAGGTGGCACAGATACAGGCGGTGGCATATGGTTTGTTGCAGGGGCCAAGATGAAGACGACAGGCACGCTTGCAAATAATGATGGGTTGTGGAATTCTCCTAATGTTGCAACAAATGAAAGTGGTTTCTCTGGAGTACCAGCTGGCTGCAGAACAGGTAGCTTTATTAATCTTAATGCAAGAGGCAGCTTCTGGGTTTACGATCAAACTACATGTGTTAATCTTAACAATGGTGCTTCTACTGTTTACATCGGTGGCGATAGTTCAACAGTTGGATATTCTGTACGATTAAAACAAGGTGCTCCACCTACCCCATAAGAATCTATTAACTACAAGGAAGACAAGCCATGGCCGAACTAAACAAACTGTTAATCCTAGAAGAATCCGTACTGCTAGGTATGATTGGCAATCCTAGCTTCGTGCAAGAGTTTCCTTTCTTGGCAGGTTCCGAGAGTACTATAAAAGCTAAGTCATCGGGATGTGGGCGATGCAGCCAGAAAGCTGGAAGAAGGATTCAAGCAATCAATGGCATTAAGCAATCGATTGTCTCCATGAGTATTGAGAAGAAACAGAAGCTTAAACAAATGGTAAACGCAGACAAAGTCCGTGTATTAATCTCCGCTGGCGGTAAGGTTACAGCCTACACTTTTTAGCCTAAATAATAGGCAATTCGGTGTCATTATTATATGAGAGCGATTAGCTCTTGAACCCTTTCTTTACTTGCTAGTGCTAGCAAGAGTTAGGAGTTCTGTTTCTAGGTATCTAGTAGGGAGACTTTGCAGTGAATATTATACAATCTAAGTTGACGGCCTACATCAATCCAACGTCGGACGGTGAGGGACGAGAGTACTCAGTTCCTGTAAAGGGGACTAGATATTCGACAGGTTGCACAAACCTCCGTGACATTCGTCACGGAAAAGACCAGCTAGACAAGGCTGCGGCCTTGTTTTGTGGGAACAACTTCTGGGCCACCCGAGTGGCACAGTTGATGGGGCAAGGGTGTCCGGTGTCTCACATCCAAAAAATGGCTGCGGAGGGTCGTGCCGCTTACGAGGCGGATCAAAAGAGGGCCGAAGAAAGGTCAGACCTTAAACGAAACATCTTTGAAAAGTATGGCGGCTGGAAAAAGTCGTACTTGGCTAACACGGCCAAGTGGCGTGAGATGATCGAGGAATTTAGGGAAAACCATTTCTTGGAAGAGGCCGAAAAGCAAGAGCTCTGCCTAGCTCGTGAACTGTCGGATTGCTACGGCCCAGAGGGAGAAAGACCCTCAAAGTTTCGGTTGGTAGACGTAAATCCGTATTACTACAACTGTGGGCATTACCCCACGTTTGTAGTGAGGGCCGTTGAAAGCGGCGGATTTGAAACATACGAAGAGGCAGAAGCTGCTGCTTCAGTGGCTAATGAAAAAAGCCACAGAAGCTGGATACAGTTTCTGAATGGCTAAACCCCGTCCTGAGCCGACGTTAAAGGGCTCATTGTTATTATTACCCGCCCTCGCTTACCAACTAATGGTAAGTGAGGGTTTTCTTTTTTTAACTATTGGAGAATAACGTGACTAAAGTAGCACTGGGTTACCATACCCTATACGGGCAAGGGAGCTATCAAAAAGATATTTTTACTCTCCTCTTTGATGATGGCAGCATTAGTGAAGTGCGGGAGGAGCCTAATGGCATACCTTGTGTATGCCATTATTTGTTTCTTGACCAGCTGGGGGTGGGGGCACGAGACTTGGTAGCGGGAAGCCGCGCCATAATTGTTGGTGAAGACCGGTGGGAAAAAGAACAAGTTGAGGCACTAAACAAACTTGAAAAAGTTTGGAAAGCTCAACGCAGATTTACAGCTACCCCAGCCTAAGCCGACATCAAAGGAGGTATTAATGGAAAATGTGATAGTTCAAAAATCCTTGTTTTCCGTCATCCGGCGGACAAGGTATCACTTCACAAAAGAACCAAGGTGGGAGACTCTTATCCCAGCCTTAGTTCTTTTAGTTTCAATCTTAGTTGCTTGTGCCTATTACAAGGCATAAGCAGCTAGTCCTAAGCAGGACATTAAAAGGCTTGCAGCCCTCAGCTAAATAAATGGCAATTCGGTGTCATTATTATATGAGGGCAACCTTAACTATTGACCCTCGTTTACCCGCTACTGGTAAACGAGGGTTTTCTTTTAACCAAGTAGCATGGAGGATTGACCATTAACGATCTACAAGTTTTTCATAGGTTAGCCGAGGGAAAGCTCACTGCTATGGAGATGTCAGCTATTCACGACATACTCAAAAATTATGAGCCACCGGAAAGATCTTTTGCAGCTAAAGCAAAGGACATAGCAAGTGATTTACTCATATTGGCAATATCAGTATGTGCAGTCACTTGCGCATACTACTACAAGTAAACCATGTCCTAAGCAAGACATTAAAAGGCTTAATGATATTGTTACCCTCGTTTGCCAGCTACAGCAAGCGAGGGTTTTTTATTCGTAGTAGGTAATCGAGTAAGGAGATATCAACATGGACGATTATGAGTCGCCCGATGATGATCAGGATCACCAAGAATTTATCGCAGGGTTGGATATCAACAACCCTGCGATAACAGAAGTTAGCAGGTGCAATTCCTGCAAAGAGGTATGGACTGGGACATACCTCGTGGAAGGCGAGTTTTATCCTCGTGCTAATTGCTGCGGGATGAACTAATCTCATGTCCTAAGCAAGACGTTAAAAGGCTTTTAAAGGTAGGGGAAAGAGTTCACTTCAAGTTATCGGCCTGCCTACTTGGCTTGATAATGATGAGGTACTGCCAACCGGCGAAGTGAACTAGTACTAATGGCTGCAAAGTTAGATATGGTAACCCACCAGAGGCAAATGGGAAGTAGATGAAAATTCTAATCGCCCTCGGCAAGGCGTTAAAAGGTCAGTCTTCATTGTAACCCCCTCACTTGAGCTACAGCAAGTGAGGGTTTTTTATTTGTAGCAAGTATCGAGCAGGGAGATATCGAGATGGAATTGTTTATTTGGGTAGTTGGTTTGGTTGTGTTCGTAGTGGTTTCAGTTTACTCGGTGGACATGGCCTTAAGTGGCCTAGGTTCCCATAAGTAATTTTTTCAACCCTCGCTTGCTCGCTACAGCAGGTGAGGGTTTTTATTTGTAGCAGGGAGACTCTATCATGAGTCCTTATACTTGTCCGTTCTATGGAGAGTTGTCGGAGGAGGAGGCGGAACTTTTACGAGTACCTCACGGTACTCCGGTTAAGCTAGTCAAAGAAATGCGTAAGGTTAGACGCATAATGCGTCTGGTGCTGCGAGCAGCCTCGGCTGCAATCGTGATGGTAGCGGTGGCAATTGTGGTGGTGGTATTAATTTAACTTTTCAACCCCTTGTGTGAGGCACAAGCGCAAGGGGGTATTCTAGTGCCATGGAGATTAGCGATGACTCTGACTATGCAGTTTCAAAAGAGCGTTCAGCCGGAGGCGGGGGTTTATGACGATTCCCAAGGCACCAAGGCAAGACTCTATGCCTTGGCCCAGAAGGCCAAGCGGCTCAAAGGTAGAGGTAAACGATTGCCAAAAGGGTTTCAGTTGGATGCGTTCGACCCCGAAAAAGTCGGTCTAGATCAGGAAACCTCGGACTTTTACAGTCCCGAGCAGCTGGTAGAACTGTTCGCTCATCCACGGAAAACCGTGGATTGGGATCAACTAGACGAGCTAAATTCGATTGGTTACTTTTATACAGGAGATGAGTAATGCTAGTTCTAACCAGAAAGCCAGGTGAGATAATTGTTCTCGACCTTGATGGTCGAGAGATTAGTGTGCACATCTTGCACACTAGTACAGGCAGAGTTTCCCTTGGGGTTGATGCCCCAAGGGAAGTAAAAGTGCGGAGAGGTGAACTCTCCGCAAACCCCGCCAAGATGGCGGGGATAGTTGGGTAATCCCAATGGTCGCAGTATGCGATTTGTTATTGTTGCTTTATTGCAATAATAATGAATCTCATACTGCGGCCGTTACCTTCCTATTGCTACAACGCAATGGGAAGGTTTTTTTCTTAGCTATTGGACAAGGAGATGATATGGAAGCAGAAAGAGATAACATGTCGGATGTGTACCAAAGCTTTATGCTACAGGTACAGTCCACGCTGGAAGCCAACCTAGCCCCAAAGGCTAAGCTAGATATCATTGCAGAAGTCGTGGAAGACTTCCAAAAGTTCCGCAAGGCATGTAGGCATGTCAAGCGGGTACTACGAAAACAAAAACCCCTAGATAAGTAATTTAGCTTTCTTATTAAGGGGTCGTGTAATAAACTAACCTTAGTTCAAAATGAAAGGAACTAAACATGGCCGTAAAAGCATTGGTAGTAGAATTGTTAGGAGATGGTAGTCGAGGCGTAGTTACGATTGAAAGTGACTTGCCTGACTTCGTCATGCAGATTGAAGAGCTTCAGTCTGCCAAAGCAAGGGACTTTGTCTTGCAAGCAACGGTGAAAGCGGGCATCAAGGGTCTGCCTGGCATTAGCCGGACAGTAGATAGCCCTTATCCTGTAACGGCAGAGGGTGAACCACTGGAAACGCTGAAAGACGATAAGGGTGTACCAATTCCTTTGACAGACCCAAGAGCGGTGCCTAAGAGCTACAGAGCTAAGTACGAGGTCACCGCTCGCCAATGAGCCAAAACGAAATGATCATGCTTGATGAGGCAGCAACAAAGCGTCTCATCAAAGCAGTCGGTACAGATCTAGAGCAGATCTTATGGCTGGCGGACTGGTTGCTGCATCTGAATGTATTTTCAGATGCACAAGTCTATGATACATTGAACTTTGTAAAATCTGGAATTGAAGCTTTTGCAGTATCAGTAAAGACTGACACTCCACGAGTTACCACTGTCTGTGTATGCGATTCCCGCTGGGTTTCCATATCGGGTGCTGCTTCCTTTCTAGATACGCAAACCTCGGAAGTGGTAGAACAATTACCACAAGCAGCGGTAACGCATATCTTTTGCGACCTAGCTGCACTGCAGCTACGCATGGAACACCGAAAGAGGAAGTTCAATGGTCCACAACCAGCTACTAAAGAATCTGCTCAAGCAAGCAGCGACAAGCCAACTGAGCAAACCAGTGGCCCCAAAGATGATTCAGCGCACACTGCTGATGTCTGAGGACGCATTTGCTACACCCCTATTCCTATTGGTAATGGATAAGTATGGCCCAGAAGCTATGCAATGGGCTCCAGAAACGATACGCATGGAGCTAGAAGCGGATTTCCAATGTGAGCTGCCTTCATTCTCCCTAGATAAAATCATGGCTGCAATTACAATTGTAACCACAAACTTCTTTTACAAGGATGTAGGTAGGTTCATATCTATCTGCAACATACTCGCAGGGGATGACTTCAATCCCGAAGTCTTTGACCCTGCAGATACAGACGAAATGCTTCTCGGAATTACGGAAGCCATGCTTTTATGGCCTCCGGATGAAGACAAGAATGATTCAGAATTTTGTGAAGAAATCCGAGAATACATTTCACAAATGTTAAAGGTAGAAGGTATACTTCACCCCTTCGATGTCCTGCGATTGGCGTTACCCGCCGACCAATCGGTAAATGTGGACGCAGATTACGCCGATGATCCAGAGATGTATTCTGCCATTTACCAAGTACAGCAGGGGAAGACAGACGAGACGCGGGCTATATATCTGGATAATGTCTCAGCGTTAGCTAAACAATTATCTGCGTTGTCTTTGCAAAATGGCAGCACAGAACCTATGGTTAAACAACTACAGGATATTGTACAAAAGGCTGGGCTGGGATCTTCTCAAGGAGAAGCGTTATGATGACTGTTATTGCGGTGGCGTTAATGTCGGTAACTAGTGCAGGCGAACCTGCAAAATGTGCTGGAGCTACTTGCTCCGCTGCCCCTAGAAAGGTAGTGACTATTAATAGGACTCGTACCACAACCAAGGGTTGCGGTGCTAAAGTTAGCAGAAAGAAACGCTGCTGCCGTTAAGCACTAGCGTTAAATTACAAACCAAAGGACTAGCATGAAAGTGCTGGTCCTTTTTCTTTTATAGGGGAACAAAATGGAACCAGTAAAGGTCGTAGTGGTGTGGGCATCTACCCAAGAAAACTTGGACAAAGGGTTTGTCCACATAGTGACTGGGCACGAAGGCCCAAGGGTATACGATAAAGATGTTTTGGATACAAGAATAGAAGAGGACAAAAACATACCATATGCGTTGACTTGGCAGGAAGCTTGGCACTTCATGGATGGAGCTAACATCGGAAACAAAGTTCAGTTGAACTTAAAAACAGCAAAGCGTATCGGACTATTTAAATAAGGAGAAAGAATGATAGTCAATTTATTCTTTAATGAGCGGGGTCGGGCTAGGTCTAGAGGAGCATATCACCCACTCAGAAAACGCTACCCATTTACCCGCAACGAGAAAATCGTCGTGAAGCTGGCAGCGAGTTTAAAGGACATGACTATGGGCGACTACATAAGGTCGGTAGTTGTGCCAAAAGCATCGCAAGATGCAAATAAGATCAACGAAATTATTGACACATTATAAAGGAGAAAATATGTCGCATCTCGCAAGCGGGTTCTGCGTTACAGATATTGAGGCACTCGCCTTGACTGTAAAAGAGAAGTGCCCAGAGTTGGAGTTAGTTAAACAAAAGACCTACAGAACATGGACCACCGATCATGGTGGTAGGCTTGTGGGGGATTATCCCCTGCCAGGCTTGTATCAACTCAAAATGATGGCAGTATTAAAGCGGCAAGGTGTTGATGTACATGCCAAGGCAGAAGTACAAGGAGTTAAGCTCCCAGCTAATCTCGCTGAGTTGGAACTTAAATCTTGGGACCTAGCCCAGCAAAATTTATTGCTGCAAGACGCAGAGTTCAAAGCTGCATACCAAAAGATATGCAGTGAAACAGTGGGTCAAGATGCCGAATTCGTCATTCGGTACAAGCAGTCCCACAACAACACTAAAGCCTACGAGATAGGCTTGATCCCTCACCCGATAAGAAAAGGTGAATACTTGATGATGACGGACTTCTATGCCCAAGGTAATGGGCTGCTTAATGCTAAAGGCATGGGCCAGCACAAGTACAAAGACGGAAGCTGGGGTGGAGAGCTTAAGCAAGCTTATGCAGGCATGGCAGCAGAAAGAGCCATCGTATCTCAGATCAAAGCTGGGAACCCAGAGTATGGCCGGTATGAGAAGACTGTGTTGCCCGATGGCAAGATAAAGATCGAAGTATTCCCAAGGAGTTAACATGAACAACAAGAAGATCGTCATCATGATCGATGACAAAGGTGAAGTGCAAGTAGAAGCCTTCGGGCACAAAGGTGGAAGTTGCACTAAAGCAACAGATCCACTGACCAAAGCATTAATAGGCGGAGTGATAGAAGATCGGAAAAAACCCGAATTCTATCAGAATGATGTGACAATAAAAGTTCGTGAGTTCGAATAACTAAAGGAGTCAGTATGAATATTGTGGAAAAATTGAATGGGTATTTCGCAGCTGGTCAATCCGGGCTAGTACTTACCTCAGTCGAGCCAGAGGAGTGTCTTCGTGAGCTAGCTGAAGCAGCTAGAGCTTCGCAAGCAACGGAAGACAGACTTGACCTATTGTTCTGGGATGTTGCCGACGGCGTGACGGATGCCCATGGCAACCCCGTCAACCTCGGGGCAGCAGATGCGTCACAAGATGACGATATAGCTGCGTTGGGTCTTGGTAGCTCATCTAAGAAGATTGGGCTGCATGACTGCTTTGAGATCGTGCTAGGTATGATCCGTGGCCGTGCTTACCGAGCAGCTGCGGATGAGACTAGCGCAGATGATAAGCACATGCGTGTACTTGTTGTAAGGAACTTTGACCGACATCTGATGCCACAAGGCCAGCAAGGTGCACTAGACTCTGTGCTACTAGCACAAGCTCAAAAGCTTATCAACGAGGGGCAAGCAACGCAGGTGTTCTTGATCATGCAGACTACACCAGAGTTCGAGCTCCCCATGGAGCTCATGGTTCATTGTGAATATGTGGTGCATGAGCTTCCCACAGGAGAAGAGCGTAGCACCATCATCACGGACTTAGGAGTGTCCGAGGTCAGTCAAGCGTTGCTTAATGCAACTGCGGGCCTATCTAGGGCCAAGACGGCACAATATGTAGCAGAGACGATGGCAAACTTTGGGTACCTTAACCCAGCTGCCATCTTCCAGAAGAAGGCTAGCCACTTGTCTAGGGCATCCAAGCTGGATGTCTGGAGTCCAGAGTTTGTTACGCAGATCAAGCTGTGGCCAACCCCTAACTGTCTTGAGCTGCAAGATGCTACAGATGTGACAATGATCCAAGAGGAGAGTCATGTCCAGAACAAGCAGTTAAAGGAAGGGGAAATCCGTGTAAGGGTAAAGTATGTGCAGAATGGTAAGAAGATAGAGAAGTGGCTAGACCCAATGCTATCTAGTTACTTTGAGCACACATGCCGACCCGAGCGGGATTTCTTCTCGCTTAAGTCGGTGGTTGGTCTTAATGGTTTGAAGGGTTTTCTAAGGAAAGGTTTTAGACCCGAAGTGCCAGATCGTGCCCGCATGAAGCATGTCCTTATGTTGGGTGTGCCGGGCACTGGTAAGTCATTTACCATGCAGTGCTGCTCCGGCGAGTTCAACACTCCGCTATCCAGCATGCAAGCTTCCAATCTGTATTCCAAGTGGCTGGGCGACACCGACAAGATCCTTGCTAGAATGCTATCCACAGTTGAGATGATCGGTGGCATCCTTGCTATCGACGAGTTTCAGCGGTTCTTGCCCCAAGGTGGTGGTGGCGAAAGCGGTGGGGTAGAAAGCCGTCTGTTGGGTACGCTACTCGGTTGGTTTAACAATCAGCAAAGTAACTTAGTGTTATCGGCGGCTAACAACATCAGCAACCTACCCGACGAGATCACCCGCTCTGGTCGTGTGGATGCTTTGATGTTTGTAGGTTTCCCAGGCAGAGAAGCCAAGGATGCTGCATGGGCTATGTACATGAAGCGGCATGAGCTAATCGAGCAAGAGAGACCAGAAGACAACTATTGGACTCCAGCCGACATCATGTCGTGCTGTCGTCTAGCTGAGTTACAAGGTGTAACCATCAAGTACGCAAGCAGGTGGATAACTCCTTCGTATGAAAAGAATCAGAAACAGATGGATGGCCTAATGGAGTGGGCAGAGTCCGCTGGCTGTATCTGCTCCGAAAGTGGAGAACGGTTTAAGCATCCAAAAAGTGCAGGGAAATCCTCTGTGACTGATGCCCCTAAGAAAGTGACTAGAAAAGTAAAAACTAGTCGAGAACTCTAAAAGGAGAGTGAAAATGGCACACGATGAAAAGTTATACAAAAAATGCGTAAGCATTTATGAAGCAGATGGGCAACATGCAGTAATCGAGTACTGCACGAAAATAGGACATAAAAAATGGGGCAAGTGTAAGCCTTGTGATTACGATGAAAGTCCAATCATGGATGATAACTTTATGACCTGTCTAGTGTGCGGACATTCTACCTATCACGATGGAAAATTTAACAAGGAGAAATAACATGGGAATGATTACAAGAATGCTAATGAAGTTAGTGCCTCAAGAAAAAATCGATAGCCTCATCAAAGAGGTTATCGAAGCTAAGTTCAGCGATGTGTTAATGCAAGATCAAATCCAGCTATCCATAAGGGTAGCTGCAGAGGCAGGGATAAATAATTTGGAACTGGAAGAAGCGGTTTCTTCCAAGTGGAGCCTCAAAGATGTGGCAGCTTCGGTTGCAGATGTGCTTTCTCAAGACAGGGGCCTCTTAATAGATGAGATCGCAGAGAAGTTCCATGCCTCAGACATCGCCAACGAGATCGACACCAGTGATATTGCCTACGAAATCGGAGCAGAGTCCGTTGCGGAAAATGTCAACATAGGCGATGTCGCTGGTTCCATTGATCTTGATGCGTTAGCCGACAAGATCATAGATAAGAGAATGAAGGAAATAGACATGTCTAAGATTGACTATGAGCAACTAGCCATAGCATTGATGTCCACAATTAAATTACTAGCAACACTCAAAGAAAAAGTTTCTAAATAATAATAAGGAGAATAGTATGCAGAAGGAAATATTCAGTCCCGAAGGTAAGTCTTTGGTAAACAACAAGACGGTAACCTATTGCACAGTGAAGTTCACTGTGGGCTGGTTGCCCGGAAGCATAGGCTTCACGGAACAAGCCAAGGCCGTGTTGGCATCTGGACTTGGCACAGACAGCAAGGTCATCCGAGGATCCTATGCGATCCTCGGTGCATCTAGAGACAGTCTAATCCAAGAGGGAGCTGCCCTTCGTAGATTGCTCACCCTCATCCGTGACAGTTACACGATTCCAGAGTACACCTTGGTTGCATCCGCAGCCCAAGATATCTCGAATCTTCGTCCAGAGAAAATCAAGGGTAGCTACCTTATCGAGTCATGTAAGGTAGATGAGTTCATGAAGAGGTTCAATGAAGCAAGGTTACAGTACCTCACATGGGGTAAACGAGTATCTGAGCCAGATAACTACGAGCGTATCCGAGATGCAGATCGCATCAGCCTTGCTAAGGACTGGGATATCATCAGTAGTAAGTATCCAAGTGCACATGCACTTGCAGACTCTGTCACTTGTGACATGCCTCGCATCGAGCCCTTCGATGCATCGTTCACCATGGCGGATGTCGCCCCAGCGACCGCCAAGTACCTGCGAGAACAAGCAGAAGCACGACTCAATGCTTCTGTAGAAGGTGCTACCTCCGAGCTTATTGCTGAGTTCAAGGAAATGGTCGAAGCCGTTGCCAAGAACTGCGGTAAGCGTATTCGCCTATTGCCTGGGCTAGAGTCTAAACGGCAAGAACTGCGTTACGCAGAAGTTCAGCAGATCCTCCGTCACACTGACGACGAGGAAGTACCAGTAGGAAAGTTACTGGTGACAGTGCAAACAGCAAGTCCTAAAGGCGGATCATCCGATGCCTTTATTCAAACAGGTAAGCCAACCACCCTGCTTCTCACCGAGGCAGAGTACAAGGCGCTGCAGCCCTACGAGACTGAGGAGCATCGTGCTCTAACTCAGTCCGCATTCGAGAATCTTCAATGGCTAGCCCAGAAGATATCTGCAGTCAAAACTATGCTGGGAACTGACCCAGAAGTTAGTAACCTAACAACCCTTGCAGATGAGATCTCTGCAACCTTAGGTACCTTAGGCGGTTCTGCTGCTGAGATTACCAAGCAGCTAAAGAACAGCAGCTTTGCTAGGACTACAACCAAGCAAACCTTTAACAAGTTCTTTGATCGTCTTGTAGCACAAGACATCGAGGTCAAGACCAAGAGCAAAGTAGCTCGCCGTAAGATCAAGGTAGGTGGAGGTGATGAATGATCATCTTCATCAAGAAGGACGGAATAACTGAAGGGCTAGTCAGCCCAGTTACCCAGCTACTACAGCTGGGTAACATCAAGAGGGTTAGTCACATTGAACCTGTTAACTCCGTATTGCGGTGGTTGTTCCACCTCATTCGGTGTCGGGTCAAGGACACCTCTTATCTCGCAGCATTCACCCGCTATTGGCCTTGCCAGTGGCGGGCAAACATTATTGGTGGGCCTATTATCGGTCCATTCAAAAGGCGTAAAGATGCGATAGCAGCGGAAGTACTTTGGATTAATTCTAAACTAGGAGAATAACTATGAGTGATTTAAACATTGTTGAAGTAACAGCTTTAGGTAAATTAGTTGACAAGCAGCTCAAGCAGCTTAAGGATGCAGGTGAAACAATTGCCCCAGGCAATCATACCTTCAATTTTGATGTTCATTTGGACGGAAGTCTGTCCAGAGGGGAAGATACTAAGGCTACCCCACCTTTCGCAATTGCGGGGTTCCTAAAGCCCTTGCTGTTGAAGTATGCAATGGGGCTAGGCAAAGAAGAAGGCAAACAGTGGTTGCAAAACTTAATGAGCGTACAAGCTGCGTTAGGGGCTGTCATTCAGCTGGGTGCAGACTCAGTCATGCAGTCGATTGATCCAGCGTTCACAGCGTTGTGGTCAGCAGCGGAAGCTGCTGCTAAGGAAAAATTTCAGTCAGTTGCCGAGAAGGCTGACAGAGCTGGACAGACCATCGTGGTCGGCGGTTTAGAAAGAGTAGCAGAGGTAGCAAAGCTGCCTAAGATCGTAAGGTCAGCTAAGAAGAAATAAACACTTTAAAGGAGATTGTTATGAAAATTGAAGTCTCAAGTGCGGAGTTAGACTTACTTCATGTGGTAATAGAAAATGTAAGATATCTATTAAAGGAGGAAGCAAAAAAACTTGATGCTGTTACATTTGTGGGCATGAATGAGCTGTGTCAGTCTCGTACAACTCACTTAGAGAATCTAAAGCTACAAATATCAGTGCTAGATGCACTTTATTCAAAACTTCCAGACTAAGACTAGCCTTGGCCATAAGCCTTGGCTAGTTCTTCTAGTGTAGCGTCATCAATCTCACGGAACTCTGCTGACTTACTAAGCTGTGGGTGCTGCCCAGCTTCGCTCATCAAGCGTTCGAGCAGCTCCGCATCTGGCCTAGGCAGGGTGTGTGCTACTTCTGCAATCTTTTCGGGGTCTATGTCAAACCCACGGCATACCTCATCAGCAAAGTCGTTACCGAATAAGCTGACTACATCTTCACGCGCAAGCTTGGAGAACTGTGACTTATCGTATGCGTTCCCTGTTTGCAGTGTGCACAGCTTTGTGATATCTGCAGCAGCCTTCGTGTAACTGACTTTGAAAAGGACATCTTCAGCCCTTGGGATTAGTTCCGTGTACTTGCCCTTAAGCCCAATGTTATGGTCAATCAGATCGACTATAGCAGCCAACTTGATTAGCTCTCTAGGTTGCAATGCAGTGCGAGGAGTAGTCCTAACAGCTGCAGCAAGCTTTGTAATCGCCTCACGCTGTTCGTGCTTGTTGGCAAGTCTGGCTCTGTTCTCTAGCATGCTACATACTTCAAGGGGATCGGGTATACCTCGCCCTGCTTGCTTCTCGATAAAGTCAGTAATAGCTTCGCCCATGTTTGCACCATAGCGAGCAGCTTTCTCTAGAATCTTATCGGCAATTTTATTACGATCAATAAAAGGTATTCGGTCACAGTTTGATTGCAACCATTCAGCTGCAGTTTTGACTTGCAAAGAATTGGTCATGGGGTAATAGCGTTCCTTAATCCCATCTTTGCTTTGCCATACATAAGCATAGCTGCTGTCTGGAAGTTGATCGCTGCCCCTTAAATCGGTGGCACGCTTGACTATTGCATCGTAAGCGGGTCGAATACCAAAATAATCAGAAAACCTTTTAAAACGTTCACAAATTTTGTTTTGGTCGTTAGGATGGTACTCTGCTGACTTTTCATGGAAGTACGCTGCAGACAGCCAAGTAGCAGCTGCGGAATGGCATGCGTACTTCTTATGTAGCGGGTCGGCATAAGCGGTGACTGCGATAGTTGCTGGAGCCATTGTGGTTTCCAGATCGGCATCCTTCACGAATTGTGGGAAATCATAACGCTGAGCGATCTTAACCAGCTCGGTTTTATTTTTGTCACTTGCAGGATCTAAAACTATAGAAGGCGAAGGCATTGTGTCTCTCCTAGATATTCATGCAGGGTTATCATTTGCGGCCATTGCTCCACTAATCGGGATGGAACCAACCGCATCTTACCCAGTAGCAGCTAAGTGCCCTTACTGTGAAGCACAAGCTTGGGCCATTTATCAAGATACCAAGTCTTTGGAAGAATGGTATTATTGCTCCCAGTGTAAGGCCACAGGGACGATTTTGGCAATGGCAGCTGCACGATTAAATATGCTTCAAGAAGAAGCAATGTACTATTTAGCCGAGCAGTTGAACAGAACCATAAGTCCGAGCAATATGCGATTATACATACGTGGGTTAGGATTTTCTGCAAAATTGCAAGAATTATGGAAACAATCTCAACTTTCCATGAAGAACGAAGGCAGAGAACATTATCAAGCTTTGCTTCGTTTGGGCTGGAATATATCTTCACCCATGAGCCGAGAAAGACATCTAGCAGGGCCTGGTCAACTCTTGGGTATTCTAACCCCAACACAAGTTGCTAAGTATGGAAGGTTCCGTTTACTTAAAAAGAAAGACCCTACCGTGGTAGTGCCTTATTACCGCTCACCTACGCAGATAGGTGCGCTAGCATGCTTCAACAACGGAACCGAAACAATAGTGACTTCTAATATAGGTGGTGAGGTCGGGTTTGCAGGCTTGCCATTCCTATGGCAAACGCAGTCAGACAGTCTTGTGCTCACTTCAATGCTTACCAACATGGTGCGGATGCAGCTGCGTAACTTTAATAGCAGCGAGATGCCATTGCCCATACTAGCATGGCGACAGTTCATGATTACTGAGCGTAAGAAGCAATGGCCTATGCTAGGAGGTAGACAACTAATCTTCTGGGAGTGTCATCCTACTGCAGCAATCTTGCATCAAGCTATGTTGTCCAATGCTTCTATGACTTTTACTGGTCCGGAGACTGTGCGACAGCAACCTAAAGAAGTCAGTGGACCTAGGTGGAATCGCTGGATGTCTGACATGCCGGTAATGGAAGTCTATCAGCAGATAGTACGCACAGCTAAGCCTTACGAGCGAGCTCTTTCTAACTGGGCACTATACGCAGCACCAGCAGACAAGACTAAATTGCTTCAAGATGCAGAACAGCATAGCTCGGAAGTAGCTAAGCTTGTCCGCTCCTATGTTGCTCCAAACTTGCTCACAGAAGTTGGTAGACGGATACGAGTTCCAGTCCACCAGAAGCTTCCAACAGTAGGTGGCACCACCTACATGGTAATGGTAGAGAAGAATAACAAGTGGTATGACGATGCGGGCAACGTAAGGTTCTCAGGCATTCTTCGAGTAGACAAGATAGTGATTCGCCCCGATACATCTAAAGAATACATTGGATACTTGCAGACTAACGAAGGCAAGTATCCATTTAGAGTTCCGGTTGAGAAGGCTAACCTATCTTGGATAACTGAATTTGCATTGAGCCATGGCATAGTCTTGCAATCTGATTGCTTCTGTAACATATGGGGTAATCGTTGGTTAGAGAAGTTTAACCCCTTCGTGGCAGCTTGTCAGATTGAGTTACCCGAAGTTGTTAATGGGTTGGAATCTATTGGCTGGGATGGTAGTGGTTTTCAATTCCGTAACTCTAGATTGTGTCGTGGTGAGTTTTCTTCAAATCCGGAATTTACATTTCCAGAGGATGCCCCTGGTCCTAAACAATTACTGTGTAGGTTGCGAGATGATGTGATCTTTGCAATCAGTGACGAGAGCCCAGAGTTAGAAATAATATGGGCTTTTGCTCTAGCCATGTGCGCTCAGATTACAGCCCCTGCTGTAAACTTTCCAGCTTATGGCATATGGGTAGACCATCCTACTTGCAGTTTGTTTTTGCAAGAACTGTACCATAGGTTTGAGATAAGATGCGGGCAACCTCGTGGATGGGTACACAAATGGCCACGCAGGCTTCAGCGGTTTGCAACTGCTTTAACTCAAGATGATACCGGATTCTTTGTAACTAGCTTCACAGCAAGCCAATGTAAAAGCAACACATCTAACTTAATCAAAGTTACGAACATTCCTAAAGGGCTGCAGCCTAGGAAAGTAACCCACAGTTGTGACAAAATTGTGCTGCAGTATTTAAAACATTTTAGTAAGTCTGACCATGAGATACCCGCTAGTTGGGAAGCGTGGAAGGATTATACAGTAAGGCAGATGCAACAGCTGTTTGGCTTTATTAAATCTAAAGCTTTAGACAATGCTCCAAGTCATCTGCACATTACATAAGGAGTAACATGAGAGACAATTTTATAATCTATGTAGATCGTGGAGGAAATATGCCACAGCTGTGGCGTAAAAAATGGGATAGTAAAACACATCCATTTTACATTCGATATCAAAACAATCACCCAGTAGGGTTACATGGCCCTACCGCAGTGCTGGCCGAAGACATAACAAAGACGAAAGTGTATAGCTACGCTAAGCATGAGTTCGTCAATATTGCAGGCATACCACAAGAGTAGCTACTCTGGATCAGCGATGGCTCGTCCTTGCATTGCAGTACGAACCTCATCGCTGATACGCATGTCTTCGTAAGCGGACAAGTCTGGCCATCGTCCATGCATCTGGAACAGCATCATAGTCCCCATAGTAACTGCTTGTGCAAAGTCATCTGGACCTGCTGGATCTCGCAGAATTCGGTAATGATCTCTCCCGCTTCCAGATTCTGATTTATCTTCAATAAGATTTAGAAAGTCGTGGAGTAATCCAATGTCTTCCGAACCTTTATGATCATATTGGAAGAATCGAACTATGTGTGACTTGATAAACTGACAGCAGTAGTTCAAAGCACGATTGCGATCCATGGTGTAATGGTTTCGGGGATGAAACTCATTAGCTGGCTTAAAGTTAATCAACCCGCTCTTAGCTGGACCTACATAGGCAACCGCTAAGATGTTAGCTGGGTCTAACCCAGATTGCACTAACAAAGTTTCTCGGACAGTACCCGCACCTGTGTAGTCGTGCACCACATGGCTGCAATAGAATGTCTGCATGATTCCAAGGATAAGCCTAGCTTCTCGTACATGGTCATGCGGAGTTAGACTGCGGAAGCCATAGATAATATCTACCCGCCCATCTGGGGTCAAACCGCACACTGCAATCGTAGTGTACGACTGCAAGCTCATGCTGCTTTTACCTCGGCTTACACCACCGCCACCCCAGTCTACAGAGACAAAGCGGTATATGTAACTGTCAATGTTCTTTTTGGCTTCGTCTACCATACAACGCCAAGGAAGACAAGCAGCTTGCTTTAAGTCAGTAACAGTAACTAACTTAGAGCCACTGTCCCAAGACTCTCCGCAGACTTCGTTGTAGAAAACATTGATAGGGACATTGCCCTTACCATTCATCTTGTCTACAAGCTTTTGCCATTTCTCGGGGTCAGAGTAATGCATCGGCATAATTAGCTGAGGAACATGGTATCCCACAAAGGACCAGCGTTTGCTTGCGTTGCGGTGCACCCATCGTCCTGTTCCACCTTGTGCAGCTGGGCGAGGGTTTATAGCTTTTGCACACTTAGCACAAATTACACCCGGTACAGTTTCGCTGATGCCGGAATGAACTGGCCCAATCATCTTGATTAGGTCGTACTCCAATGCTGGAATGTTCCAATGTCCGCAGCCGGGGTGAGGGCAATGGATAACCCACTCAGCCATGGAAGAATCATTCCAAAGCTTCTCGATAGTATTGTCTAGAGTCTTAGGAGTTCCAGCGTATTGGATAATCCCCCAGTCTCTAGACGCAGACAGCGTTTCATGAATGATAGGTAAAAATGAGATATCCATGTATTGGATCTCGTCAATACAGTTCTTATCCGCACTTACCCCACGCACTCTTTCTGCGTCGGTGTAGGCAAACGAGAAGAGCATCTGCGACTTATTCTTAAATGAACGCTGTAGCACATTGTTAATCGTAGTCTCTCCAGAAAACAGACGACCTACTGGACTGCTTTCAATAAAGGGAGCTACATAGTTTTGCGAAAACCTTCGCACCATTTCAAACAGTGGTGTGATGTAAAGTGTCGAAAAATAGGGAATGCAGTTAGCGAATAACACTCCTTGCGCTGCAAGTGAAGTAGACTTCGACACCTGCCTTCCTGTTTTCAATAAGGTGGTACGAGGCATTCTTGTTCTAAAGAAAGGAGCAAATGGAAAATGGTCATGTAAGTGATAAGGCTTTCCTCGAATAGATAACAAAAGAGGAAGCAATGGCTTGAGTGTCAGATAACCAGTCTTGGCCATTACATGCTGGGCCATGCGTAACTGTTGAATTTGCTGAGTATCTAAAGAATTCTTTACATAATCAGATAACAGCGACGACTCCAGCATTGGGCCGAAGTCAATTCCAGAACTTGAACTTTGTTCCTCTGCCAACATTTGGCTAGAGGTTTTTTGTAAATTAAGCATAAAGGAACTTTCTATGTCAAAACCAGAAATCAGTAATATCATCGGTATGTGTCTAGCATACCCTGTTCTTGTGGTCGGTTGCACTTGTTATTATACTGGAAAAGGTCTAGTAACAGTGGGATCTTTTATGGTGGAAGCTAGCGGGCTAGTCCCACCCCCAGTCGTAATAAAGAACGAATAAACTTAACCAGGGGAGGCTATTATGCCATCTCGAAGTGCCTACGCCTACCAAACAAGACAGCAAATGCGACCGCCCGGAGGGTTGTTGCCATCGTTTTCTACTAAACAATTATTAATTCACCAATACCCAGACCCGACTGGTAAGCCATTAAGTGAACTAGTAATTGGCGAAGGTGCACCGTCCCCTGACCGAGTTGTATTAGCTAATTGGTCTCCTCCCAACACGGAAGAGACGTAAAGAAATGGATTCAGATATCGCTTTGTGGGGGCTATGCTATACCATAGCCATCGTTGTTTTTTTGTTCATGGGACTTTATTTCGCTGCATTTGTAGCAGGGGTAATCCTATACATGGGGATGAGACTTACAGGTCATTAAGGAATCTTATGTTTATAATCGTTGCTGCGTTAGCCACTTGGCAGATCGTAGAGATATGGAGACACTCAAAACTAATGGCATCGTTGCGAAGTCGCACCGAGATGTGGGATAACTTCCTAGGGGAACTACTAAGCTGCCCCTTTTGCCTATCAGTCTGGGTGAGTCTCTTTTGTATGCTCGGTCTAGAGCTGTCTGACTGGGGATTAGCGGGATATATACTATCACTGATGATCTATGCATTAGCGGTATCAAGGCTCGCCAATCTAGGCAACGATGTTTTTAAACAATTCTGTCTTACCCCAAAGATGGATATAAATTTTAAAGAAATGGAGGAGTTATGAGTCAAGAACCAGAAGTCGAACCTAATTACATGTTCGATGAAAAACTAGACAACAAGTTTAGAACAGTTATCCATTCTGCGTTTCTGGAAGTCCCAGAACTACGCAGTGTAATAGTCGTGTATGACTATTACAGAAACCTAAACGATATTCAAGATATCGGCAAAGGTATGTGGCTGTCCGCAGAAGGTGGCAAAGAAAAACCAATAGACTCCGTTGTTGGGTCTTTTGGTGCCTTGCTACAAAGTGCTGCACACATCCTTGATGAAATGTTTCAAAGACACCAAGCACTGTTAACGGAATTAACAAAAGTGTCTAAAGAATTACTGGAGAAGAAAAATGAATTACAAAAATAAAGGAGTATAAATGACAACCTCAACTGAGGCACCAATCGTGCCAGAATTCGTTATTAGGCGGGATGGTACTGACATAAGCGTGCAGCTTCGTGTAAGCTGCATAGGTAATGGTTACCTAATAAAAACAGGTGGTGCTCCATTATACTTTGCAACTAAAGAGGGTATGGCAAAAGCCGTATACGCAGGGTTGCTAAACTTAAAAGATAGCCAGAAGGTTTAGTAATGAAATATTTATCAGTGTGTTCAGGGATAGAAGCCGCAACCGCAGCTTGGCACCATCTTGGTTGGAAGCCTGTTGCCTTCTCAGAAATTGATAAATTCCCTTCTGCAGTCCTCCACCATCATTACCCTAAAGTCCCTAACCTTGGGGATATGACTAAGTACATGGAATGGAAAAATGAAAAAATCGATCTTCTCGTCGGCGGCACTCCCTGTCAAAGCTTCTCCATCGCCGGCCTTAGAAAAGGTCTCGAAGATCCCCGAGGTAACCTTATGCTTACCTATCTTGCAATCGCTGCGCGTTACCAACCTAGGTGGATGGTCTGGGAAAACGTCCCCGGTGTTCTGTCCTCCAACGGAGGAAGGGATTTTGGAACCTTCCTCGGGGCGTTGGGAAACTTGGGGTATGGGTTCGCATTTAGGGTCATGGACGCTCAGTGGTTCGGAGTGGCCCAGAGAAGGCGACGTGTGTTCGTTGTCGGATGTCTTGGAGACGCAGGGAGTGCAGCAAAAGTTCTATTTGAGTCCGAGAGCTTGTCAAGGCATCCTGCGCCGAGCAGAGAAACGGGGAAAAGAGTTGCCGCCACTCTTACGGGCGGCTTTGGAGAACGCGGCGTTGATTCCGACCAAATAGCTAATGGCAACTATGCAGTTGCGGCTTGCCTCAGAAGTGGTGGCAATGGCGGGGTGCCAAGCTCCAGAGGCGAGCATTTAGTTGTCGGCAGTCTCGACACCGAATGCGGTGGCGGGAAGTTGACGCACCAAACAATAGCCAATGGTCATATCATCGGTGAATGGCAAAGCCCAAATGGTAAAGACATCGTAGGGGCTATGCGGGCTAGAGACTACAAAGGAATTGGTAATGATGACCTTACCGAAGGTCGTGGGCTAGCAGTAGCCTATGCCTTCGAGCCGGGCATTGCAGCTCGAGAAGGTAATCCTAGTCGATTCACAGAGGAAGTAGCGGGCACATTAAGACGCAACATGGGAGATAACCAGACTGCAGTAGCCATCGGTACTGACTGCTACAATGGTGCAGTAACTGGAGATGTCTCCGCAACCGTAACCTCAAGTACAGGCAGCAGTGCGACCCATTCTGGTCCCACTGTGATGCAACCTGTGCTTGGTACTGACTGCTACAATGGTGCGATCACTGGAGATGTTGCTGCCACGATGGGTACATCAGGCAGCAGCGTAAATGCCAGCGGTCCGACTGTTATGCACGCATTCAGAATGCAAGCCTTCGGTGAATACGCAGACGACCAGACAGCCTCAGCCATGAAGGCTAGAGATTACAAGGACGCAACCGACCTAGTGTCTGTAACAACTATGAAAGCAGTTGGCACAGATATGTTTAATGGTGCGATAACTGGCGATGTTGCAGTGCCCATGACCAACAGAGCAGACGGAACAGGTACCGGCCCCACTGTCATGCAAGCCATGGCAGTGCGAAGATTAACCCCCATCGAGTGTGAAAGATTGCAAGGATTCCCTGACAATTACACTCAGATTCCCTGGAGTAAAAAGCCAGCGGATCAGTGCCCAGATGGAGTTCGTTACAAAGCATTAGGTAACAGCATGGCTGTACCCGTAATGCGTTGGATTGGCGAACGAATCAACAAGTTCAAATAACCTCACCATTACAAATACGCTTTGACACAATTACATTGTGTGTGTATTTGCACACCTACAAGGAAGTTCCAATGGTAAAGACAAGCTTAATGTTATTAGTAACCGCAGTGTTGTTGAGCAACATAGGTTGTACCCGCACGATGGAGTACACAACGAGTACCGAAGTGTATCCAAACAACCCGAATGTGGTACAGCGTATCAATGTTAGCACCACATTTAGATCACAATGGTAAAGAGAGAAAAATGAAGAAAGCAAAGTTAGTGCTTGTAATAGAACCGAAAGAAGCATGGGTAATAATCAGCGAGGAGCTAAATGGAGCCATTGTTCCAGCATGGTGGGACACTGATGAAAAGAACTTCAGCACTCCTGTAACCTATGCAACCCAGCGAGAGGCTTATCTCGAAGTAGTAGATCTATTAAAGCATAGGATCGAGACCTTTCTCGAAGATAAGACCATGGATTGCCCCCACCTCGATGAAGACATGGTTGTTCCATGTTCCATCACAAATGGAATTATCACCACAGAGTACGGTGAACTGTTCAGCCCCTTTAGACCTCAATCTGATTATGGGAGATAAATGACACCTTACCACCACGCAGTAAGCAGTGCCCTAAAGTTCGGAGGGTTTCCCGATGATTACATGGAAATCCATAATTGGTTTGATGAGACCAAAGCTTTCACAGGCAACTGGACTCATAGGGCATTGCGCCACCATTCCGCTGGCGTGGAATGGGCGGTGCAAAAGTTTGGTAACACGCTGCGCAACAGTGAAGAAAAGAAAGTGCCAGTAAAGTTCATTGCGGAGCAGCATGTAGAAGAAGATTGTGGTTTCATCCCTACAGTACAAGACTGGCTTCAACCAGTCTTAGAAAGCCCTAAGAAGTGGATGCTTAGGGTGGCTAAGAAAAGTGTTGAAAGTAATTTAGAAATTAGTGAATAAGGAGAAACTATGTCAGATTTGAGTCCTATCCCATTGCCAAAGAAGATTTACGATGAAGCAAAAGAGTTAGGTGTAAGTTCTATAGAACTTGAATTTCGTGGAGGGAATGACGAAGGTCATCTACATGTAGGTTTTGTAGAACATAAAACAGACGATCTAGTAAAGATTGTGAAAAGAAAAAATAGAATAAACGAGCTAGCCATGGAGATAGAAGAATGGGCATTTGATGCCTATTCGTACAGCGGTGCCGGTGACGGAAACGATTATGGTGACGATGTCACCTATAACCTAGACACGATGAAAGCTTCTGTTTCATCGTGGTATATGGAACGAGTAGACCTTGAGCCAGATGAAGAAGTCTCTATCGAAATAGAGACTGAGAACGAAAACGAAAATGAGGAGGTAGAAGACGATGAGTGATAATAGCAAACCAGTTTATGACAATCCAAACCTTTTACAAAGGTGGGAAAGACAACATATTAGGACATGTGTTAGGTTTTACACTGATAGCATGAGGGCTTTTCTCGAAAGCCAAGTAGCTACAAAAGGCAATCAGGATATTTGGATCCAACGCAACGACGCAAGGCAAGAACATATAATGGAGAAGCTTCTACAGTTTCAAGATCAACATGAGCCAGAAGATGATGATGAAGAAGAAGAAACTTACGAAGAACAGCTTGCAGAAATAACCACTTTCACAAAGGTGGATAACAATGAGTAGCATATCGTACGATGTGTATATCGATTCTGGAATCAACCTTAAACTTCCTTCTGGAACAGATCCAGATACACCAGAAGGCAGTAAAGTTTTAAGTGAATTAGCAACTCAAATATTTATTGACATGCTATTAAAAAAGCAAATTGATTTTACACATGAACCTTTAGATGGAGATAACAATGAGTGATTTAAAGAGCCCAGTAGAATTAAACACCTATGGCCAAGACTGCTTGGAAATACTAAACACTAAGGTCAATAGGTATCTGCATGGACTCGCAGAGCATTGGAAAGGTAAAGCCTACTTTACGCAGCATGGGGAAACCCGACTTGGTTCTATTGCAGGGTATATCCTTGCAATGTACCATGCGGGGAAAACCGACACTGCCGAGAAGTTAGCAGAAAGTTTCTTTACCAAGATGGCACACCTAACTCACAGCAGCACTGCCCAATATGCAGAGCTGCCCGATCCATCTTGGATAGAGCTACAAGTTCTGTTTGGTCCGGAAGACAAAGATCCGGTCACCATTGGTGTACCTAAGCAGAAAATTATCTTGCATGACGATGGCTGTCTGCACAGCTTTAGTTTCTCCGCTTACTTCCCGCTTAGATCAGAAATGTATTGGGATTGCTTTAACAAGCATGCCCAAGCAGGAGTTAGCAACCCGCATCAAAAAGTGGTGGAAGAGCTCAAGATAACGGAGCGAGTGCATCTAAACGAAGGGTACTCTCAGCAACTGACCGAGTATGCGTTTAAAAATGCGTATAGATATAGTCAGTACTATACCTACGGGTATAATGGCGGGCTCATCTATCATGGACCAGGCTCGGGAGAAACCTTTAGCGTGACTCTTGAGACCAACGCACTTTGGAGCATTCATACCTAGGAGGAGTGTTATGAAGAATCAAGGATACGAAGCGTGGACTTCCAGACTCAAATTCTTCAATGGAGAGTTTGGGTTCGGACCACTTAAACGAATCTTAAATGAAGATGGTAGGCTCCATTGTGATAATGGGCCAGCCTACATTAGTCCAACGAGGATAATGTGGTACAAGAATGGTCAACAGCATGGGATGGATGCCGACAAGTTCGGCAGCATCCTGTATTACTATGAAGGGGTGCGTATTCCTCCGCATTTCTTTACCAAGCCGGAAACGGTTTTGTTAGAAGAGGTGTTGCGAAATCCAAACACTGAGGTAAGATATGTAGGCATGAAGGTCATAGGTCTAGAAAAGATTATGGCCCTGCCTACTACTAAAATTATCCACAAGGATGTGGATCAGTTTGGAAGAGAAAGGATTCTGTTTGAGATCCCAAGGGTCTTCACAGAGCCTACCTTGTATGTCAAGGTAGTCAACTCTACTGCAGAGCCCGATGGTACATTTAAGAATTACTTCTTATGCGTACCTCCCACGATGAAAACTTGCCTTGAGGCAGTTGCGTGGACCAATTACATGAAGGCTGACAAGTATCAGCCTTCGCAAGAATCTTAACTTTTACGAAGGAGCATTAGTATGAAGAATTTTCAAAGTCGTCAAGGTGATATCTTTTTCAAGACTGTGGCTAAGCCCAAGGACTTGAAGGAGATGAAGAAGCATGAATCTAGAATTCTTGCATTCGGAGAAGTGACTGGTCACAGTCATGCCATCAAAGCAGGGCCCGAAGTCGAAAGCTATGTAAATGTAAAAGGAGATATCTATCTCTTTTCCAAAGAAGAAACCATCGTAGGACATGATGAGCATTCGGATATCCGTTTGCCCGCCAACAGCTGGGTATGTGTCACCAGACAGCGTGAGTATGACCCCTTATCTGCAGAGCGTGAACGTAAAGTAGCAGACTAATCGGTGTCGTTGTTAATATTATTTAGTTTACCCAAGGGAGCAGAGTGTCTGCTCCCTTTTTCGTTGGAATCAATCTTATCTTAAGGAATTAGTATTATGGCAAAAGTAAAGAACAAAGTGGCTTTGGTTAACATCGATGGCACCCTTGCTGGCAACATGGCTAGTATTGCACAACAGTTTCTGGGTCAACCTGTTGCGGTGCTTTGTGCCCGCTACAACTATCGTGGAATCCTCAGCCATGTGGCTGATGACTGCCTAGTGTTGGCCCAAGCTAGGGCAGTAGAGACATCGGGTGCTTCTTCCCAAGAGCAACCTAACACAGAGGATCCAATCGGTTCTTCTGTTGTGATCTCCTTAGGTGCTATAGAGATCATCTATCAGCCACGCTGGTGCTTCGCTCCCTTGGATGCATAACAAGGGGTGCATATGAGAATAATAAGATCTATTCCGCCGTGGTCCAGAGCACAGCTCTGGACCAATGGTTGGACTTGTAGCACTTTTAGAACAGTCTACTGCGTGTATTCATGTAATAGAACAGTGATACAGCCTTGGTCAGTTAACTGGTCACATAGTGAAGTTATTTCCACTACAGCATGGAGGGAATACCGATGATAAGAAGAAGTATAGATTTTGCGGGGTCTGAGTCTTGGGCCGAGAATTTTAATACATCTATTTGGATGCCATTTGCACCTCAATATGTGGCTGTGGCTTGGTCTCAAAATTATGCTAAATCTTGGTCTGGGATTGGGTCTTGGGCTAGGTCTGGTGCTTGGGTTAAAAATAGAATTGAATCTTGGCATTGGAGGGATAACTTATGATAAGAAAAACAATATATTCTCAAACTTATTCTTGGGCTTTGTCTTACCCTACAGCTTGTCACTGGATGTTTACTTTTAAAAGCTGGTCTAGGTCTTGGATATGGAAAAAGCATTGTCCTAAGTCTAAATCTTGGAGAAATAACTTATGATAAGAAAAATATCATATAGAGGGTCATACTCTTGGAGAGGTGCTATGGATAAGCCTTGGGGCGAAACTGAATCTGCAGCTTGGTCAGATTCTAGGTACAGATTTGGAAATTGGAGTTTAACTAGGGCTTGGGCAAAGTCTTGGTCTTCTTTTTCTTCTTGGGGTTGGGTTTGGTCGGCGACAGCTGTTATGTCTTCACCTACATCCGAGTCATGGGGAGAAGACACATGATAAGAAAAGTATTGGCAAATTCTCAAACTGAAGCTTGGTCCATAGGTCTTTCTTGGTGCCATCATCACTCTTGGGCTGCGCCTTGGAGTTGGAACTGGCATTTAAGTCAAACTTACACTAAGTGCTGGCCTCAAGCTAGACTGCGTTCTAAATTCGTAGTCGATTCCACCCCTAGATCTTGGAAGCACCACATATGATAAAACGAACAATGAGAGAACCTGAAAAACTATCTCGTAACTGGGCTGGGTCTGTGTACTGGTCTGCGTCTTTGTTATCCGGTTCTGGATCTCTAGGCTGGCCCGGACGCTGGCATTACAGCTATGCGTGGAAATCTAGAAACTGGACCCTAGCTATTCTGCGAATAGGATGGAGATAACATGATAAGAAAAACATTAATAACTCCTAGATCAAGAGATTGGTCAGACTTGTTTTTATGGGGAACTTGCTTTACACGGAACTGGCACAGAGCCACCGCTACGCCTTCCGGAAAAGCTTGGTCCTACTTGTGGGTCTTTCCAAAACTCAGATCTAATTCTTGGAGTTCTTTCCGATGATAAGAAGAAAAGCTTTTGGCCAATCTTTCTCTTGGTCTTTAGATACGAACATGTCTTGGTGTTTGGCTAAATATAGACCTTGGCCTACATGGGCTCATCTTTGGACAGAAGAATGGCGTATTGGCGGGTCTTGGGCTGAGGACAATATAGAATCTTCCTCTTGGAAAGGAGATATATGATAAGAAAGCTAGCACGGCCTAGAACTATAGCTTGGGCGGGATTTACGTGCAAGTCTGGGTGTTCTGAGAATTGGAGTTGGGTGTGCGAGGTTTGGCGTAGGTCCGACAATTACTCTGTATGTTGGACTAAGTTTGGGTGTTGTTCTTGGGTATGGAGGAATAACACATGATAAGAAAAATGCGACCTGATTCTGGGGCTATGTCCCTTTCTTGGCATTGCTCTGCGTTTAGGTCTAAGTCTTGGGCTGAGTCTTGGCCCGGGATTAGGTCTTGGTCTTCGTTTATGATTTGGTCCTGGTCTTGGCACTGGGCTAGCTCTAGATCTTGGAAAGGACATATATGATAAGAAAAATATGGTCTGGGTCTGGGTCTGAGTCTGGGTCTTGGTCTGAGTCTGGGGCTGAGTCTGGGTCTTGGCCTAGGTCTGGGTCTTGGTCTTGGCCTTGGTCTGTGCCTTGGTTTTGGTCTGGGTCTTGGTCTAAATCTTGGAAAGGGCGTATATGATAAGAAAAACTTTAGCTATGGGAGGTTGTGCTTGGTCTACATCTCAACCTTCCGCTAGTGTTGACAATACAGACTTCGATATGCGAGAGCGTAGTGTTATTAATTTTTGTTGGACTAGGCTTCGTTGGAAATCTGTTAGCGGTCAAGATGGTGAAATTACTTCTTATTCTTGGAGCACCAGCACATGATAAGAAAAACAAAATGTTTTGCTGCTACGACTTTTTCTCGGGATTGTGCTAGATCTTGGGATTGGACAGAAGAATGGCGTGAGTCTTGGTCTTGGTCTATGTCTAATTATGATTCTGGGTCTTGGACTAATACTTGGGTAAAGGCTAGGTGCTGGGGAAGGAATTCTCAATGATAAGAAAAACAAATGCAGTAATCATCTCTGATGTTTGGAATTGCCAACAGAAATGTTCGTGGTTTAATCAATGGGATCATTACGATTTAAAATCAGGTAACTGGTTTCGTGAGCGCACCCATAGCGATTTTGGTAGTTCCATATGGTACAACCGTTCCCACTCTTGGAGAACAAATCAATGAGAACGATAATATCGTCAACACGGTCTAAAAATTGGACGATAGAAATGAAAAGGTCTACAACATCAACTAACCCTTGGTCGCTTTCTCTGCACAGTTGTGCTGCTTGCTGGTCTTTGTGTCGTCTATTCTCTGAAGCTATTTGGGTTCGATCAAAGAGTTGGAGAACAGACGCATGATAAGAAAGGTAGCCAGAATACATGCTAAGACCGGATCTTGGGACAACAGTTATGTCTGGTCTTCGTGGGGTGGCACACTTGTTAAAGGGCCAGGTGTTCCATTCTTTGGAGGCTGGGGTTCTGGCCCTGCATTTTCTAAAGTCTGGGCGCATCGTCACCTATGGTCTGACTATGGGGTTGCACTCTGGCCGTCACCTAGAAGGAGGAGGTAATGATAAGAAGAACTAACTCATTTCCAGGAGCTCAATCTAAGTCTTTTACAGAAGCTATAGTTTGGAGTTACTCTTATCCAAGAAATCATTCTTGGTCTGCAAGTTGGAGAGTTCTTGTAGCCACAAGTAGATCAGAATCTTGGTCTCTTGACTGGACTACTTATTGGAAAGGAATGTTCCAATGATAAGAAGAATACGATCTGCAAATTGTTCATGGGATACTAAACTCCCTTCTAAAGGTTGGCATAGAAATAGGATTTGGTCGTTGAGTAATCTCAATGCAATGTCAAAATCCAGATTTGTAAACAATGCGTATTCAGGTGTATGGGCTATTAATAGCTCTGCAACTGAAAATTGGTCACAACAATTCTAACAAAGAAATGAGATTCTAATGGAAACTAAATCGTTCAGTCATATACCTTTCTTCACCAAACCCGAACTACTAAAAGCCAACTTGTTGGCAATCAATAGAGGTTACAACCGCACTCTTAGCCCAGAGCTGCTAGCAGAACTGCCAGAAGACTTCATATTCCCAGTAAGCTTCAGCATGATTCATGAACATGCTGCAGGCAACTCAGTAGATCCGCACATGCGTTGCATCATAATCACAGGGCACAACTGTAAAGGAGTATTCTTAGATTGCGATATGAACATCTTTAAACAAATTAAAGAAAGAAAGGACTAAAGATGAGACTAACGATTGCTGTTACGGCCTATGGTAACATTGACCACGGGCAAAACCCAGAGAAACCCATTTGCGGTGCATGGCTTAAAGCCGACACCATTGAAGAAATGAGAGCAAAAGTTCGAAAATGGCAATATGATGAAAATGTGGGGGCGGGCAACTGGGCACCTGCCCCCCTTTGGTTAGGTGACAAGCGTGTAGGATATATGTCCTACAATGGAAAAGTTTGGAAAAATAAATTAAGCAAGTCAAAAGTCATCGAAGTACCTGACTGGAAACTCTAACAAAAGGAGCATAAAATGAAGATTTTTACTACATATCAAAAAGCAGTAGGCAAATGTCCTAAATGCAAAAGATTCCCCAGATGGTTCAATGATGTACCACTAAGAGCATTTTGTTGGGGGCCAACAAAGAAAGAACATGAAGAATGTTCAAGGGTAGTGCCAAGCCCAGAACAACCCTACGGCACTGCAAACAATACTCCATGGATTATAAGAAAAGAATTTACAATAATGGAGGAAATATAGCATGACCTACATAGAAAAGCTAACCAGCGAAGACACAGGAGGCGGTGTCATGGTAGATGTAGTCCATCTAAAGGATGGAAGATGTCTCGGCATTACAAACGAATGTGTAGTGCTATGCCCAGATTTCGAAGGTGTATTTACAGCCACTGCTGATTTTCCAGCAATCAATTTAATAGAAGGAAAAGTACCATGAAGAAGAATGTATCAGCTAAAATCGGAGTTACGGAACCAACAATCCAAAAAACAATGAAGGTGCTGCTCTCTCCCGAGCAGCATGCCACTGTAACCTTTGCTGCAAACAGCAAAGGGATGCGTGTAGGAGCCTACATGCAAAAAGTAGTAATGGAACAAGCCACGAAAGATTTTAAAGAAAAAACTAAAGGAGAATAACTATGACAGAAGAAAAAGAAGAAGAAAAAAGAGTAAAAATCAAATTGCAAGAAAATGTGTTACCAGACCGTTTTATGTCCGTGCTGGAATACAAAAACATGGTAGGCAAAATGGAACGAAAAGTCGTTGCTGTTGCCGACTTAATAATCATGGCTAAATATGCTCTTGTAGATTTTGAGAAAATTCTAAAAGAGTATGAGTTTAGTGGAGAAAAGAAACCTTCAAGCTGGAAACATCCAGCTTGTCAAACAATTGAGCAACTCCGAATAGCAATTCAAAATGCTGCTTGGTGCTTTGTATGAAAGGTGGTTTAAATGAAAGCAGTTCGATTCTTTAATCTAGGGTCTGGCGGTGGTGGTAGTCAAGAGTTCTGGGTCAACCCTGCGTTTGTCAAATCGTTCTGGGAAGAAAAGTCAAAGTACTCCACCGCAATTACTTGCATCGAAGTGTCGGGTCCTACTTATCCTAATGGACTTCTCTGGGTAAAAGAAACACCCAGAGAAGTGGCTAATTTGCTAAACACTCAAATAGGAGAAAAACATGAAGATTGATGATGCAATTAAATCTCTAATAGAAGTGAAGAAAAGAGGTGTTAAGAACATCATCTTTGCTCACTGGGAAGCTGACTTGTTTGACGAAAAAGATGACAAGGATTGGGAAATCATCTGTGAGCACATCGACAGCGAAATGGATTGGGGCAATGCTTATGACAACATTGTAAGAGTTATGGATCTAATGCCCACGACAACTGCAGAAAGTATTTACAGTAGGAACCAACCTGTTATGGCTTCATTCTTCGATGATCCCAGATATGGGAAACAAAAGAAAGAGCCAGAGCTAGTTGACGATATCCTCAAAGCAATGATGCAAGCGGAAGGAGTTGACGAATTCCCAAAGAAGATTGAAGACTCTATTCGTGAGCAAATTATTGATGGGTTAACTTAAATAAAGTACATAATGTAGGTAGCCACAAGCTTAGTTCATTGCTAAACTTGTGGCTAAATGTTTTTTAACTCACAGGTGCTAAATGGAACTACACGGCGGGCCGGTCAAACGTAAACGAAGAAAACCCCCAGATCAACTCTGGGTGCAATTCATGTCTGACGACGAAAAAGAGAAAGACAGAATTGAACAATGTCAAACTATCTCGTTGTCAGATGTTGGACTGCCTGTCCGTGTAGCTAACACGCTAGAAAACTATGGGCTATTGACTGTAGGGGATCTAGCTAAGCTAACTGTGGAAGACTTAGAAAGCATTCAAAATCTTGGAGAAGTTACTATTGCACGCTGCACTAAGCTGTTAGATGAAATGCAGATACCCCATCGCCTTGGAGAATAAGGAAATACACATGAGCGAAATCTTAGTAGTAATTCCCACTATCTTTAAAAACTCTTTTAAAGACAACCTATTAGATCAGCTGTGTGGTGACTCTTTAGTCAAACAAGTAGTAGTAGTAGATAATGGAAACTGTTTTGAGATACCTCCAGAAAAACAACAAGCATGGGCTAAAGTGCAACGTGTAGAAGCTGGCTGCAACTTAAACTGGCTTACCTCTTGTAACCTTGGAGCTGCTATCACAATAGCACAACAAATTCCCTATGTCTGCTTCTTGAACGATGATGTTAAACTTTCAAATCCGTTTTTTAAAGAAATGTTAAAAACTTTTACTAACTGTAAAGATGCAGCAGTTGTAGTACCTAGGTATACTGGGTATTGTCCTACTGCAAAAGAACTTCGTAACGAAGCAGACTGGAAACCAGAGGAAAAAGAAAAAGTAGTAGGTTATGTAGATGGAACTTGCATGTTAATATCTTTGCAAACGCTTCAAACTATAGGGTTACTAGATCCAAGCTTTCAACCACCTGGCTGGGGAGCAGATCAAGATTATTCCTACAGAGTCAAATGCAAAGGCAAATCACTTTATGTTAGTTATCGTGCCATGCTTTGGCATGGAGAAGAAAACAAAGAAAAAGATAACCGAGTTTATGGCGGCACTTCTGCTACAAAATTATATGGAAGTAAAGCTAATTGGCTATCTGCAGGCTGCCGACAAATGAATCATGATATGGATAAAAAGTATGGTAAAGACTGGAAAAGAATTCTTGAAATACAAGAATAAAACTAAAAGAAAGGAAAACATAATGCGGAAAGACTACACAAAAGGTTTTAACAAAGGTAAGCAAAAGATTTGTCAGTATATCAAACAGCTTGGTAGTGTTTGTGACATAGACATACAAAAGGCGACAGGGCTAACTAAAGCAACGGTATTAATATATCGGAGTCAGTTAGTTCAAGCAGGGATAATTGAAAGGCATATGTCTACAATTAGAGCGGGTAAAACCAGACCTGCATGGAGAATGAAAGCAGATATACCTAAGTTGGCAGTAATTACCGCCAAAGTTAAAACCCAACCTAAATCAGAAATTCAAACAAGTATAAAGCTACTTCATCAAATTCTTAATTTAATTGAAAAAGAAATTTTAAAACTGTAGACATTGATACATATCGTCCTACAATATGTATCAATAACCACAACACAAGTTCACAACTTTGTGAACTTGTGGTATTCTACACTAAAGTGTAGAGAAGAACACCCGTAGGAAAGTGTTCTTCTCTAATTAACAAAATTGAAAGCAAACTAAGGCCAGTGCTAAGAAGAAGGCGACTCTTTTTCGATGTGTGTTGCCCCTTGAGATCCGGCACTGGCTTTAGCTTTAAACCTAACGAGGAGAACCAATGGAAAACAAAGAACTAGAAGACGGAGACTATGTCCTAACCAATCAGGCAGGTTGGTTTACTGTAAAAGGATTTTCAATAAGAATCCACGCAACCGACGAAGGAGTAGCGGTGGATGTGTATGTGAATGGAAAGGAAACAGACGGCCCCATCTCGAGCGCGTATGGGTTAGACGTGGAGGCGGATGTGCGTGAGTTGGCTTAGCTATTGTTCTACTCTCTTAGAGTAGAATACCACAAGTTCACAACTTTGTGAACTTGTGTTGTAACTTACTAAAGGAAAACATATGGAACTACGCTACAAGATTATTCGGTTTTACTCTAAAGGAGGGGCTAGAACGCTGCATCGAGGGTTAACTCTTGAGCAAGCCCAAAAGCATTGCTCTGACCCAGAGACAAGTTCTAAGACGGCTGTGCTGCCGCTTGCAAAAGCTAGAACAGCAAAGGTTGGAGATTGGTTTGAAGGTTATGAAGTGGACGCTTGAACAGGAGATTGATATGACTGAGTGGAAAACTGAAGAAGAAGTAGTTAATGGGGTTAAACATGTTACTCACCGCTTTAAATATTCTAAAACTGTTTACCCCACTATTTTCGAGCGTGGCAACATTGCTGGGGTTACTTTGATGATTAATGGGTATCAGTTTAAATGTAAATCAGTAGAAGATGCCAAGATTGAAGCTGAAGACCGATTGCGGACAAACAGAGGCATCTATTTGCAGTCTTCTAACTAACAGGAGGGGTAAGGGTATGCTTAAGACTAAGAAGCGAGAAAAGCTGTTTAAAGCGGTAGACAAGTTTGTGTCAAAATACATTGATACAAAAACCTATACGGCTGAACAGTGGGAAGAGAAAGAAAAGGATATGGCGTTTGGAGAAGTGGTGTTTGTTGCAGAAGGGCTATTGTACCATTTGTTAAATGGGGGCAATGGGGAAAAAGAGTGGGCTAAGTTGGATAAGATAGCTGCGGATCATGGGTGCCACATTGAGCAAGGCTTTCATTGGTCCTGGCATTTCTGTGATAGTCAAAATTTAGAAAGAGAAAGAAACAGTAAACATGAATAATTACATTGCCTTATTGCAAGATGATAAGGCTGTAAACAATAGGCTAGGGTATCACGCAAAGATTACAGACATACTTCGTAACTGGGATAAGGATTTAAAGCAGTTTTGTAAACACTTAACTGACAATAAATTTCCTATTGGTTATACGCTTTTTGTTCCTGACTTTTTTGCTATAACCTTTGGAACTTCGCAAGTGCTTTGCCCAAAAGAAATAGCTTTCTTATGGCGAAGCATTGCTGAAGTTAGCAAAGTGTTAAAGTTTCAGAAGGAACAGAATCAAATAACAGCAGTACAAGTTTACAAACCTTATTTAGGCACACAGTTTATTTGGTAACAGAAAGACTTATCATGGACGATCCGAACATTGTTGAAGCAGTTAATTCTATTAAAGGCGTGGTTAAACATCAGTTGCAAGATAAAGGGGAAAACACTGCGTTATCACTTTTACGCTATTGTGTTTTAAACGCATTACCAAATACGCACAGCTCGGATATGGCTCGCACGCAAATACTGCAGAAGAATCTGCGTAATCAGTACTATCGATTAATGCACCAATATCCAGAAAACAAGTACGCTTACACCTATGCTTTAAACTGTTGTCCTGTTGGTTTTTTGATAGAGCCTATCACTCGCTTTTGTAACAATCCAAAAGCTTGTCCTTGGTGTTTTGTGCGTAGGCGGCTGTATCCTATTTACTTGGCTTTAAATCGTATCCCTAGAGCAATAAGGCAACCTTGTAAAGTCATAGCTTGGCAGCGTACCAAAATCTGGAATTTACAAGAATTACCTTTCTTTCGTTCTGACTATGGCCCGCATCAGTGGTGCTCTGCTTTGGCTACTGTTCAACTGTGCGTTCCATTTGTAGACAAAGGTAACCTACAAGTACGGCATGCAGGTATTCAAATTGTACCGGCAGATTGTGACATTCGTAAGCAACTGACTAGGCTTGCCGTACAGCCTAGTTTAACTTTTACAACTTTTAAAGGAGGTACTAACACTAACATCGTTAAAGCAATGGCGACAGTTTTGCGTGTTCCTTGGGCAACTTTGTTTGCTTCTGAAAATCTGCAAAGTTTTGTTTCGTTATTGACTAGATCTGACGCTCATTTATTACGCATTACTAAATACAAACAAAGAGGAGACATCGATGGAAATTAATTCACCCCCATATCCCAAGAACAGCGGCAGCCCACGAGACTTATTCTTCAATCTAACAGAATTATATCAGTGGGCTGCAGAGCAGTTTGACTGGGCTAATGAAGAAGCTATTCGTTTAAATGCTCCCGAAACTCCTTTTATTAGGAAGATGGGGCAAGAGCCCTTGCCAACGGATGCATCTATAAACCAGTTTACACGGCTGGCTGTACCCGATATGTTTATGTCGTGGCAAGCTCTAAGACGCATCCGTGAAAAGTACGATGCTATCGTGCGGAACTATGAAGAGGAAGATGAATGGAATTCAGATGCGTGTGTGTTTCACCGCATCACAACAGTAAAGGCAGCTGCACTGCTGCTGTCCGTAGCATTTCTTGACTTTGAGAGGCGGGAAGCCAAAGGTATGGAATTGGCTAAAAAGACAAGGAAAGAGTTTTTTAAATGGCTTAAAGGTGCTCTTGGAGAGTTAAGCCACATTCAAGGAGGAAATGATAATGACGAAATCGACTTCGATAGCTTCCAAGGGGAAGAAGACTAGGACTAGCGTTTGTCGTATGCATGTGTCTCGGGCAGACATGCGTAGCAACATTAGAAGCGGTAAAGATGATCCGGTGATTGCGGTGCATAGACGAGGTCGCAGTTTGCGTGGCAATTTAGTGATCATATACGATAAGCTAGGTAACGAGGTTGCACGCATTGTGCAGAGTATGGACAAGCCTTTGAAGAATGGAGCTAGAATTTGGATTGAGACGCATGAGACTGTAGCTTTGTTTTACACTGATGGCGATGCAGTAGTATCTGAGTTATTGGACCGCTGACTAATGTGATTCATTTTGCAGTCACTAAATTCAGGTTGTCCGGCCAACATGGTAATCTTGTTTTTAATGGCAACTCGAATGCAATTTAAATTCCGGATTTTAATAGCTCGTTTACCTATTTCAGCTAGCCCTAGTATGTCGTCTAGCCCTTTGCGTATGTCGTGTTCTGCGTCCCACATTTGTCCGTTGATATCAAGCAACGCAGCAATCAAATCGCAGATTTTGGAATCGTTATGATCAATCCCAGTTTCATAGTATGCAATTTGTTTTCGTAATAAAGTTTTGTTTAGTTCTTCAGCTGGCAATCGTTGCAGTTTTAACTTTGCAATGGTAAGACGATCACATAGCTCGCAAATGGGCATGGCAACTATCTGTACATTATTTTTTAACATAAGGAGTATCTCATGAATATCTTAGTAACAAGTGACCTTCACCTCAGCAATCGAGTCTGGACTCATCGCCCTATCGAGGGAGATAGTTATTATGCGTGGGACCAGATTGTAACGCTAGCCCTCGACAATGGAGTCGAGGCAGTCATACTTGCAGGAGACATCCTTGACAAACAGGTCAATGTCTCAGAACCCATTCACAAGCTTTTGGAGGGTGTCCGTAAACTAACGGAAACGGGTATTAAGGTTTATTATAACCAAGGGCAGCATGAGTATCAAGAAAGCCCATGGCTACAAGCAGCTACTAAGGCTGTTTGGCTTCACGAACAAAGCACATCTTTTGACGGCTGGCAAATTGCTGGATGCGATTACCAGAACAATGAAGAGAATTTAAAACAATTTCTCAAAAGTGATTTAGCAAAAGAGTCTTCTATACTTGTTTGCCATCAAGTGTGGCGAGACTTTATGGGAGACATGGCTAAACCACAAGGGTGTTTCAATGACATCCCTCCAAATGTAAAGTATCTAATCACTGGTGATTACCATATGAATTTGATTCATCACCATGGTGATCTTACTGTGCTCAGTCCTGGCAGCACGCACATGCGTAGTATCTCAGAGCCCGTGGATAAGAAAGTATTTTTAATTAAGAATTACGATAAAAAATACAATACAACAGAGAAGCTTATAATAGAAACTCTGCCTTTGTATAGCCGTAGGTGCATTCGTTTGAATGCAACTACAGCAAAAGGTTCTTGGGAAGTATTAAGATTAATGGCAGAAAAAGAATTAGCTACAGCTGCAGCTTATGCGGAAGACAACGCAATACCCGCAGAAATCGCAATGCCTTTGCTGCACCTATTACATACCTCTAGTGACATCGAGTTGGTAGGTAGATTTAAACAACACTTTGAATCCAAAGCTCATTTGTTTTTCAAACAAAAAGAAAACAAACAATTTGAAGTAGAAGAACAAGGTGTTCAAGTTGTCGCTGGGGATCGCATAGGCATGATGCAATGCGTAGACGCTTGTATAAGCAAATCAGAAAAGCCTTTAGTTCATGATTTAGTGTTAACGCTTTTACAAAGCCCTGACCCTGAACAAGCATTACAACAGTGGGTTAAATCCCATGCTTAGGAGTTACCATGTATATCGAACAAGTAGAGCTTAAGAACATAGGCCCGCACCAAAGCTTAAATGTTAAGTTTGGGCGTGGTCTTGTTGGTATTGTAGGAGCCAATGGGGCGGGTAAATCAACATTAGTCAACGCAATTTATGCAGCGTTGACTAATGACTTCACTCGCCTTGGCGGTACTAAAGCCGAGATCATTACAAATGGTAGCAGCGATCCAAGTTACATTCGTGTAATAGGGAAACACCAAGGTCAATCGTTTACCTTGACAAGATGGCTGCGACCCAACAAGAACGAGTTTAAGATAGGCATATCTGTATTTGACAAAACTACAGATGTGAACGAAGCAATTATTAACTACCTCGACATCAGTAAAGCAGTGATTGACAAGTATGTGTTTGTTAATCAGTGGGAAATGTTTAGTTTTTTGGATCAGACAGCTAGCGAGAGAGCTAAAACCTTTCAGTATCTGTGCGGGACGGAAGCAGCCTCAGCCATTCACAAAGTGTGTATGGACTATGTGGCAAGGCAGCAGGGTATTGAGGTAGTGGACAATAGCGTGGAGCTAGAAGACGCTATTACCGAAACTCGCACAGCGATGACGGAGCACAGTAAGGTAGGTAAAGCTGCCAAGCTACACATCTTAACAGATGAAGAGCTGGAAGTACGGCAGTTATTGCTTTCGCAGTATGAGTTAGGTAAAGAAGCTCAGACTCAGTTGAAAGAAGTAAAACATAAAATTGAAAGGCTAGAACTATCTTTAGAAGAGCTGCAGCAAAGCCAATCTAAGCATAAGCTGGCTAGGCGAGAAGCTTGGCAAGCTAAGTTTAAAAACAAGTTAGCAGTAGCTCAAGAAGTGTTAGACCTAGTAGAAGTGCATAAGACAGCTCGACTTAACCTTTTTTCTAAAAAAGACATCTACGATGAACATGTAGCAGTGGCTGAGCTTAAGAAACGAAGTAAGCCTAAATCTAATAAAGATTATGTGGATTTAAAACTTCAAAAACAACTGACCAAAGAAAAGCATGAGCTTGAGTTTCAAATAAAACAAGTAGCTACATTGTTGACACATTCGGACAATCGTCTTTGTACGCAATGCCAGCAAGAAGTTACAAAAGAATATGTCGAGCAGGTAAAGGTAGAGTATCTAAGAAATGTAACCAGACTTGCAGAAGTTGTGCGTATTTTAACTTATTCCGAAAGCTATGATAGGAAGTTAGAGCAGTATCAAGAGGGATATAAAATTTGCCAACAACTTTGTATGGATGCGGCAGCAGAATTAGAAGAAGTAGAAAAAGAGGTTGAGTTACTTTCCAAGAAACTAATAGGAGTAAACGATGAGCATATAGATACAGCCAAGGCTTTGATCGCTCGAAATCTTGATATAGAGCAACAAAAGTTTTATTTAGAGAAAGATGTTAAACAAGAACAGCATCACATAGCAGGGTTTCAAGGCGAGCTTAAAAATGTGTTAGAGCAAAAAAGTAAACTAAGTAAACAAATTAAACAAATGCCTGCTGTGGACAAAGTCTCGACTGCAAAGATACGGTTAGCTCAACATCAAGAAGCTCTTGCTGTTTGGCAGAAATCTGTAGGAGCTTTTCAAGAAGCTAAGAGGTCTTGGCTTCGTACTAAGCAAAGCTTAGAACAGCTTACTGCTAAGATGGCAGATCGTGAAAAGGTGCGTAAGCTATTAGACACAGTCAGTTCCGCTGGAGATGTATTCCATTGGAATAACTTACCTAAGCTAGTGTCGCAGTCAAATCTCCAATTGCTGGTTGGAGACATCAACGCAAACCTACAGTTCTTTAATGATCCGTTCTATGTGGAAGCGGATGCTGACTTAACTTTCAATGTGTTTTTTGCCGGACAAGAGCCAGTTAAAGCAAAACAATTGAGTGGCGGGCAGAAAGTTCTACTTTCCATCGCTTTTCGTGCAGCTTTAGATAGGGTTTTTGGGCATAATATAGGTATGATGTTTCTTGATGAACCGACCTCCGGCCTAGATGCCGACAATGTAAGCTTCTTTCAAGAGGCATTACAACAGCTGGCAAAGAAGGTAGGAGAAGACCATCAATTGATTGTAATTACTCATGTTCAAGAACTAGGGAAGGTTTTTGATCAGCTTGTTGAAATTAAAAAAGGTGAAGTTTGTTGAGATCACTTATGACCTGTATTCACATAGACCATGATGGCACTACTTGGGTGATAACTCCAGAAGGTATACCTACACAGGTAATTGGAAAGTATCGCCCAAGTAAACTGCTGTCAACCGTTTACCGAGTTATCGGAATACCACAGAATTATAAGCTTATTATTTCTTTGTATCTAGCTTTGATCAGCAAGGAGATAAAGGGTAAGTTGTTGGTGGGTGCTCCTTCAATCTGTCACCGATATCATAATTCAAGTTTGCAACTGTTAAACTGTATTTCAGTGCTTAACGCACATGATAATTTGCCCCATACTTGGCATACTGTAGACAGTGCAAGCTATCGTAATTTTTTATTATTACAAGTGAAGCAAGAACAGATCTATGATTCTTCTCCGAAGCTACAAGATAGAGTACAGCACTGGTATTCACAGCATGTTACTTATCCGTTCTGGCAGTTTTTAAAAATAGAACAGCATAGTGACTTGCTGATAGATATACTTGCAGCAATAGCGGATCCACGCTGGTACTTCAATGTGAACCATCCTAATAGATTGACAAAGTTAGACAGTTATTTTGGGTTAATGCCTTTTGCTGATTTTTCTAAGTTTTGGAATTTACGCATAAGGAAAAAGACAGCAGAACTTGATGCTAAACAAGATAGGGCTCGTTTGCTAGTAGAAGCTGTAAAAGCTTTACCAGCGGATAGTCCTCTTTTGTTAGACTATTCTTGTGACATCACCGACAAGAAAGATGTGCATAAAACTTGTAAGCGGTTGTTACATTTTATAGTGCGTAACTGGCTGGCTGGAACTATGGAACATGCTGACTTTGATCCTCGAGTATTTTTCAGCAACAAGCTGGTTAAAGACAGTTTTTTAAAGCAATTTGGAGAATAGCTGTGCGTGAATTATCTGTAAGAATTCGTTTCACCACTCCTAGTTTGGGTAATGAAAAAGAAAAAAAGACAGGTCGTTTTCGGTTCCAACGAAGTCCTGGTCGGGATGGTAAGATTTTATTTTTAGCTACATGGCATCATAGCAATATGAAGTTAGCTGCAGAAATGTTAGGCAAACACCAAGAAGCAGTTAAACGCATTTGCTGGGATATAGGATTAGACGCAGAGATCAAAGACAAATGTTTAACTCGTTGCTTCTATCAGAAATCTGCAAATGGTAGGGAACGCTGGTCGTTACATGAATCAATTATGGCAAATCAAACTGTCGTGATTAATTGTGTTGTGCCTATAGAAATTGATGAGCAAGATTTTTGGACATTGATGCAAATTGCAGGTAAGTATAAAGGGTTGTCTCCGTGGCAGCCCGGTAAGTATGGGCACTACGAAGTTGTAAGCATACAACCACGAAGACAACCTCAAAATAATACTTTGGATTAATAAAAAACCATCGGCTGGGTGCGGTGTCCAGCCGATGGTGAGTGTAGCGGGTGCGATGTATCGCCAACCCACAGCTGCATTCTAATCAATTAATTCAAAAATGCAATAAGGAGTTAATATAAATGGACAAACAAATTGTCACATTATATAAGAATGGAAACACGCTTTATATAGACCCAACATCAGACAGTATGCTTGAGCTGCTCAAGCCAGTTTTAAGTTTCACCGAACGAAAATGTTACTTTGGATACGAAGCACAGGAACGCAAACAACAAGGTCTTTCCGTGATGGAAGTGCAAGAGCATACGCTCTTGGATATAGATCATAAACAACGCATTGTGACTTTCTATGGTTTCTGGCAGTTGTTACGAAAGACGCTTAGCCAAGCTGGATACGATGTGCAATTTAAAGATCTAGCTCCCATGGATCCTAAGAAGCTAGAACCACAATGGCAGAACATTAATAAGTATAAGCTTCGCCCCAATCAAAAGGAATTTCTAGATAAAGTTTTAGCAAACCGCTGTGGTCGCTTTGATTGTCCGCCTGGCTTTGGTAAATCTTTCATGATTGGTTTAGTAGCCTCTTTGCTGCCAAGGACAAAGATTGATGTAGTTACTAAGCGGGTATCTGTACTACGAGATCGTATCTACCCAGAGCTATGCCAGATGGTAGGAGATGTTGGCATTGTAGGCGGGACTAAGAATGTGCGTAATAAGCGAGTGATGTGTTATACAGTTGGTTCTCTGCATCATAGCCCAGCTACTGCAGACATCCTTATCGGGGATGAGTGTCATGAGCTTTCTGCGGACAAAGCCTCTGGCGAATTAGCAAGATGGCAGAACAGTCGTAACTTCGGGTTGTCTGCATCGCATGACCTTCGTTGGGATGGTAAAGACTTTAGAAACTTAGGTATGTTCGGCCCTGTGATCTTTAAAGTAAATTACGCACAAGCACAATCTGCCAGCATGGTAGTTCCTATCAAAGTACAGTGGACATCTGTGGTGATGGATCAAGATCCATGTATGGACGCAGAAGATGTAAGAAAGAAAAGGCAGGGTATCTGGTGTAACGATTATCGTAACCGGCGGATAGCAGAAGATGCTAAACGCTATGACGATGATACACAGGTACTGATTACAGTAGAGACGATAGAGCATGCCTTTAACTTAAAGAAACAGTTACCTAATTTTACTCTTGTGTACATGGAGAATGGGCTAAGTCAGCTGGATAGAGCACACTACGCTCGTGGAGGTTTCTGCAAAGCAGATGAGCCTTTAATGGACTTAAATCGAAGGCAGAAGCTAACACAAGACTTTGAAAAAGGCATATTGAAAAAAGTGATATGTACTACTGTGTGGAATGTCGGTGTATCCTTTAATAGTTTAGCTGTTTTAATTAGGGCAGATGGTGGTGGCAGCCCCATCAACGATATTCAAATTCCCGGTCGTGTATCTAGGATTTCAGCGGACAAACCTTATGGGCAAGTCCATGATTACCTAGATCAGTTTAACTATACATTTAAAACACGAGCAAAGAATCGTTGTGCTTCTTACGCACTTAATAAATGGGAACAGTCTTTTCCATCCCCAGGATTACAAAAGGAGTACAATGGAAAACGGTAAATACAAATTTAGTCGTCCTCCTATGCCTGGTTTAAATTCTCGAGCTTCATCGGGTAACGAGGCCACAGGGTTAACGACAGAAGTACAGTTGTTTAAAGATACTTACATACAAGAGAGACAAGTCTTAGACCGGTTTCGTAAGGGTGAGTTTTCGGTTGCTTATCAGCCGGCTTCAAGTTTAGATGGCGAATCTAAGTTTAACACACCAGAGGAAAGAAAAACCACAAATCAATGGCAAGCCATGTACAAAAAGCTTGAGCAGATGAAACAGTTAAATCCTATTCATTATGTTCGTGTTCTTTTTTACATATTGCGGGGTAGTGCATTGACTGTGCCTTCCTTAGGACAATTGGCAGCACCTAACACAGTTGAACTAGTTCTTGATTTTTTAAAAAAAGCAGAAGATGATGTACGCCGTCAGTTTATTGCGGAAAGCCAAAGAACCAAAACTGCAATTGTTATACTTCAAAAAGGAAATGGCTATTCACTTAGCTTGTCTATATATTACGCATTAATTGATTCACGATTAGAATTGTCTCCTTTATTTAAATATTGCGTTGCAACTTCTACTTGTAAAGGTCTGTTAAACACAGACCCGCACATGGAAAAGTTAAATAAAGTAGCAAAGCAGTTTGAATTTTTGGCGGCAATGGATTACACTCTTTTTCCCCAACTGTATACAGCGGTGTTGGGGGAGTTAGTTCCAGCGAGTTTTTGTGTAGCGGCGGCTGAGATAGTTTCAGCTGCAAGGTGTTAACGATGTAATTCTGTGCGAGAAAGGATGCACATGCCAAGCAACCGACAACAAGGTCGGCTGTCAGCTGCTCACTTGCGATTATTTGTTACAATTCTAATGCAGAATGAAACAGTATTTTCGCACTTTAAGAGTAAAATGACTGTCGCCCACTTCCCCGAAGAAAGCTATCAATTGCTTTATCGGGTATTGTTAGATTTTAATAAAGAAAACAATTGTTTACCCAGTTTTACCGAAATATGGGCAGACTTAGAATCTATGTTTGAGCAAGATTCTGAAATCATTTCGGATGGTGGTCGTATCGACCTTGAAGATTTTCTATCTGAAGCTACAGATCCAGATTTTTTAAATAGCGAACAAGCTCACAGCAAAAAATTAGAAAAGTTTGCGCTTAGGATAGGCAGACGCATTCTAATGTTTGCACAGACTGATAAATTGCAGTTAGCTTTGGACAAAGGTATAGAGGAAAAAGATTTACCTTTTGTTTTGCAGAAAGTCCAGATTGAACTGGAAATGCTCAAAACAATGGGAATTAAAGATAAAGCTGCTCTAACCTTTGACATTGATTGGGATAAACGTGACGCTAGGATAATTCGTACCACAGGTCTTGGATTTATCGACAAGTACTTAGGCGGCGGTAGTGCAGAAGGTGAAATCTATAGCATCATGGCACCTTATGGTACTTGTAAAACTACCTTAGCAGTAATGCTTTGGTGCGAAGCTGCAAAACAATGCTATGAAGAAAAGCTAGAAAACAGCGAAAGTAAACATGGTATTTCTGTGCTTATTACTTACGAAGCCCCTAAAGCTCCTGAGATCTTGCATCGTGCTTTAATGTACGCAGCAAGAGTGAACCGAGCGAGCTTAGATAAGATGGGTATGGAAGGATTAAATTCTTTATTGGATGATCCAGAAAACCCATTAGATTATGAACGAAAGCTATTTGCACGGGAAATTGAAGATGGGGTATTTGAACCAGAGCGATCTCGTGTAGAGAAAGCTATAGTTTGGTTAAACAGCCATACACTATGTTTGGATTTTTCTGGTAGTGATAAAGATTATCCTACTGCGGGTAGCAATGGCATTGATGAGATTCTGCATCGTATTAAGTTAGAGTTGCGTACCCGTGGTCCTAATTACTATGTCAAGAATGTAATTGTTGACTATCTTGGATTAATGGTGGATAGAGATACCAATTTAAAAGAGCAAGAAAAAGGACGGCAAGAAGATCACAAGACATATCAAACTGCAGTAGCTCGGCTTGTTCGTGAAATTTGTAAACCATTAAATTGTCATTGTTTTGTAATGCATCAGCTTAGCGGTCATGCTAACTCTATGCTAAGCCCTACAAAGACTTTGCATCATACTGATGCTAAAGGTAGTAAAAGCTTTGGTGAGAATTTAGATTTTTCTTTAGTAATAGGTAATCTAAATTCGGATTCAATGGGACAAATTGCTTGTACTAAGCATCGCCGTTTTCGCAAAGTGCCCCCAAGCATTATTCGTGTAGATGGTGAGTACAACTCAGTAGTAGCTCTTAACAATTACCATATAGATAGCCGTGGGCAAATTGTAGAAAAATCTACAATGGCAGCAGTGGGAGTATCTGCCACTAACCCAGCTTACGACAATCTTCCAGATCAAGAAGATCATCCACCTTCCGATAATGAAGAAGTAAATATGGACGAAAATGATTAAACGAGGAGCCAATGACTAATGACGAAAAGAATGCATTAAATCGAACTTTATTTCGTAGGTGTAAAGCCGTTTTTGGTAATGTGCGTATCTCTCAAGTTGGAGAAAAGCAAATACGAAAAACAAGCATTGATTTAATAACAGGTAAACAAAAGGAAGTGATTATACATGCTGGCGAATACTACGCAGTATGCTGTCCTTTCTGCAACGACACACGATTTCGTTGCTATATCAACCACTGCTATGGATCTGACAATCAATGGGGAAAACCTCAACTCCATCTTGCTACTTGTTTTAATGGAGGTTGTCCGCTATCGCTTAAAACTGCTCATATTTATGAGGAGTTAGAGCAAATGTTAGTGGGGCATCATTTGGTAGATCTGCGTAAGGTACAATTACGAGAAGGGCGAACAGTTGATGTTTCAAAGATAAGATCAAGCTGGCCCGGTGAAGTTACTCGGGTTGATAAGCTGCCGAGCACACACGAAGCCAATGTGTACTTAGTAGGACGAGGGTTTGATCCGGATAAGATTGGTCGGTTCTACAATGTGCACTGGTGTCATGCTAGTGATCGATACATTTGTAGAAACCGTTTAATCATTCCTATCTACCACGACAAGCAGATGGTGGGGTGGCAAGCTAGAGCTGCTTTCGAGACTGATTGGAAGAAATCTAGCTTGCCTAAGTATTACACAGCACCTGGAACTCCTAGGCGTAATATCCTCTACAACCTTGGGAATGCTTCCCAATATGAGGTGGGTATCATTGTTGAAGGAGTAACAGATGTATGGCGGGTAGGGCCTCAAGCTGTGTGTACGCTTGGAGCGACTTTAACTAATGAGCAACAAACTCTGTTTAGGCAGCATTTCAAAGATTACTCTGGAGTGTTGCTGTTTGACCCAGATGTCAAAGACAAGCTTGAATCAAAGGTCAACGTGATAGAGGCTGATTTAAATGCTCGTTTAAAATCCGGATTTTGCAGCGTGCAACTTCCAGAGGGAACCGATCCTGGTTCCTTGGACCGCACAATGCTTCGTGAATACATTACGAAGCAAGCTAGTGACAAAGGTGTAATTATTTCTTGGAAGAAGAGGTAGACATGGCACGAAAGATAAAGATGGCGGGAGGAGGTGGGATTGCTCCAGCAATTAAAACTTCCTCTGCAGCAATTGAAATGGTTTATAAAAAACGATTACATGAAGTACAGAATGGCGGAGGCATCTTTCCTTTAGCAGCTCCCGGCTTGCCTATCTTGCCTGCTAACTCTGCGTTTCTTAGACATGTGTTAGGCTTAGGAGATATCGAGTCTAAGTTAGTTGAGGAAACGATAACCAATGCCGATGGAGAAAAAACTAAAGCAAAGCGATTAGAGTACAGTAATGAACTGATGAATTTAATCCTGTGTTCTTTACGAGTTTCTCCTTTTACTTTAGATGTAGAAGTAGGCCCGCACCAGTTTAAAGAAGCAGAGTTTGTTCTCGGTCACTTGTTAGGCTCGGTCACGCCTAGCGGTCCAGTTCCTGCAGATGTGATGATCATTGGACGCAATCCTTGGGCGGAAGAAGTTAATCTAGGTAGATGCATGGCAGGAGCAGATGGAACTCTATTGATTAATACCTTTCGTAATTTAAAGGCATCTAATTTAAGTAAATTTTATGTAACAAATTTAGTTAAGTTTAAACCGCCAGATTACAAAACCACATTAAAAGCGGTTTGGATCAAAGACTGCATGCATCTGCTTTACCAAGAGATAAAGATTGTGCAACCTAAGTACATTCTTTGCTTGGGTGCGGATGTTAGTAAAGCTTTGCTTGGCGGTACTGCTGGCGTAGGTGAGATGGAAGGTAGAGTAGAAAAACTACGCTACAATGTTGCGTTTACATCTAGAGATCAAGAGCAGCATTGGAAAGAAGCACAGGTTATGACAGTGGTACATCCTAGGCAAGTACTTCGAGATCAATCTGCGGGCAGACAACTAGAAAACGGAATATCTCGTTTCATTGCTTTAACCAAGGGAGTAACGATTGGAGCTTCAGAAGTAATAGATCATAAGGTGGTGGATAACCATTGGGATCTGCTGCAGCAACTTATTAGCATTGAGAAAGACGAGAACAAGAGAGACAGCATTATTGCAGTAGATGCAGAATGGCATGGAAAACATCCTATCAACAAGAATGCTTACATGCGAACTATGCAAATCTCGTGGTATGAGAAGAAAGCACTTGGTATCAAGTTTCATGAGGCTGGGGGTGAGATGACTCCCGGTTTTGCTACTAGTAGAGCAAGACAGTTACCCGACAAAACTCTAAAGCTTTTAAACATGTTCTTTCTTGGCGGTGTCTTTAAATACAAAGATGCTGAAGAGGTCAAAGAAATTAAGTTTAGGCGTAAACGAGTTATCGGGCATTTCTTCAATGCAGATTTAGAATGGTTGTTAGATTACGGAATCAACATCCAAGCTTGTTTCTCATGCCAGTTGTTTGATTATGAAATGAAGCCAGAAAATGCGGATAAGAGATTGTTTAAACTTTACAAGAAAGAAGGGTTTACTGAAGAAGCAATCGTACCCGCATGGTATCGCACTAATTTTGAAGGTGGGGCAGACACAGGGTTGATGGCACATGCTATTGAAGAAACCGCTAGTTATAAGTTAGAAACTTTGGCGATGCGGTATACTTCGGCTCCAAGGTATGACCGAGAACTGCAACATTGGAAGACAGCTTACTGCAAATCTCAAGGTATCACTAATGCAGATCTAGAAGGTTATGGAGAGTGCCCTGACGATATTTTGCTGCCTTATGGTATGTACGATGCTGATGTTACTTTGCGGTTGTTCTACAAGTTGTCAGTGTTACTTGATGAAGATTACGAAGGTAATAACTGTCGAGAAGCATTTTGGGAATCTCAGATTGCAACCCCTGCGGTGTTAGAGATACACCGGACTGGAATTACTGTAGACAAGGATCGTATTGATTTTCTAACTAAACGATTCATGCATGCAAAGAATACACTTGAAGTAAAGCTACGCACAGAAATCAAATGGCCCGAGTTTAATATTAGGTCTACGCAACATGTGCGAGAATTTCTTTATGGTCATGCTCTTAATGGTAAGAAAGACAGTAAAACTGGAGATGTAATAAGGTTAAGGCCAGCGGGTGCAGTTAGCTTAAACTTAGAGCCATTGTTTGACACAGGTAAACCGCCTAAGCCTTGGTCTGAAGTTAAAAAGTTAGGTAGGTCGGCGGAGCACGCTCCATCTACTAACAAAATGATTTTATCATTGTTGGCTCAAGCAACTTCTAATGAAGGTAAAGCAAAGTTAATAAATCAACTGCGTGATTACCGATTCTTAGATCAAGTCTTGAAAACAGTTTTGCATCCTCCTACTTGTGACGAGGCTACCGAAGAATCAATGTACGATGACGATGGTAACTTAGAGTACAACGATGGACTTGCTTCTTTGTGCTGCGATGATGGCAAAGTGCGTACTCATGTCTATCAAACCAAGGAGACTGGAAGGTGGTCTAGTGCTCGCCCTAACTTACAAAACATTAGTAAGCAGCGAGACCCAGACTACAAACGGCTACTTGGGGAGGAAGATTACAAATACACTTTGCGTAGTGTGCTAAAAGCTTCGCCTGGCCATGTGATGGTAGAGGCAGATTATGTTGGTGCAGAGTTATTCGGAATGGCAGTTATGTCTGGTGACGAAAATATGATTAAACATGCGTTGCGAAATCAACTGCCTGAGAATCATCCAGATTATTATGACATACACAGCCAAGTGGCTTGCTTTGCATTTAAGTTAGATTGCCCACCTACTAAAAGTGGTTTAGCTGCTATAGGTAAAAAGCACATTAGGATCGTAGCCAAGTCTGTAATTTTCGGCATTGCATATGGTCGAGGCCCTAAAGCAATTGCGATAGCAGCAAAAGAGCAAGGTATTGAAATTGAAGTAGATGAAGCACAGGCGGTCATCGATGCAATTTTCCAAATGTATCCAAGGTTAAATCCATTCTTTAAAGAATGCAAAGATCGAGCAACTGGAAGTTACATAGATCCAAAGACCGGCGAGACAGTAGCTGGGCGTTACTTGTGTAATTGCTATGGTAGGTTTCGTAGGTTTCCCGAAGCTCACTCTGACAGAGGTCTAGAAGGTGAGTTTGAAAGGCAAGCTATGAACTACCCAATTCAATCTATGATTGCTTCAGCGGTTAGCCGTGCTTTGGCTTATATCCACGATTACAAGGAAAAGCAGTTAAAGCAGGGTAAAGACTTGTTTAAAGTATTGCTCCAAATCCACGATGCAGTGCTGCTTGAGGTTCCTTACGAACATGTAAAACATGTTTGCGAATATGTTTTGCCTACTTTCATGCGAGACGCAGTTCCAATCTATCCTTCTAGCTTAGATGGGTTACCAACTGGAACCGGCCCATATTACTTAGGGATTGAAATGGAAGTGGTAAAGCATTGGGGTGAACTTTTAACAGCAGCAGAAGCTCGAGAACTTGGATTGCCGGTTGGAGTCGGTGGAGTTGAAAGCTGTGTTGTCAATTACAGTAAACCTGATTAAATAAAGGAGTACTGTAATGTTTGTAGTAATTGAAGGTATTGATGGATCGGGCAAAGGATCTGTAACCAAGGTATTGCAGTCAAGCCTGCAGGAAGCAGGTTTGACTGTTGCAACGATTAGTTTTCCTAGGTACACAGATACTCTTTATGGAAAGTTAGTTGGTCGGTATCTGAATGGTGATTTTGGAAAAAACACACATCCTTACCTACACAGCACTTTATTTTCCATTGACCGCTACGAGTCCAAATCATACCTAGAATCGTTAATTAAAAATAACGATGTGGTTATTGCAGATCGTTACATACCTTCAGCATTGTGTTATTCCGCAATGAAGACGGAGGAAGGAGAACGAGATGAATTAATCAAGCATTTTGTTAAATTGGAATATGGCTTATGGCAGATGCCAGTTCCAGACATAATGTTTTTTTTGGATGTTCCCACATCTTTTGCAATAAAAAACATTGCACAAAAAAATGTCCGTGGGTACACTGCTAAACCGAAAGATCTTCACGAAGAAGATGAAGTGTATCTAGAGAAAGTTAGATCTTTCTACACATCGGATTTAATGGATTATCATCCGAAGACTAAGTTTGAAGTAGTTGACTGTATGGGTGTTTCTCAACTTTTGTCAATTGCGGTAATTGGCAATGAGATACACACCCGTGTTGTTTCACTTTTGAAAGGTTTTAATCATGCGTAAGCAAAGATCGTTAGTTCCTCGCACCTTAGCTTCCTTAAATAGGCAGATGGATCCTGCCAAGGAAGACACAACTCGTAGGGGAGTCCCGATGGGTAATGTGTGCATCAACCCAAGTCTCTCTAGTGTAAGACTTGAGAATTTGCGCTGCTACACTGGTGGCAAAACAGTATTGCGAGTATGGCCTATGTTGGATCCAGAAGATCCAAGTAACAAGCTGCTCAATGGTAGGCTATCTGCCATTGATATGGCTGGGCTTGGTGGCATGTCGGTTTCGGAACCTGCGTACACAATCCAGTATGCGGGCATTAAAAGGGACACTCCACACTTCGGTGGCAATGGGGAGTTTCAGCAATGCAGTTATATTATTGCACGCAACAAAAGCTCTGTTTACGAAGGTGTAACCTTCTGGAACGAGCCTTATGTAAAGCTTTATATGACAGTTAAAAAGGCATTTGAAGGTAAAGACTTCGGATATGGTGGTGTTTATGACGCAAAATGGAATGGCTTGATGAGTGCAAAAATGCCCGCTCTTGGGGCTTTCACTCAGAAGTATTTCGTCATTGCTTCTGTGTACGAAAATGGGGATTCGCTTGATTTGCTGCGTGAGCATATCTCATACAAACAGCAAGGCAAGGATGTGTCGAAAGACATACCACGCAATGGTATCCCACTAGGTGAAGGTGAGAACGATCCTTTAGTTGTTATCCCTATGTCTGTATCTGCTGGCAGAAATCTGCTTAAGCTTTGTTGCATTGAAAAGCAAGAGTGGGTAGGGGATGAACAAGCAAACCCTAGTCTTCCCTTTAAATACGGCGATCCTACTGGTATCTTTGATGCCAAAACAGGAACTGTTAAAGGTGGATTGTTCTTTACAATCTACAACCCAACCAAGGAAGTAGTTGACAAGCACAGTACATTTGCAGGTGGTGCAACCAGCAAGATGGCTGTGGAATACGAAGCAGCTGTTAGCACTAAATATTCAGGTCCAACGGGAGTTTTGACTCCAGACTTGAGTAGTGCCCAAGTTGATCACATTCTTAGTAAGAATGTGTTCTTGTGGAAAGAAAATGCAGGTGACCCTGCTGATTCTTACCTACTGCATGAGCCAACGATTGAAGAAAGGTGCGTGTTGATTGCGAAAGCATTTCGACAAGTACCAAAACTTCTCGAGTTTGGTTGGATGAGCCACCCAGAGTATCTAAACTTTGATGCGGTGGCTGGCATTCTAAACAACCGTGTGGTGACCTCGGGGGTTGCTAATATGGTCGAGGAGGATAGTGAGGAAGATTTGCCGGTTTATCCAAAGGTTAATCCTTTGGCAAAACCAAAGGTGGTTGCAGCTAAGGCGGGCGTTACCAACAGCCCTAACCTTGCTAAACCATCCAGTGGCAAAAAATCCGCTGCAGAACTCGTAGATGAGTTTGACGAAGAACTCGACGAGGATAAGTTGGATGACGAGGAGTCTGATGATGAGTTTGCAACAGGATCTATCGGGAATGCGAAAGTCAGCAAAAGTAAGTCCAAAGACGAAGACTTCGGTGACGAAGAGTTCGACGAAGACGAGCTTGAAGAAGACGACGACAGCGAAGAAGCTGACCCCAAAGAAGACGACGAAGACAGCGAAGACGATGACGACTTCGTTGACGAAGACGAAGAAAACAGCAAGTCCAAAGACTTCGATGAAGACGAAGAAGCCAGCGAAACGCTAAACGACCAGCTGAACAACAGCTTGGCCAAAGCAAAAGGGCTGGCTCGAAGCCGTAAACGAATTGCGCCTATTCCAGCAAAAGAAGTGGCACCCGCTCCTTCTCCTGTTAAGAAAAAGCGTCCTCGTTAATTGGCACTACTGTTAATTTCAATAAGAGTGGGGTTATCAGCCTCACTCTTATTTTCTATGTAATTTTATCTGAGGAGTGGTTATGTCAGATGAGACAGATGACTTGCTAGACTCGGTTTTAAATCCGCCAATTCAACCTGCAAAGAAATCAAAAGTTAAACTTAAAGAAGCTAAAATTGATGTGCCTACTCCGAGCAACAAAGACACTGAACCGAAGAAAAAGATTATAGGTTTGTCCGGTGGGGTTAAGCTTACTAACAAAGGTAAAGACACTTTACGAGCACGCTGGTCTAGAGAGAAGAGCGGGGAAAGCCGTAATGAGATGATGAATACTTTATTCTCAACCGCTCGAGATAAATTTGGAGCAGATCGAGTGTTTGGTTCACGAGAAGAGTTAGGACAATTGGCAATTGGTATCCCAACTCCTTCCTTGGCATTTGAATACTTGATTGCCAATGATGTGTTCCCGCTGTCAAGCGTGATGATGCTTGCGGGTAGCTGGGGTAGTTGTAAGTCTGCGTTGGCTTATGAGTTCTTTCGTTGGTTCTACGAGCAGCGAGGGTTAGCGGTACATATCGATACCGAAGATAAATTTGATGCAGATTTTGCATGCGACATCATGCGTGTGGAACGAGATGCTATTCCAATCTTATCTAACCGAGCAAACTCTGTAGAACAGATGCAGCAGATCCTTACGCATTATTTAAGGGAAGTGCAGCAGATGCTGGTAGGTACTGCTACTGAGCCTGGCCCAGGCAAAACCATACCATGTTGTTTTTGCATTGACTCTCTTGCTGGTGCAACTTCTGAAGAGATTCAAGAGAAAATTATCAAGGAAGGTAATGCAGGGCGAACTCACCCAATCAATGCATTGAAGAATACTCACTACTTAACTGGCATCAAAAAGCAGTTTGAGAACTGGCCCTTCACTCTTTTGATTGTTAATCATCTTAAGGAAAAAACAGATGATCGAGGTAATGCTCACCAGTATACCTTGGGTGGCCAAAGCTTTAACTTCCATGAAAGCTTTGAGCTTCGAAATTCGGTGTGGAGATCTAAGTTTAAAAACGCACAGTTTGAAGGGTTAGGCATTAAAATCCATTGTGCTAAGAACTCATTTGGTCCCACAGGTCGTGCGCTTAAAACTAGGTTCCTATGGTGGATCGAAGATGAACCCGAAACAGGTCACCCTCGTGATATGTTCCTATGGGACTGGAACTGGGCATTGTGTACCTTGCTGAATGAAATGGATGGAATTCATAAAGTAAGGTTGACGGATCGAGAGCTAGTAATTAAATGTAAGTCTCCAGCTGCTGATGTTGAATGCTTAGCAAACTTTAGAGCAATTGGTATGGGTAAAGATGAATATCTGCCTTTTCAAGAAGTTGGGCAACTTATTCAAGATAATCCTAAAGTATGCGATGGCATCAGAGATGCCTTGAATATTAAACGCAGGTATCAGCTAGACAGACCGTATGATGAGATTGTGGCTAAACACATAAAATCAGCGGAGTAACCCATGGATAAGATAAACCCATTAAATCCACTGCTCAGCAAGATCGCTAAGTTTGAGCAAGTGGATACACATGGTAAACAATGGGAATCTAATCGAGTAGAATGGACTTTACGAAGATTAAAGTTAGAGAAGAAACGAAAAGAAATCTTAGATCTAGGACCTTACTATTCTTTTGAAGCCTATAATCAAGTAGTTAATTTCCCGATGTACTTATTTGCGGAACCATTATTAAATGTTCCTCCAATTCATCGAGACCCTAGAACTATTCATCCTTTTTGGTTTAAAGCTTTTCGTGGGCTTCCCTTTGTGGAACGCTACGAAGAACAACTGGAACCTTTGCTAGCAAAGTACCCAGATCGCCCTATTGGTATGGTGTTCCCACGGAAGGGTTTCCTACAAGGATTGTTGATTCATAATGGTGACTGGGAATTGTTCGCACCGCTGCAAGCCAGCTGCCATATTTTTAAAAGCGGTAAAAAGAGAGAGATGAATCTAATTGTACAGCCGTACAGTGGATTCATCGACCATGTACGAGATGTTCTCGCATGGAAAGAATAAGTTTAAAATCCAGATTTTAAGGAACGCACTATGAGTAAGACAAAATCAGTGACACCAAACAAGTTAGTAAGGTTAGATGTAAAGAAACAGGAAGATAGAGAAGCCATCTTTTCGGAGATGGACCCAACAACGCAAGCAATTGCTTTAGAGGTGGGAAAGAAGCTCCAAGTAGGATTTCAAGTTGCACTGTTAGTACAGCATGATATTGGCACATCAGTCTTAAATCTGCTCAACCAAGAGCATTTAAATGAGGCACAGAAAAAGACTGAGATAAGAAAGCTGGCAGCGTATTGGAATTTACCAACGCTTACCCCAGCTACGATCTATGATCTTTCCAATGTTTCTGCTGCGTTCACCCGTGACTTTGTTAAAGCACAGGTTGAAGAAAAGATGTCTAATGGTGGCTATCTGACATGGAATCACTTCAAAGAATTGCAGAAGGTTGGTTCAGAAAAGCGACAGTTGGCATTGCTTAAGCAAGTGCGAAGAGAATGCTTATCCGCAAATGAGCTTGCACTTGAATTGCAGGGTAATAAGGAAGCTGAAGTAAAGCGGTCCGGTGGTCGCAAGCCTAAGTTACCAAGAACACCTGTAGCGATGCTCCAGAAGATCTACACTACCATCCAGCTAGCTGATAACTACTTGGAAGCAGTAGCTGAGCCTCTTGATGGCATGTTCATGGAAATGCCACCACAAGAAGTGTCTGAGCAGTTTGTGAGCAACATTAAGAACACGATGGAGCGTATTGGTAAGACTAAGAACCAATTAATCAGCACAATGGAAAAGCTTTCCAAAGTGCTTGAGCGTTCCCAGAGTGTGTTGATTAAGCAAGCTCAGCTTCCATTAAGTAAGAATGTAATGGCTTTAGCTGCTAAGAAATCAGTTGAAGAACTTGATGAGCTACCTGAGATAATTGAATTGCCCGAAGCTCCAGCGAAAAGGCAGTTAAGAGGCCGGTCACCCCGCTAACAATAGCTAAAATAAAAAGGCTCACAGTATTAACACTGTGGGCCTTTTTTTTAGCTATTATCTAAAGGAGTTATTTATGTTTTCTGTGTGTGCACTTCTGTATGGAGATTACCCAAATCTGGCGAAAGATTTGTTAAGTTCTTTTAGATATACCGCACATATACAAGATATTCGTCTCGGTTTAAATGCAGTTAGTAGGGAAACTAAAGAATATGTAGAAGGTTGGGCAACAAAACAAATGCGTAGTTGTCCCGTTTATATTTACGAAGAAGAACAAGGAAAAAACTTAGGTAAGTATCCTTTAATGCGACAGATGTTTAAAGATAGACAGTTAGCACCTAAGACAATGTGGTTTGATGATGATAGTTTTTTAGACGCAACTTACACGGATTGGTGGGATAAAGCTTTAGCAATGAGCCAGCATCATACTCAAATTGGATCTTTACATAAAATGCCGCAGCAAGGTCTTCAGTATGAAGTAATTGCTAAACAGCCTTGGTTTACTGGAAAACCATTTAACAACCGTAGCCTATATTTATTTGCCACAGGTGGTTGGTGGGTTGCAGATACTGCATTTTTAGCTAAATGGGATTATCCTTTTGCAGACTTATACCATAATGGTGGCGATTCTATTTTAGGAGAGTTGATAAGGCAGCAAGGTGGCAGCGTAGGTGAGTTTCATAAAGGAGTGCAATGCTGTTGCGATAGTTGTCTTAAAAATTACATAAAACTACATGCAGTAGTTAGGATCAATGTCGGGGGTAGAAATGGTAGACGGGGGATAGGTAAAACCTCTGAACAAACTCTTTGGAAAGATGGTAATGTTACCCCCTCGCTTGAACATCAAGCATTTAATTTAAAAATAACTAGATATGAAAAAGGAGGAGTTGAATGACTATTGCAGAAGAACATCCTCCTTTACCGGAGATGTCAATTAAGCGGGTGCTGGCGACTCGAGATAGGCTAATAGGTACTTTGGCCTCTTTTATAAGCACTACATTAGTAGGCCCTAATTTTGCTTCTTTTGTGTCACAGCTACATACTGCCTTACCGGACAACATTCTTAAAACTACGGTATATGCCAGCGTTAAAAGCTTAGTAGGTAGAGAGCTGACTCGTCCGCTATTGGTAGCTACTTGTTGGCGGATGGCCGGTAATTTACCCGCACTAGCTTGCCAACGACCTGTTACGCAATGGTTACATCAAGCGTGTTTCGAGTGGATTCCGGCGCGCATATGTGATGTATGTACACATAAGCAATCTAAACAATTTGTAAATGCTTTTACTTTTCAAAGCCTAGCAGGAACTGTAGTGCCTAAAAAGTTAACGCAAACTTGGTCTTTCAAAAAAACACAGTATTTGGCAACTTACCGTAATGCGAAGGGATTAGGTTTTGGGTTTAATAGGTCCCGCATAAACAGTAGAGGGGAACAGCGTAACCAAGGGTTGTACTCTGATTTGCAGCAATTTTATGGGTTACAGTGTTTTCTACTACTTGATCCAAAACGCTCACAGCAAGACCCTTTTGTAATAGAAATTGGACACAGTCATGCTACAATGACGCACAATCGTCAACTGATTGTGGCGAGAGATAGAAGTCAGACACCCTGCTTGAAAGGATTTCCAGAGACACACGAATGTTTTCGTTGCCCTTATGGTACTGATAATTGTGCGTTGGCAACGCATCTATTAACTTATAAAAAGGGTAAGTGTAAAAGGTGTAATCAGTTAAGTTTTTTTAACCCTGCAGAAATAGATCATATTGGGATATGTATCACATGTGCAGACATTGAAAGGAAGTCATGACACTACAAGCTAGAATGAGTTCGGAAGATCGCCGGCTTTATAACCCAAGTAGAGATGTTGCTCATAATTTTCAACAAGTTATGGAGCTGGTGGCAGCTAGATTAGAAGATCAAAGTTGGCCTGAGCTTGAAGAAATACTCCGTCGGGAGAAAGTAAGCATGGACGATTTAGGGGAAGCTTGCGGAGCTTATTGTTGTTATCTAGCTAACGCTGTTGATTCTCCTACCTTGTCTATGTTTGACAGTTTAGCTCAAAGTAAATTCTTCCAGTGCAAACCAGGAGCACAAGTAGCTGTTCTAGCTATGATTGGTACATGTTATGCTGGTATACATTATGCAGGCATAAGAGAAGCTACAGTTGCTAGTGAAGGTCCAATGCAGACTATTGGCGATTTGCTGAAACATGCCGAACGATTTCGTAAATACGCTGGTATGTCCAGATGGCAACGCTGGTTTATTAAATGGAAAGCTCGCATATATGCTAGCTTTTCTGCTTTATCAAAGTAAGAAAGTAAGTAAATGATTATTGACGCATGGGGGCAAGAGTTCGCCACAAAGTATGGTAATACTTTACCTAAAAGCTATTTGTGTTTCGACACGGAGTTTACAGGTAGTAGCGAACAAACTGATCTGATTATGGAAATTGGGCACACAATGGTTGAGGATGGCAGAGTTGTTGATCAACTTAGTCTTGTCCTTAACTGGTATGATCATCCTTCTATTACAGAGGATTGGTTAGACTACAAGCTGAACACCATGCGATCTATCGTAGGTGAAGGCTGGCAATTGCTCCCAGCCCATGTGAAGAAAACTGGTATCAATCCTATACAAGCCTTACAATTCTATTACAAGTTGTTTGATGCGTGGAACAATAGAAATCTTCCATTTGTGGCTCAGAATGGGCAGAACGCAGATGAAAGGTTGCTGCGTGGTAACTTTAATAGGTTCTTAAATAAAGGGTTTGAATTACCTTCTGATAATTACTTTGATATAGGTGGCATTTATAAGGCTACGCAGATATGGGAATCATCAAGCCCTAACTGTGCTAACTTACGAATGGCTGTATTACCTTATAGGTCAGACGACTTAAAAAGTTATTTCAAACGAGTAATTGGAATAAAAGTAGCTGGAATCAAATGGTCATTACCACTAATACTAGAACAGTATGGGTTGATAGCTAAGCATAGTGTTTCTCCGGAGCAGATGCATAGTGCTGGTTTTGACTCATTATGTTTACATTGGATTATGGAAGAATTTAGAACACAGACAAAGAATCAGAAGGAGCTAAGGCCCAAGTCTTCGCAATCTGATATGGGGCAGCGTAACTCAACACGGCGACAACGCTTAATATGAAAGGAAATATAGATATGGCAAAACGGAAAAATTCTCGCAACAAAGGGGCGGTAGGAGAACGAGAATTAGCAGCAGAACTAAATAAGTTATTTGGAGCAAAGGCCCGAAGAGGGCAGCAATATAGCGGATTAGAGGGAGAAGATGTTGTTGGGCTAGACGGTATACATGTAGAGTGCAAACGAGTTGAGAAATTAAATATTTATGAAGCAGTAGAACAAGCTGTTACTGACTCAAAGTCTGTTAAAATTCCTGCAGTGTTTCACCGTAGGAATCACAAGCCTTGGTTGGTGACAGTTCGCTTAGATGATATTGAAGCTTTCTCTATCGCACTACAAAAAGTGCTGTCTCAACAAAAACCCGCAATTAATTTATTTGAAGCTAATGTAGCAGAGCTGATGAAACAAATGTTGTAAATGATGTTAGTTAATTTATTTTAAAATCCGGATTTTAGAAAGGATTAGAATGTCAGAAGAAATCAAACCTACAGAACCAGAGGCTAACCCAGTTGCTGAAGCAATTGACCCACAGCTGGTTACCGACATAGAATTAGTTGCAGCTGTTGCTAATAAATTAGTAGGTAGCCATCCTGGTTTCACCCAGCTCATTGCAAGTATGCTGGCGTCTAGACAATTATATGCCATGTGCCTTTATGAGCTAGATTGGCTTTGTCGAGATACTGATTTTAGTGCGGTAGACACGGCCCTTGCTGACATGACGGATCAGCAGAGAATTATGTTTAAAGAAGTGCTAATTAATGCAGCTGCGGTACAAGCCCAGCAGCCTTTTGATGAACAAGTGCTTTTTGCTGGAATGACTCAAACTGTATTCCCTTGGATGCAGACTGTAGTTAAAAAACACAGTGAGCATCAAGCTGCAGAGAAGAAGAAGGGGAACGAACAAAGAGAAGAGTTGCGTGTTTCTACTCCCATCAACCTTGGATTTCAATTTTATGCCGAAACCGAAGCAATTGAAACACATGCGATCAATCGGCATAAACCTGTTTTGTTGGTTGGCAAACAAGATGCAGTCCGTTGGCTATTGCATCGAATTACTGAAAGTGTTTTAACTCCTGCAAGTGGTGCAACGCAACTGACTAGGCTGCTAGAAGGTGCACCTAAAATTACGGACTCGCATCTAGTTAACATTCCCAAAGATGTGTGGGAGAACTGTGCAAGCAGTAATACAGGCTTTCAAAAGATATATGACTTTTTTGTTTATCCCAAGCTTAATGAACCGGTAGATCTACTGATAGTGGATAACTTGTTGCAAACTTGCAAAGGTATGACTTCTATACCTATTACAAGTATCGCTAACGAGGCACAGCGTAGATTTAAAAACTGGGGAGAAAAAGCTGGAGCTTTAGTTCTTGGCTGCATTCCTTTAGACAGAGAGCTACGAGCAAATGAGCTAAATGGCACAGAGTACGAAACTCTAAGAGTTCATAATATTATTCGAGGAGTGGTAGCAGAACCTTGCGTAATCAATGATGCTCCTCATTTTAAAATATGTGTAGGTCAGCACGAAGTTGCACAAATTCCAGCTGCAGAGCTAGAAGCTTTTCACTTTAGTAAAATTATTACAGCTTAGGAGGGTTTATGCGTGTATTTGTTAGCTGGGCAGATGTGTCAACTGCTGAAGAAGCAGAAACGGCACGATTGGATTGGGTAGAAAAAGCTAAGAAATCTAAAGCTGTAGAAGACAAACAATTTGTAGCTACACTTTCCCCTACTTTATGCTTACCCGAGTACCATGAATACCTACAGACGATAAAGCAACAAGAAGGAGCATTTGCACAATTAGACCCGCTTAACCGCAATATTCTCGCAATTCGATTTGTTGTCCCTGCCTTGGAAAAAGTAGTAACATATCAACTTGCTAAGCGAGTGCCCGGAGATAACAAGTTATCGGTCAGTTTGGCTGCTCGTGCTTTCCTACTAAATACATTTCCAGGGGAATGGGTAGGCGAAGCAAATCCTAAGCATGTTGTGTTTGTAGGAATGCAGGGTTTAAAACATTTTATGCAAAGATTTGCATATGCATGTGGGGCACTCGGTCAAGCACTTCCTTCAAGTTTATGGTTTAACAGCCCACAAATAGAATTGGCAGATGCTATTTCCGCTCGAGAGCTGATAGATGCTTGTGCTTTTGTACAGTCAACCATTGAAACCAAGCAGCCATACTTATCATTGACACAAGGTTGGATGGGCATAGGGGCTAGCGCAGACCGTGATAGCTCCTTACTATTAGCCACAGCTTTTAAGCTAGGGCTTGGTGGTGTTTAAACTATGGACTCACCGGCTAAACCACAAGATGATAAGTTTTATGAGTTTAAAGCATTTCGTGTGCCAAAGTATCGAATAGAATTTCAACGAGCAGGGAAGCTCGAAGATATTCCCGGATATGTTTGGTACACGCCTGCTGCCTTATATCTGTATGGCAGATATACAGATACAAATTTGGCAGATTTAGTGCAGCTGCATAATTTAAAAATCTTTTGGTACAAGTTTGAAAAACCAATCTTTAATGGGTTCAAGTTTAATGAAGATCCCAGCTGGAATCATGTATTATGGGCTGCGAGCACTGAACAATGGAGTAAGTTAGTGGACGGCATTTTAGAATCTGTCCAATTTGATCTTAAAAATTCAAAGCTTTATCAATATGCTTTGCAGCAGTTAACCATATATGATCCTTTGTCTGTAGATAACAAGCGTATTGTGTCAGAACTTACTCCTACAATAAAAGTACATGCTTTTGCAGTGTTGAGCAATGAAAAGCAATATGCTTTTGATGTTCGAAATAAAGATGTGCGATTGCTTCCGGCTATGTCTAGTTTTAAGCCAGATCCTTTGCATGTAATGGCAGCACAGCGTCTTTTTTCTTCTCCGAATATGACTCAAGATAAAGCTTTTAATCGTTACAAAGAAATCTTAGTTAGCGAGCAAGATGCTGAGTTTCGTAAAAAGAATATGAAGAAAGGAACATCATGAGTAAGTCTGTAGATTTTCCATTACAATCTTTGCGACAGTTTATGCTGCCGGATCAAACTGTGCAGTTAAAGACTTTTCAAGCAAAAGACATACAACAGTTAGATATTCAAATTAATGCTTGGGTGCAAAAGACCAAAAGCATTATTGCAGTGCCTGGACCTTTGGTAACTAATGCAGAAGGCGTAGCGTTAAGCTTAACATTTGTAGACGCAGCAGAAGGGATATCCAATGGCTAAGGTTAACAACGAAAAGTGGGAAGCTTATAAAGTTTCTATTCCCGGCCTAGAATCTCTGTTAAAGCCAGCACTTACAGCCCCATCTGACTCAGACATAGAATATAACTCTTTAACAGAGAAACTGCCTTCAGATGTACTTGCACAGATGCAAGACACAAAACAGGGAGCTAACGAACAAGTGTGGGGGGCTAGCATAGCACATCACTGGTGCTTATGTGATATGCAAGAAGGGGATTTTCCCAGAGTACATATCTACCCAAACTTGCAAAGCTTAACCGAAGCTATAGCTAAACGAGAAGGAAAAGAAACTGCTGTTTGGGCAATGTATGGTATACCTTTACAGTTGACTAAGCCAATCCTCAAACCTAATGGGGATAAGCAGCGTTATTTGTTGTTACCTAATCAAATGGCGGTTACTGTGGGAAGTAAAGAAGATTATAGAATGATGGAGCAATCATTATTGCCCGCTACGACTTTGGAAGAAACTGGATGGCTTGGCAATCCTTTGTACTTAGAATCACAACAGTTTTACACGCCTGGCTTTGTGGATGATGACCAGTTTTCAGAAGAGCCAGACGAAGACTAACTCTTTTTTTTAGCTATTGGACAACAATTATGGCGGATAACTCAGTCAGATCTAATACCCCAGACCCTACACGCTACCACGCTAACCAGTCTGGTATGACTGGTACTATGATACCGAGGTCGGGGATGGATGGCCAATCTTTAGGATTTGATCCTAATCAGCCTCAAACTGTAATAGTAGATCCTGGGGTAGAAGGTGGTGGTTTTGTTTTAGATTTAAAAGCTGCATCTTCTTCCCGACCTCAGTTTAATGCCGAGGCAAGGCGTAGCAATGTAATTAACGATGTGCATTCGTTTTACAAAGGGCTGAGCCAGCAGGTGGCGGTAGACGAAAAGATAACCCATAATGAAAAGGAACTGCTTGTGGACGAACCTCTTAAACCTTTAAACTTTTCTGCACCAAGCAACGATTTTGAAGAAACTTCTCAACCTCAAATTGAAAACAATCCAACTGTTAAGCTTGCTGAAGAAATTCAAAACTTGCTGCAAGCTGAGTTACCTAGAGTGCAAGACACACGAACAAAAGTACAAAATCGTAGAATGGAAGTAGAAGCGTCGATTGCGGCTATATCTTCAAAATCTACTCCGCAGCAATTATCTGACCAAACCAATCTATTAAATGCACTCGTGGGCAGAGTAAATAGGTTAAGTGCTGCTTCTGCTGAAAACAAAGAAATGCCAGATTCGATTCAAACAGCATTTTCTAAGTTACAAATTCCATTCTTTTCTGGGGTCAAACCAGAAAGACCACAATATGAAGTCTATTTTGAAATGGCAAAGTTGGGTACAATATCTGCAAGGTATCACGCAGTGATTGCCGGTGATGCTTGTGTTGCGCTGGTTTATGACACTAGATTTGAAGATGGTTTTCAATATTTACCGCCCAATCTAGGTGAAGAGCAGATTATGGTTTCTGTCCCAAAGACAAAAGAAACTTATTCATGTTCATCACTTGGGTTACACTGGTCGCTTGGTTGTTTAGATGTAGTTATTTTAATTAGATATAAGGAGGATTAGTACAATGGAAAAGAATGGAGCTATTAACGCAAACACACCTAGGTGTGGCGGTGGCTGTAGTTGCGGTGGCAACTGTAGCTGCAAAGCTAAAACAGCTAGTGCAAAACAACTTTTGTTATTTCCAGAGACTAACGAAGTTGCAGACAACCTAGATCAAGATTTGATTAAACAAGCAGTAGAAATAGTTAAAGTGAATAGTAATCCAGCTCATTGATTAGCTGTGCATAATTGCTAGGGGGAAACAGTAATGTCAATGATGTCTTCGGGCAGCCCATTCTTTAATCGTAGCACCACTAACACTGGTTTTGCTGACCCTTTCAATGACATAGCCACTACGCAGATGCCGACTACTATGAAGTCGGCACTGTGGTGGTCTGAATACATTTGGACGGTGCAAGGTACCTACCGCATGGCAATGGAACGCATTGTCAGCTATTTCATCACAGATATTGAGATAGGTGGCGATGTAAGCGATGACGAGAAAACTAAATATTCTGATTTTTTAAATAAACAATTAAATGTATTAGCTTTTCTTGGTCAGCTTATGCGAGACCGTCTTTGTTATGGTAATTCCTTTGCTAGCGTAGTTGTTCCATTTCGTAGATTTCTGCGTAATCCAAAAACTGGGGATATCTACCCACTCAAGTATGTATTTGATAACTTTGATTTTAAGTTTACAGAAGACTTTAAGTTTGAAGCCACTTGCCCAAAAACTAAATGGCGTGGTGCTTGGATCGTAGAAGACAAGGCAAGAGAAGAATCTAAACATGTGATTCTAAAGCGATGGAGTCCTCATGAGATAGAAATTTTACATGATCCATATACGGATGAAGTTGCCTACTTGTGGCGTATCCCCGAGTACTATAAGAAAATGGTAAAAGATGGAAATCTGTTTCATTTAGAACGAGCGAGTAAACAAGTCCTTGAAGCTATTCGCACAGACAAATTGTTTAGGTTCAACCCAGATGCTGTCTTTCACATGAAAGAGCCAACTTTGGCAGGTATCCGCAACCTTGGCTGGGGTCTTCCCCGCAGTTTAACCAACTATCGTCAAATATGGTATGTACAGGTTCTTCGTAGATACAACGAAGCAATTGCCTTGGACTATGTTATTCCATTCCGTCTAATCACTCCCGCTGCACGCAGTGGTGGTTCTAATGCAGGTAGCGTAGCCACACAAGACCCGATGTCTATTTACTCAGCGGGGGACTTCCGCTCTCAAGTTAGACAAATGATCAATAGACGCAGACGGGATCCAGCAGCTTGGCAGCTTCTGCCTTTCCCAGTCAATTATCAGATCCTTGGTGGTGACGCTAAACAGCTAGCTCCTACAGAGTTGATACAGCAAGGCACTGAAGAACTATTAAATGAGTGTGGTACTCCTGTAGAGTTCTATCAAGGTTCTTTGTCGCTACAAGCTGCACCTGTGGCTCTTCGCCTTTTTGAAAGCACCCATCGTCAGTTAGTTACAGATGCAAACACTTTCTTGCAGTGGATGGTTACTACCCTTAGTCAAATTATGTCTTGGGAATCTGTAGAGTGTAGCTTACAGAGAGTTACCACTGCAGATGATATGCAGAAACAAATGGCTGCGTTGCAGTTAATGATGGGTCAGCAGTTGTCTGGCACAACAGGGCTTCGTGCTATGGGTTATAGTTGGGATTCCGAACAGAAGCTACTCGCAGAAGAAGCAAGCAAACAGCAAAAGATGCAAGCTCGACAAGCTGAAGAAGCAGAGCAAGCTGGATTCGCTGCACAAGTATCTAAAGGTGTTAATCCAGAAGCTGGGGCGGGTGCTCCTCCCGCTGGTGGTGCTCCTCCAGCCGGTGGCGGTCCTGCCCCAGCGGGTGCTGGTGGTGCGCTTGGTGGTGGTGTTCCAACGCCTGTTACCACTTATTTGCAATCAATGGGTCCAAATGCAGCTATTACCCCTAATGACTTACAATCAACCGCAGAACAGCTAGCTCAAGAGTTGTTAGGCATTCCTGAATCAATCAAAGATTCAGAACTGCGTAAACTTAAGCAAAATAATGCTACGCTGCATTCGATTACGCGCACCAAGCTAGACGAAGCTCGCCAGAAGATGAAAGCACAGGGCGGAGCTATGTTGCAGCAACAGCTGCAGCAAGGTGGCGGAGGTTAAAAAGAAAGATCGTGCCAAAAATTGGGTTTATTTGCCCTGTGTACAATGCTACGGTTTTTGCAAATTATACGCAAAAAGCTTTAAAATCTTTTTTTGATACTACTCCAGATGGTGTAGCTATCGTTGTAAACGATGGTTCAGCCGGGTGGAGTGATGCTTATGAGCAATCTTTATTAAAGCTAGCAGATAGTTATCCTATTGTTTCTTTATACATTTTAAAATTTTACACATCTGGTGGCCTAACCCGAAGCTGGAATGCGGGGTTGGCTAAAGCTGCGGAACTCAACTTAGACTATGCCATTGCTGGTAATAATGACATAATTTTCTCAGATGGTTGGCATAAAGGAATGATACATGCGTTAGCCAATGGTTATTCGTTAGTAGGCCCAACTTCTAACGCACCTGGAGTTACAGCGAAAGGCAAGCAAAATATAGAGTTATATGTGCCTAATTACCAGCTCACCGATAATTTGATAGAGGTAAATAAGGTCGCAGCCCAATTGCAGCAATTGCATTTTAACGAAGTTTTAGAACGCAGTGTTAATGGGTTTTTCCTAATGGCAACTGTAGAATCATGGAATAATGGAAAATTTGACGAACATCATTTTTTCAGACCTAAAAACAAATATACATCTAAAGGAAAAGTTATCCCAACTCCCACGATGGTCGGGAATGAAGATGAACTGCAAGGAAGATGGGCTAAAAAAGGTATGAAATCTGGAATTGCTTTGAGCACTTTTATTTTTCATTATCGGTCTGTCTCTAGAGGAGACAAATATAAGAAAGGAAAATGGTATCGACAAGCATGACTAAAACATTAATTTACAGCTGTATTGCAGGTGACTTCGAAGACGCTACAAAAGGCGTATTGTCTTCAATGGCTCCAATGGAAAAAGATGCAGTATATGTATTATACACCGATCAAATAATTAAAAATGCTGTAAAAACAAATCAAAATTGTTTGCAATATCAGGTTCCAAATGGAAATATTCTTTGGCAAATTAAACCTTTAGTTTGGGAACATCCTTTTTGTAAAAGACGCACAGCTCGTTTTTGCAAAATTAACCCTCACATTTTTTGCGAAGATGAAATAACACACACTATATGGATGGATGGTACTCAAGTTATCAAAGAAAATATGGAACTAGCTAAAAATATGTTGCCATTATTAGGTGACAATTTCGTGGCTGCGTTTAAACATTATGAGCGTAATTGTATTTATCAAGAATTAAACATGTGCATAAAGTTAAAAAAAGATAACAAAACATTAATGCAGCAACAGATTGCAAAATATCAAAAAGAGAATTATCCCGCTTACAATGGTCTAGTTGAAACAGGTTGTTTGATACGCAAACAAGGAAAGGAAGCAGCTGAGTTTAATAACCATTGGTGGAATGAAATTACGCAGAACAGCTATAGAGATCAGTTAAGTTTTAATTATGTGATGTGGAAATATAATCAAAATTATAGTCTAATCCCAGAGCAACCTCGTAAATGTAAATTTTTCCATCATGTGTCGCACTCAAACAGATAATTCAAGCCTAGGAGTTATCATGCTTAAAGTTGGAATTTTTGCACCTTATGTTCGCAATGAAACCACTTTAGCAGCTGTGCAGATAGCAGATTGGTTAATACGTTGTGGCATTGAAGTAGAGTTCCTAGCTGATGGCAAAGTCTCAAAAGGTATTCACCCAGTATGGGATAACAAGGTTAAGCGAGCAAATGAAGACTCAATTCACCATTGGGCTTTTCAAGCAACACATCTATGCTGGTTCAGTCCTAACCTATGGGCATTACAAGAAGCTAAGTTGGTAAGTTCATTCAGCCCAAAGTATCAGACTCTTCATTACTATTTTCCTTATTGGGGTATGTGGAATGAATATAACTCAATATTCTTGAAAATGGCGGATCGAGTCATTTGTTTAAGTCATGACTTATCTAACTGGTTAGACAAGCATCAAGGTAAAGTGTTGCCTAACCGCACTTGGGCTAACTTAGTGGTTTCAGATAAGTTGTTGTCTCCGAAGAGTGGTTGGGTACAGCCTGGCATACAAAAATTCTTAATTGTCGTATCTAAATCAGTAAAATTAGATTTAGGGCCAGAGCTACTCGACATATTTTATTCACTTTTAGACAATTACAGTGGGACTAGATTTACTTTTTTGTTAGAACATTCCATGCCCCGCAGATATCGTACAGATATCAAAAACTTGCAGCAGGCTTACCCTAATCGAGTTGCTTGTGTGACTAGCCCGCCTTACTATGATTACAGTAATCTAGCACGGCAGCATGACTGGGTTTACATGGCTAGCACTCGTTATACTTATGGATCTGTGATGGCAGCCTTGGTTAGTAGTTCTTCAGTTTTGGCTTGTCATGACATTCCCCCAGTAGGAGCCCATGTAATAGATGATTCAAATGGTAAGTTAATTGTGTGTGGGCTAGATGAGCAGCCCGCTCCTATTGCTGAAGTGTCTTTAGATGATGTGGAAATCGCCTTATCAGAGTTAGCTGAGGTGCCCACAGAGCTGCTGGAGTCTATGCAATTAGTTACAGCAGAGTACATACGCAAGAAACAGAAAGCTTTTGAATGGTTCATTTGCAACGAGTTTGTGTGACCAAGCATGTGTTAGTAGCAGGTACTCCCGGAGCTTGGACTAATCATGTGGCTAAACGCTTGCACAATTTTGGCTGGGCTGTGCTCTGGCCCAACCAAGACATAGAAATGCCACATATTCGTTTCTACTATGACCATGACTTCCAAAATTACGAAGCACAGAAGATTCATGAAAGTATTTGTGAGAAACATGGGGTTAGTTGTTTAAGTGATAAGCTTCCTACTTATTACGATCCACCATTTCCGGGCCCATCTGAGTTTATTGCAAAGTTTGATAGCCCTGCTGTTATTTCCGCAACAACGATAGCCCCATTTTTAGATTTGTGGGCTAATACAACTAATGTTGTAATAGATATACAAGCAACAGAGGCAGAAGATAAAGCCATGATTGAACGTTGGACAAAGAGTTCATTTACCTCCGACTATATAAAATCTATCTGTAATTGTTATCATAATAGGTATAATGCTCACTTGAAATTGTTTAGTAAAGTTTTCACAATGACAAACGCAGAAGTTAAGGACAGGCATTTTAATAAGTTAGATAAGTTTCTAACCTCTATTTAATGTTTTTAAAACAAGGATAAACGCAATGAGTAATTCAGATGGGTCGATTGAACAGCAAATGAAGGCATCGTTGAGCAAGGCATCGGGTGTGCCAATTGCCACTCCTCCAGTTGCTCCCCCGGTTGCCCCTATTGTCACACCTTCAATCGCACCCCCAGTTGCAGCCCCCGGTGTTGTGCACATAGGTAACATCGCTGCAGCATTGAATCCTGCTGCCCATAAGCAAGCAGCAACCCAAGTAGTGGTAAACGATGCCTTTCCTTATGATGTCGCATTTAACATGGCATTTCTGGGGTCTGGGCAGGGCGGTGCTCGCTTAGCCTCCAGCTTCTGGTCCTTAGGCTATAGACGAGTGGCCTTATTCAATACCGCAGAAAGCGACTTCCAAGGTTTACCCGATGAGATTCAGCGACACACGCTGCAATTGGGTGGGGCTGCAAAAGATGCAAGGTTTGCTGAACAAGCCATAAATGGGCACGAAGAGGAAATCTGGGATCTGTTGCAACGTTCATGGGGCAACGATGTGGACTATGGCTTAATCTGTGTTGGCCTAGGTGGTGGTACTGGCTCTGGTACTAGCGGTAAGCTGGTACAAGTGGCTAGAGAGTACTTAGAGTCAAAAGGCAAGCCACCCCGAGTTGGAGTGATAGCTTCAATTCCGGCTTTTACGGAAGGTCAGCAAGTATGTCGCAATGCAGTTACATCCTTCCAAAGATTAATGGAGCTCAAAGTAAGCCCATTAATCTTGATTGACAATGCACGCATTAACCAACTGTATCGCCCAGGCATGGCACAGCTGTACAATGTGGCTAATAGCACAGTCAGTCAGCTATTCCATTTGTTTAATCAATTGGCTGCGGTACATAGCCCTTTAATCACCTTTGATCGCAGTGAGCTAGCTCAGTTACTGGATCATGGTATCTGTGTGATGGGTGCAGCCAGCTTACAAAACATCACTAGCCCTGCAGACATCTCTGCAGCGATTAGGGATCAGCTCACTAACAATGTGTTAGCTGAGGTGGATTTAAAGCAAGGCACCAAGGGTGCTTGTCTGTTCGTAGGTGATCAGCATCACTTGGACAGCCTCGGTTTAGAGTACTTTGATGCAGGGTTCACGCAAATGAATCGTACATTGAAGGGTGGTACTAGTGTGGTGCATAGGGGTGTGTACATTGGCTCGTCGCCTGGGTTACAAGCTTATGCTATGATTAGTGATCTTAAGCCACCCTTGCCTACCTTGGCAAAGTTGGCAAAAGAAGCTAATATTTCCAAAAGTCAGCTGACCAGTGGGTTAGCTCAGTTCCTCGGTGTGAATGATTAGGAAAGGATTGATATGAATAGTGTTATAAACGGAAAATCTGGAGAGCTTCCCGATTTGATTGCTTTCTTGACTACGGCATATCGTAAAGAAATCAAGATTCCCGAAGGTGTTCAAGATTCTTCAGATGCTTTTGTTAGCTGGGCAAAGAGCTATCTAGCCAAATATCGCCCTAGCGAAGTATTTGCTGTAGATAACAACTATGGGGTACAATTAAACAATGGGCAGCGTCTTCAAATCAGTCCTAGTGCCTCTGTAGATGGGGCTGTAGCTGGTAAGATGGCGAGCCAAGATTCATCGATTGCAATCTTTAATAGTTAGTGTTTTGCCTTATTAGCAGCGGGATTGAACGAATTCAACCCGCTATTTTGTTTCGTTACCATGTATAGAAAAAGAGGTATAAAATGGACTCTGCACAGAAATTGCCTAGGTTGAGACGAGGTAGGAAGGGTTTAGGACTTAAAGAACTAATAGATTATATCAACAAAATAGCTCCAACTAAGGAAATGACATTAGTAGAGATAGGAGCTTATGCAGGGGAATCTACATCTGTCTTTTGTGAGAATTTTAAAAGCGTAATCACAATTGATCCTTATCTTAATGGATATGACCCCAGCAATAAAATTAGTTATATAGTTCCCATGTCTAGGGTGTATGAAGTATTTTGTCAAAATATGCAAAAATACGATAACTATAGGCTAATACAAAAAAAATCTGATGAAGCTATTCTTGAGCTAGCTGATCAGCAATTTGATGTTATTTACATAGATGGTGCGCATCAGTATGAGCAAGCAAACAATGATATTATTAATTACAGCAAAATTGTAAAAGTAGGCGGGTTTATAACTGGTCATGATTATAACAAACGCTGGACTGGTGTTGTCCAAGCTGTATCTGAAAACTTTAACAAACCTGAAGTAAGATTTAGAGACTCAAGCTGGTTAGTAAGAAAAACTGAAAAGGTATAATAGTATGAGCACATCTCAAATCTTTCAAATGAGAGGTGAAGAGTTAGAGCAAGGTTTGCTAGATATGATAGCTTATATCAACAGAAGATCTCCGACTAAAAACATGAGACTGTTAGAGATAGGTGCTTATACTGGGGAATCAACAGCCATCTTTTGTCAGCACTTTAAACATGTAACTACTATTGATCCGTATAAGGGTAGTTATGACCCACAAGACTATGTTTGTTACTTTTCTCCCATGTCTACAGTCTATGAAGCATTTTGCGCAAGGATGAGCAAGTACACCAACTACACACTAATAATTAAAACATCTGACGAGGCTATTAAGGATATAGCAGATCAGCCGGTAGTGCACTGCTTTGATGTAGTGTATATAGATGGCATGCACCAGTATGAACAAGTGAAACGAGACATATTGAATTATAGGGTTGTGGTGAACCGAGGTGGGTTTGTCACTGGGCATGATTATGGGGGTGGTTGGGTAGGTTATGTGGATAAGGCTGTAGATGAGATCTATGGAGCACCAGATGTTGTTTTCAATGATACTAGCTGGTTAGTTAGAAAAGGCACTTGACAGAAAGTGCGATATCGAACACCCTTATTTGGCCAATGCCTTAGGAAAAATGAATATGAAAATTAGGCCATTTGACGGCAAAGTATTAGATGAGATTATATGTATGTTTAATAACGATGTAGTTATTTGCGGAAGCTTATTAGATTACCTTTACATAGACTATGCAACTGTACATGATTTTGATTTCATTACTGATAAATTTGTTTTTCTTAAAAGTTTTAATCTATCTGAGTTAAACAACGAAATAAACTTAAATGGTTTTTCTCTTAAAAAGAAAACAGTAACAACTTACAAACATGTATCATATTTTGGAAGATACAAAGAAAATACAACAGTAGACTTTTTTATAAAGGACCAAGTTGTAGACGATGTTAATGTACAAATAACTTCAAGTTTATTTCTTGATAACAGCAGATATGAAACCTATACAGTTAACAATGTGGCAACGCGAAAGAAAAGACTAAATGAATTACTTGTAATTGCTAGTAGCACTGATGATGCTAATGAGAACTGGATCTTAGAGTGGAGAAAGAAAAAGTTACAACAAGTAAATGAAAAGTTACCCTTGTATAACAACAAATTTCCCAATGACTAACTAGAATACCGCTAAACAGGCCCATATTGTGATAGATTTCAGAGCATACTGCAGAAAGGATTAGATAATGGCTAACTTATACGGCAATTTAGTGGACATTGTGGCGGACCATTTGGAGATCGAAGCGGATCGCATTCGATCCACTGACACCTTTCATTCCCTAGGAATAGACAGTCTTAGCTCTATGGAGCTATGGTTCGTGATTGAAGATCGCTGGGGCATAGACAAGGACTTAGTAGACAACGGCATGCACCAGACCTTGGGAGATCTAGCACACCAGCTAGAGCAACAAGTCCATAAACAAGGCATGCCTGACAAGCCAGTTTTCATCAAGTGATGGAATTTAGTTTCAAATCCGGATTTTAACTTGCAAGGATGCATGTATGTGGTTCGCACTATCGGATGGTGGTGAATTAAACAAATCTGAATTTCTAAATGAACTTCGCAACAATCGTGTATGTCCTCTGCTGGTGTACCAGAAGGAAGATCAAGCAATTGTCCCTACATTTGCGAGCCAAGAGCTTGCTGCCCGATTCGCTAGACGAAACACTTCCAAGGAATGCTCGGTTGGAGCAATGGAAGCTATAGAGGAAGATATGGAAAAGCTTCGCAAGGAAGGCTTTGTCTTCGAGAAGCTGGAATGGCCCAATCTTCGTAGTGTTACTGTGCATGTCCTATGGATAGATCGAGAGGTGGAACCAATAACCAAAGGCTTTAGAAAAGACATTAGTTGATGTTATAAACTCTCTTGAAAGGAATTCTCATGTTTAATTGCGTTTTTGTTTTAATTGCACTGCCCCTACAGGGAGCAGTTTCTTTCCCCAATGCAGGCCAAGATCAATACTTACCTTTAGCGGAACAACAAAGGATCCATAAGATGTGGCCCAAGGGATTAGCATTCCCCGATAGGCTGCACTTCTACAACCGATCTAACTACAGCCAGCGACTCACTATCACCAATGGACTGGATCACCATGTATGGGTGCCTACCAGCCAAGACGACAGCATTGCAAGGGAAACTAACCCCAACCGCAAGTTTCCTTGGGCAACCTCGGGTGGTACAGACGATCTAGCCGACTTTGTATCCTATGTGGGAGTATCCTTCCCCAAAGATGCGGAAGTAAACCTCTACATTGAGAATGTGGATGCAGGAGCAAGAAGGGCATTACCCATGCACAAGTGGGGCTGGCCCAAAGGTTCTATCTTCATTGACATGCTAACGCACAAAAAACAAACCTTTGAGGTGCGTAAGCGTGAGAAGGTGAGCGAAGATGAATGGACATCTAAAGTGGTATTCACTGACGCTGACTGTGCCCCTAATGGTTTCACTGGGGCTGGGCAGTCGTGTATGTCCTGTCATGGTAAGACTGGTAGCCAAGATGGCTATGGGATTAGGATCCGTGGTGGTGATACCGTGTTCTCCTTAACCCCAGTCAGTCTGATACCTAAAAAATAGCTCCATATCTCTGCTAGGCTGAGATATGGAAGCATCGCCAGTCTATATTATAGGCTGGCGATAATATCAATAACTTTGATCATATTTGCAATGCTGCTGTGTACTATTTAGGCATGTCTTGGGTAGACTCATATCTTATGAGACGCACTATGAAAACAGCCAAAGCCCTCCCCGATATTGCTTCAGCACCGCATCTGACAGCATGGCCTGTCGCAATGCAGATAAGTCGCTGTAGGCAGAAGGCTACACTTCAAGACATGAGCTCTAAGGGGCTATCTGACCTAGTGTGTAATGGTTGGCACTGTGACTTAAATCCGGAATTTAACTGCTTATCTTTGAACCTAGTAGCTGGGCAAAGAAAGTCGTTATGTCACTGGGTTAAGAAGTTCAGCATGCTGGGGCATGAGCACTGCATACTAATACAATTGCCAAAGACTGAAGTGTTGCTGTACCGCCCTGTGTGTACGCAATCTAGTGACGATTATCTCTGCTTTCATTACTTAAACCGAATATACCGACCTTGGAAACAATTCACCTTTGACAAGGAGTCTTACCATGGCCAGCAAGAAGAAACCTAATACACCTACATCATTGCAAGAGACTGTGTTTCACTTTAAGCCCGCTAACCCTACTCAGATCAAAGTTGCTAAAGATTACCCGACTCATGACCTTATCTTTTTGACCGGACCCGCTGGGACAGGCAAAACTCATTGTGCCCTCGCTTGTGCACTACAAGAGCTATTAGCTGGTGAGAAGAAACAAATCTTAGTGGTTAGGCCCATTGTAGAGGTGGGTGATACCCTAGGATTCTTACCAGGCACTGTAGAGGAGAAGATATCTCCTTACTTTGATCCTATCCGAAGATTGATCAAACGCTTGACCTATAAGCTGCCCGAGGAAGCTGTATTGTTTCAGCCCTTAGCCTATATGCGGGGCGATACCTTCGAGGACACTGTCTTGTTCCTTGATGAGGCCCAAAACGCAACCTATAGCCAACTTAAGATGTTTTTGACTAGGGTGGGCAACAACTCTAAGGTACTCATCTCCTGCGATCCCGAGCAAACAGATGTTAGACCACACAACCCTGACAACACACCTTGTGATATACTCTCTGTAATGCAGCGGTTGTCCCCTATGCCTACCGCATGCACGCATACTTTTACTGAAGGTGAGTCGCTTCGCCATCCGTTGGTGCGTGAAGTGCTAAAGAGACTGTAAACTAATAAGGTTAATCATGGCTAACATTCCTAAACTGCGATTGATGCTTGCTCGGCTGGAGAAAGAAGCTGCAGTAACCAAGGCAGAGCTACCATGGCGAGACAGAGTTGAGGTCTACACTCAAAACCCCAAGGGCAAGATCTATGGTGGCATTTGGGACAATGACAAGTCCTTTGCCCTCCCTGGCGGTGGTATTGACGAAGGTGAGGATCCTTTAGTAGCTGCTTTGAGAGAGCTTAAGGAAGAGACAGGCATTACTGCCAAGAATCCTAGGTTGCTCCCTATTGATCCCGTAGACAGTCCTTGGAGTGATGCTCATAGAGCTAAGATTAAACGCAACTTCGCTGGTTCTAGAACGCACTTTGTTTTAGCGGACGCTATGGGTAGACGAGGTAACAAGAACTTAGATGTCTGGAATGCTTCTAATAGGGGTTATTATACACCAGCCAAAGCCATTGATATCATGAACAGCAACACTAATTACATGGCTCCTACAGCTGCTGCTGCTCGGCTCAAAGCTTTGCAGCATATCCAGTCCCTAGCCATGGCAGCAGCTAAAGAAAAGTCAGCCGCTCCAATGAACCTATACTCTTACATTCCAAGTAGTTCTATCGAGCATGTAAAAAAGCATGGACTGTTATCGGGAAACGAATTAGCAAAGCCCGAAAATAGGCACTTGTTAGACATAGCTAGACCAGATGGAGATGCAGACAGATGGCTCAAAGAAAGGGATGCAAGATTAGCTAAGTCTCCATGGACAAACTCTTATAACGGCCCCTCTGCTTTCTTTGGGGACATAGACGCTGGGAAAATCCACGATAAGCACCCAATCAAGAAGTTTGATACAACTAGGGCTGTAATTAAATTACGAGAACTATTGAGGGACTACCCCGCTACAAAGATGGAAGGTAGCGAATTGATTCCATTCTCAGACACTACTTACGATGCCTTAGATGAAAAAGGTCAAAATGAATTTGTGAATAAACGGCATCATACGCTATCATTGGACGAGATTAAGGCATTGCTGACGAGGGGTCAAAACCCGAAAGATATGTGGAAAGACTTCAAGGACACAGAAGGTAAGTACTACGCATCAGACGTGCCACATGCACAAGTTGTTACACCTATGGGAAAGATACCTTCTAAATACATTGAGTTTAAATAAGTAAGTAATGAAAAAGTTAGAAATTGGACCATCTAGTCACCAGCGTACCCCCGATGGTGCACCTACAGCGACTTGGGATACATTAGATAGTAGCTATAAAGCGACCTTCAACGCTAAATGGTCTGGTGATGTAGCCTCACTCCCTATCCCAGAATCTACCTACGATTGGGTGCACGCTTCGCATGTATTAGAACATTTGCCATGGTGGCAGACTATTGGTGCGTTGACCGCTGTACATAACATCTTGAAGTTTGGTGGTCGGTTTACAGTTTGGGTGCCCGATGCTTTAAAAATCATCAAGTTAGCAATGGAAGATCCTGCGCAATTGCAAGAGCTTGAGAAGATTTGGCGGTGCGGTGGTCTTAACCCTAGCAAAGATCCTTGGATTTACATGAATGCTCGTGTATTCTGGGGAGCTAGGCCGGGCGAGGTAGGACAGGAGCAGCACTTTCATCGTGCTATGTTTGGGGAAGAATCATTGAAAAGGTTGATGGAGAAGGCTGGGTTCACTAGCGTGGCTCGAATTGAGCGGGACACCGCTGTTGATGTGGGGCATGGTTGGATGGAAATTGGGATGGAAGGGTTTAAATGAGCAAGATAACCTTTGTCCTTTTGAACTATAAGCGACCCGATAACTTAATTAAACATATCATCCCAAGCTTATTAAAGAACGAGCTAACCGCTAAAGTGATCGTGTCTCACGCACTGAGAGAGACTTGCTTTGATACCTATGTACATGACGATAGGTTACTACAGTTAAAAAGCTTTGACGAGCAGAAGCGGGTAGGGATGTATTGTAGGTTCTTAGCCACGGAAAGAGCCACCACTGAGTGTATTGCCTTTCAAGACGATGACTTCTTAGTAGATAATGCTTCTATTAAGTTTTGTTATGAGCAGTGGGCAGAAGACAAGCATTCCATTCATGGGGTTACAGGTAGGGTTATAACAGAAGACACCTACATTCCTAAAGATACACCCTCTGCCCGTGTTCCAGTGATATTGCCCCACTTTGCCATGACCTCTAGCCTTACGATAAAGAAAGTGATGGAGCTGGCACCTACAGTTGCACCCTATGTTCAAGACTGTACACCGATATGGAATGGGGAAGACATCTTTCTAAGCATTGTTGCGATGTTGCAAACAAAGAAGTTCAACCGAAGGCATGATTTGAAGCTCCAAGCATTACCATGCCCCGCTGCTATTTGTGAAATCGAAGGACACTATGACCATAGAACTTACCTAGTTACAAAATTATTTAAACTATTTCCAGAGCTCAAAGAAATATTTAAATCAAATAATTGAGTGGCAAGGAGCAGCAAGGAATGGCAAGGAGCAGCAAAGAGGTTCATAGAAGTTCATTTTAAGATTGAACAAGATTGAACGTTCAATTTTGTTTAAAAGATTTAACTAGACAACCCCCCAAAGGGGGCTAAAATGGTCTGCAGTTATTAGATCCTTATACATAGAAAGTAGGGTAACATGCTTGAGGAAGCAAAATACTGTGTAGATAATGCGGATACTATTAAAGCTATAAAAACTGCTCAACGGAAAAAACGTAAAGTACTTCAGCAGAAAGAACGTAGAGCGTTTGGAAAAGAGTATGTGGTAATATCTGGTAAACAGAAAAGAGTAAAATACCCAGATAAGATAATAGATGTATTGAGTGAGCGTTTTACAGTTTCTGGTTGTTCTGAAACTGGGTTAAAGTGGTCTGACTCTGCTATTAATAAGTCTTGGCTTAGAGGTCAAGAAGCAGGTTATCCCTCCTCTGATGGATATTTTTTCGTTACTATTGTTATAGATTTGGTTACTTATGCAATACAAGTAGCAAACGTTGTGTGGATGTTGACTCATAAACAACAAATTAAAGATGGCGAAATAATAGACCACATTAATCATAATCGTCGTGATAATAGAATAGAAAACTTAAAAAGTGGTGACTATTTACACAATGCAATCAATTGTTCACATAAAAAATCATATGGGTATCCCAACATAAGTATTAAAAAGTTTGCCAATTTTAAAAAAATATATTTCGTGGCTAGATTTAGCTGTTCGGGCTCAAACTGGTCTTCTAAATATGTACAATCACAGGACCATGCTTTTGTATTAGGGTGGGAAATACTAACATCAGGACAAATTCCTTTGAATTATATAAAAAGCAAATCTTTAGAGTTTTTAGACGGCACTTATTTAAAAGAAGCCCTAGCCGAGTGCGCAAAGCAAGGCATAACCATCGCATCTCTTAAATTCAAAACGCTGTACGAATACATAGCTTCTGTTGAGAACAACGCTAACTAAGTAACCAATAGTAGAATAGGAAATTAGATTATGACTACTGATGAAGCTTTGGATCAGCTTATAACTCAACTTCAAGGAAAAACAGCTAAAGTGATGGTGGTAGGTCTCGGCTACGCTGGCCTACCTCTTGCTGAGTGTATTGCCAGTGCTGGGTTTGATGTCATTGGTTACGACATAGACCCAAACAAGGTTGAAATCCTACAACAAGGGAAAAGCTACTTAGAAACCATTCCTGCAGCTAGGGTGCAAAGCTTATTAAACACAGGTAAGTTTAAAGCAACCTCAGACATTGCTACTGCAGAACCTTGTGCCGTCTATTGGATTTGTGTCCCCACTCCTTTGGTAAATGGTGCCCCTACTCTAGATATCTTATATAATGCGATCAATGCAGTAAGCACAGTAGCTAAAACACCTTTCTTGGTTGTGGTCTCTAGTACATCCTTCCCCGGAACCACTCGGTCTATGGGCTTGAGCATTCTAGAAGAAGATAGGAAAGAGGATCGCAACTTCTTTCTTGCCTTTAGCCAAGAAAGAGAAGATCCAGGCAATACCAAATTTACCACGAGAACGCTTCCTAGAGTCTTTGGAGCACTCAATGACTCTTCGGAAAAAGTGACTTCAGTTTTGTTTAATCAGCTGTTTGATGAGGTGCATCAAGCAAGCTCCATGGAAGCAGCAGAAGCCTCTAAAATGATGGAGAATGTCTATCGTGCGGTAAACATCGCACTTGCAAACGAATGGGCTGATATTTGTAATAAATTGGGTTTGGATGTGTGGGAGGTGATTAAACTCGCAGCAACCAAGCCTTTTGGCTTTCAAGCGTTTTATCCTGGTCCGGGTGTTGGTGGTCATTGCATCCCTGTGGACCCTTATTACCTTCTTCAAAAGCTGCAGAGCATGGGTTCAGACGCTGAGCTTATTAGTCTTGCGTGTGAACTGAACAAAAAGAGGCCAAGCGTAATCGTAGGCAAGCTAGTGGAGTTCTTAGGACTTTACACCCACCGCTTTGATGAAAGCTTTCCTATATTATTGATTGGGATAAGCTACAAAAAAAATGTAGGAGATCTTCGAGGTTCGCCAGCGCTTGAAATCCTTGATTTGCTCTGCAGAGAAGGTTTTGATGTAACATGGTATGATCCTTTAGTAGATAAGACAGACTTGGCTCTAGAATTATTGAGAGAAACTACTCTCAGCTCAATACTATTAAAGGAGCAAGCTGTCTGCATTATCCTTTCGGACCATGACATAATTGACTGGGATATGGTGTTAGCCCACTCCAACTTTATATTTGATACTAAGAACAAATATGCAAAGTGTGATGGGGTAAACCCGTTCAAGCTGATAAGACTTTAGCTACCCTTGCGTTTAATCCCTATGCTATTTAAACTAAATTAGTGAAGTAGTTTAATAACATAGGGAAATGCATTATGTACGCACAACGCACCAAACAAGCAAACATTGGTAAACTTTTGGCAAGCCTAGGGCTTGGCGGATTGATTGGAGGCGGTATTGGCCGTGTCTCTGGCTATAATTCTGGTAACCACGCAGGTTACGCAGAAGGCTCTGCAAATGCGAGCAAAGACACTTTAATAAATCTACTCAAAGGTATGACTGGTGTTGTACAACAAGGCGCAGAAAGCAAGCTAGACTTAAAGAAGCTACTTGAATCTAAACCTGGTGTAATGCCATCTATTCCTATGGCTCCACTAAATGCAGAATCAATTAAAACTGCAAAACTACGCAGAGTACTCCGCCGAGTAGAAAAGTCAGCTGCGGAGAAACGAGCCATTGCTGCGTTGTTAGCTGCGCTTAAGGGTGGTGGTGGTAAAGCGATGGGTGCAATTGAACGGCTGATGGGTAAAGCTGCACCTAAAACTCCTTTTGTTTCACAAGGTGCGCTCAATGCCGGACTTGAATCTTCTGCGGCGCGCCCCTTAAGCTTTGCGGAGTCTGCTCTGCCTGCCCTACCTAAAGGGTTTAGTGGTGTGCACCCCGCAGAACTTCCTGACACCGATATAATGCACAAATTATTTATGCTTAACCAAAAGTTTAAACACCAGAACTAGGAATTTAACTGTGCCATTTAAATCTGATGCTCAGCGTAAATTATGTTATGTCCTTAAAGGCAAAGGTCAGGCAGGTTCATGGGACTGCGCTGAATGGTCTGAAGCCACCGGCGATAAGAAGTTGCCAGAGCATGTAGAGGACCAAACAGAGAAGAAGGCACTGGGAATCACCAACAAGCTGAAAGGCGGAGTTGGTGATAATAAAAATCCTGCGGAGTTAGACAGATCTGAATTAAATTCTGGAATTAAAGAAGAAAAAGAACATACCAATGATACGGATGTAGCCACAGAGATTGCAGTGGATCATCTTACCGAAGAGCCTAAGTACTACTCAAAAATGAAAAAGGTTGAAAAGAGGAGTGCTATGCACATTATACAACCCTCAAAATTCGCTGAGTTGTTAGCTAAGGTGGCAGCAGCACGACCCGGCCTTTGGGCTAACATACGAGCTAAAAAGAAGCGTGGCGAGACTGCTGCTACGCCTGGGGACGAGGACTATCCAGATTCTAAGAACTGGGACAAGGTAACGGCGATCTCTGAGAAGAAGGCTCAATGCTGGGAAGGCTATGAGCGTGTTCCGGGCACTAAGGCATTAACTTCTGGTTCTTGTCGGCCTAAAGGTAAAAAGAAAGAAGATAAAAGTGCAGCAGCTTGGGAAACCTCTGAAGGTAAGAATCCCGAAGGCGGTTTGAACGACAAGGGCAGAGCTAGCTTAAAGGCACAAGGACACGACATCAAACGACCTCAGCCTGAGGGCGGAGCTCGTAAAGATAGCTTCTGTGCACGCATGGGCGGGATGAAGGCTAAGCTCACCTCTAGCGAGACAGCTAACGATCCCGATAGCCGAATCAACAAAGCATTGCGTAAGTGGAAGTGCGGTAGTGACATGGTAGAGAAACAAGCTATCGCTGCATTATTTAAGACATTGGGTCAAGGTGCATTAAGAGCTATGTCTAAGGCTCCTATGACCACGGCTGCTGTGGGTATTGGTGGTGCGGGTGCGTATGAAGCTACTCGACCTACGAACAAGCTTATTCCTCAGATACTTCCTAATGCAACTGGTGCAGCTCCGCCTACTCCTCCTCTTAATGAGAAAACTGGTTATGTTATTGCTGCTTTGGCCAAATTGGCAGTAGATCAAGCTGGTGGATCTTATTTAAATGCACAAAATACTATAAATGCACAACGAGTAGCACAAATAAAAGCAGATGCCGAGCGAGTGCGAATTGCTTCGGGTGCTCCTAAACCATCTGGAAATGGAACTTATAGATACAGCGGCACTGTATTTCCCAACAGAGTTGAAAACGCACAGCACAGCTTTACTCCTCCCGCAGCCCAAGGCCAAGGAGAGTTTCTACGACAACCAGTTCAAGCTCCTAGCATGAAAGGTGACACTACACCTACTTTTAACAATCCTACTCCGCCTACCTCTAATAACACTTTTGCACCGAGCACGGCAAAGCCTACTAATCCTCCTCCTGCTAATCGTTGGAAACCCATAGACATTAGTGGAGATCGAAGAAGAAAAGAGAAAGAGATGGGTTGGGCTCCTAATTCTATGGATCAAGGTGGGAGTCGCTATGGAGAGAATGGCCCACGTTCTGCGGAACTAGTAAAACAGTATGGTCCAACTGGTGCACCTTCTAAACCCGCTACACCTACTTCTTTAACGCAGGCTCCGGTGGCTAATGCTTCTAAAGCCCCATCTAATACTTATGCTACTTCTAGGTTCTCTTCCACACCCCCAAGTTGGGCGACACAAGGTTGGAACCCAAAACTTTAAGAGCTAAATGTGTTCAAATGCTCCGGCAGTACCTTTGATGCAATTGCACACTTAGCTGCCCATGCTGCTAATTTAAATCTTACAAAATACGCAGACTTAAATTCTGGAATTGAACTGCAGCCTCATCAAGCAAGAGTTGTACGCAATGTACAAAATCAACTAGCTACTGAAGACAAGGTTAGACTGTTGCTGTACCAAGGGCTGGGCTCTGGCAAGACCTTAGGTGGTCTTGCTGCTGCTGAAAGCTCTAAGCTACCTTACACCGCAATCGTACCCGCTGCTCTCCGTACTAATCTTAGGAAAGAGCAAGAGAAGTTCATCGACCAAGATACGGCGGTGCCTAGCAGCATCATGAGCCATACTGGGTTAGGTAGAGGGCTTCCCATAGCAAATCCTGACTCGTTGCTCATTGACGAAACACACCGGTTTAGGAACGCACAATCTTCTCAAACGCAGAACTTGTTAGATGCAGCTAGAAAAGCAAAGCAAGTAGTGATGTTGAGTGGTACACCTATTGTGAACTCTCCTGCGGATTTTGCAGTACCTTATAGCGTGCTTACCGGCAAGGATACGACCCCAGAAGAGTTTAGTGCTAGGTATGTGGACAACGACCCACAACCTTCGCTGTATCGCCGTTTCTTTAATTTAAAGGCACCCGATCCCGGCTTAAAGAATGTAGAGGAGCTGAAGAGCAACTTAAAAGGTAAGGTAGATTACTTTGCACCAGCTAAGCCTCAAGCAGAGATTAATAGAGAAGATGTGATCACGGAGATGACTAGGGATCAAACAGACCTAAACTCACAGATGTATGGTAAGCTCCCCGCCTTGCTCAAATGGAAGCTACAACTAAACTACCCACTGAGTGACGCAGAGTCTAAGAAGATGGTTAGCTTTCTGACTGGACCAAGACAGCTAGGGTTGTCTACGAGCACATTCACGCAGGATAAGTCTGACCCCATGGCTGCGTTTAACAGCTCACCTAAGCTAACAGAAGCATTTAAAAGGGTTAACGAAATGATCCAAAAGGATCCTAAAGGTAAAGCTCTCATCTTTTCTAACTTCATTGAGTCGGGCTTGAACCCTTATCAAGCTGCGTTGGACAAAGCGGGCATCCCTGCAGCATCCTTCACAGGAGCACTCTCTGACAAACAGCGAAAGAAGCTGGTAGACGACTATAACTCAGATAAGCTGAAGGTGGCATTGCTGGGGCCATCTGGTACTGAGGGGCTCTCGTTCAAAGGTACAAAGCTTATGCAGCTATTGGATCCACATTGGAATAATGTTAGGTCTGAGCAGAGTGAAGGGAGAGGATTAAGGTATGACAGTCATGCCCATCTTCCGCTTGCCGATAGGAAAGTAAAGATAGAGCGGTACATAGCTAGGACAGCCCCAAGCCGATTAAAATCATTACTCCGCTACATTGGGGTTAAAGTTAATCCCTTATCTGCTACTGATGATTACCTCATTGCAGCGGGTAATCGTAAGCAGCAGCTAAATGACAAGTTCTTAGACTTACTCAAAGGATTAGATTAGTGCTTTCTAAGATTTAGAGGAATAGCTATGAAATTGTTATGCGGAGTTATCGACAATCCAAAACATGATTTAAAAATTAGAGGGATAACTGAATTTCGCTCTTTGTATATGTTTGGAGAAGATCATTTAATGAGCCCCAATGCCAACTTGTTGCTTAAGCAGGCTGAGCATCGTGGCGACTACATTGTAATGATTGATCCTGGATATCATTTCACACATAAAAAAGTTATAGAGAGTTGGGCTTTAGCTTCCGATGTACTTTGTATGGGGCAAGAAGGAATTACGCTTATACATTTAAAAAAATGGGTACAACAAGATAAACCTTCTTGGGACCAGCTTTTATCAACTAAAATACATGTAGATATTTCGGATAAAGTTGTTTTGTTTAATAATTTAGATTGCATTGAATATGCAAACCATTACCGCAACCGCATTTGGCATATAAACACAGAGCAAATTCAACCGGCTCTACCTACAAATCGTAATATTAATTGTATAGTGATACCTACTGCTGGGCTAAAAGCCATTACCGCAGCTCACTATTTTAAATGTCCTCCAAATTCTGAAATTGTCTTTTTTGACTATTCAAAACCTAGTTTGGAATTTAAGAAGAACTTAATTTTAAATTGGGATGGAATCGATTATCCTAAATATGTTCGGGCTAACCCGACAAATGATGTGTTAGAAGATATGGATAATTTACCTCAAGACTCATTATATGGCTACTGGCAAGCTGTGTTGAAATGGTTTAAAGGTTCAGCTGCTTTTGTTGAACATTGGAAACTTTTTTGTAGTTTTAAACATTCTTTTGTGCATTGCGATTTGCTAGACGAATCAAACCAAGATACACTGTTTAAAACGATGGCTAATAAAAATGTCGCTGTTTTTACTAGTAACATTTTTTTTACTTCTTATGCCTACCACACTGCACCGCCTCCTACTGTAAATCAATTAAGCGAAAGATGGTTTGCCTTGTTGAAATCGCATCCTTCTTTAATTGTAGAGCATAACTGTTATACTTCACGCCATGGGTACTTTATGTAGCTCTGTTTAAAGAATCAAATTAAAGTTAGCCCCAGCAATTGCTAAAGTTAACAAACAAAGTTAAAGTAATGACTAAGTTTGCGGTTTTGTTTCGATTTTATGGAGATAATCATGTACGAAAAAAATGCTGATCTAATGGGTTCGTTTTCCAATGCAAGAAGTGCAGTGTCTAAAAGTGCATTAGGTCTATTAGACAAGATTAGAGGTACTTCCGTAAATGATGTAGTGGCGGATCGTGAAGCACAGGGCAAGCAGCTGCAAGACAGCATAACCGAAGCTATTCCTAAGTCTATTCGAGAAAATGTAGATTCCTTAAGCAGCCAACCTATAGGTGAATTAGCAGACAAAGCTACAAAAGCTTTGTCAAGCGTGGGAAATCATTCCAAATTAGACACAAGTCCTTCCGCTTTATCCTACATTCCCGGCATTGGTGGATTTTTAGGTGGGTTAGCCAAACCGACACCAGGACGGGGCCGATTTGTTAGCTCCTTGGGTGAAGGTATTACCGGCAACGCTGGAGCTGGGTTAGGTGGTGCTTTAGGTTTTACAGGCGGTGCAGCACTAGGGGGTGTTGGTCACCTACTCATGTCTTTGTTATCTAAGGGTAAATATCATAAGTTAACTGCTGGACTTGGAGCACAGCCTGCCATGATGGGTGGTGCAGCCCTTGGTGGCTTAACTGGTGGTTCCTTAGGTACGCACGCTGGTGCTGGTCTTTTCCGTGACATTGCTGCCAAACCAGAGAAAAGTGCTGAGCTTACCGGAAACCAAGAAGAAATTGATGTTAACAACAATGATAAAATTGAAGCAGCAGATTTAGCTAATTTGAGAAAAGGTAAAAATCTTTCTAAGGATAAGACTAAGTTTGCTGAATGGCCAGACAAGCCTACATTTACAGCAAATATGTCACTACCTGAAAAGCAACCTAATCGTTATGTGGTTGGTAAGAAATCTGCTCCAAAAGCAAATACAGCTGGGATAGAAGAGGCGCAGGCTAAACTTGCCTCACAAGACAATGCTTCTCCCTCTCGCTCAGCTGCAGGTGACAGTAAAGGAGTGAAGTACAAACAGCAGAACGAAGACCATGCAACAGGCACAGCTGCGTTTGACTCTTTAGACAAGTATCTAAGAATGTCTAAGAAAGCCGGATTAAACGATTTCCAAACTAACTTCTTTGGTCGATTGATCCAAGAAGGCAGAAATCAACAAGAGATTTACGCAGCGGTTAAACAAGCTAATGCTCAATTTGGAGCTGAAGTTGGTAAAGAATTAAAGCGTGGCTTTAAGAAGTTAGCAGGGGTTGGTAGCTTACTAGGACAAGGTCTTATGACCGCCGGTAGAGCTGCGATGGGTAATGCTGGCAATATTGCTAAGATTGGGGTTGGCGGTGGGGCACTAGCAGCGGGAGCAGGTGCGGGCTATGGTGCAGCTCAAATGCCCGAAGCAGTAAAAGGAGGAATCACTCAAGCAGCCCCCGCTATCGGTGCTGGTGTTGCAAATACTGCAATGGATCGCATGCAGAAGATGCCCGGACAAATTGCACAAAATCTACCTAGTCAGTTTGGTGACATGGCTGGTCAAGCTTTACAAAGAATGCCAGCACAGTTTGGTGACATGGCTGGTCAAGCTTTACAAAGAATGCCATTTCAAATGGGCGGGGGACAATCTGGAATAGGACAATCAACCGGCGGCTTTGCTGGTCCTTACAAGCAAAGTAGGGATAAACAAGCAGGTGTGTGGGATAAGCTAGTAGGGTTAGGGCTTAAAGGTACAGGAGTTGCAACAAAAGCAGCACCTAGAATCATTGGTACTCCTACCGCAGGCACAGGCTTAGCTAATGTAGTAAATCAATCTACTAAGAGCACACTTGTACCTCGTATGGTAACAGGTGCAACTACAGGTGCTATAAACCCATTCACTGGGGCTATGGCAGAAGGCCCTGAAGACGAAAGCGGTTGGGGTATGGCTGGAAGAATTGGAGCTAGTGCTTTAGCTGGTGCCGGCCTTGGTGGTGCTGGCAACATGAAAATGAATAACATGCTGAAGCGTATGAGTGGTGGTACTTTTGCCGGTGGTGCTGCGGACCAAGCTGCAGGGCTAGCAGGTTATGACACAGGTGGTTATGGCGCAAAAGGCGGTTTCCTTGGTGCAGCTGCTTTACCTAAACTCTACTCTAAAGGTGGCGTTACAGGAATTGGGGCCACTAAAATACCTGGCACACAGAAAACTATCTCAGATTTAGCGGGCTTTGCTGGTGGTACCGGCGGTAAATCCATACAGACTGCAGATTTACTAAGTTTAGCTGATCCATTTAATATGGGCATGAAAGGTATAGGTGCAGGTTACAAAGCATTAAAACCATTTGCCAAATCTAATCCTATAGCCACTGCTGGTTTAGGGTTAGGAGCTGCAGGGGTTGGCACTGGAGCTTACATGGCTAATTCAGTTAAGGGTATGCGTGATGACATGGCCAAGCAAATGACTAGCTTCCGCAATGAAGCTAACAACCACTTGTCCGGTATTCGTCAAGATCTTGGCGGTGGCATGGGCGGAATTGGACAGTTCTTTAATGAGAATAAACATTGGTTGATGCCTGCGTTGTTGGCGGGCGGGGGTGCCCTTGCGGGCGGTGCACTAGGTGGTGGTACCGGTGCTGCACTAGGCGGTCTTAGCTTACCCGCTCTCTACATGATGCACCAGAATGGTATGTTTGGTGGCGGTGGTGCTGCTAATCCTTTACAAGCACCAGAAGGTAAACCACGTCTCGATTACGCACAGCAAAATCAACAACATGCAAGAGAGGAAGCAGACAAGCAAGTTGCTGCTCGTACTCAAGATCCAAGGTTGGCAAGCCCCACGAAAAAAAATAACTCCGTGGGTGGTGGTGGATTAATAAATCCTAATAACATGAAATAAATGAAGCTGTGTGTCGAGTAAGTGGCTGTGTAGAGCGCAAGGCGGGTTGTATACTCCCCGTATCATCTCTAGCAGCTGGGTGCGTTTGTTTCTAGTAGATAAACGCACAGAACGCTGCTGGGGAAAATTCCTTGCGATCAGTGTTTCGGGCAGTTGGAATGGTGGCTGTTTTAAAGGGTCCACGATACCTCAGGTCTCCTTTCGCCCTACCACCATACAACTTGAGACCTCTGATACACCACAGGGTGTCACGTTTCGACGAGGAAAGGCGGAAACGCTAGACCGGGTGCGACTGCCCAGCTTGACTTTAAATTCTGGATTTTAGAAAAGAAAGAATAACATGATTAGTAAGGAATTCTATTTTTTTGATTGTTTAGGACTTTATCATAAACGAAATGTTTTTGCTCCAGAGCAAATAGCTGCAGCTAATCAAGTGGTGGACGAGTGTCAAGCAAACGCAAGATTTAAGCGTGGTACTTTGGCTAATGAGATCATCAAATACTTTGGCATATGGGAATCACACCCAATTTTCTTAGAGTTAGCAAACCACCCTGCCGTCCTTGAAGTGTGTAACCATTCCTTTGGAGGCCCAGATTCTTTTCGTTTGGATCATGCTCTCATCGTTGAATCTACTCCTAAAGATAAATTACAAGGTCTTTTGCATGGGCTTAGTTTTGGTAAGAACACTACGCACTATCACTTAACCCAAGGTCAGCCACATTTGAACAGCGTATGTTGGACTAGAATTGGGCAGCTTTCTGTTGCAATCATATTACAGCCACAAAGTTCAAAGACGGGGGGCTTTTGTTTTATACCCGGATCGCATAAAACTTCTTATTTTGTTTCAGGGCAAGAACTGCACAAGCACATATTTAAAAAACAATCTTTAGACATAAATGAGGAACATCTTATTATTCCTGATTTAAACCCAGGAGATCTGATTGCATTTCCCGAGTCTTTAATTCATGGACAAACAGGTATAGCGGGAGCAGAAGAAAATCGTAGGCTTATTTTTAATATGTTCTATCCCATGGGTATTAGGTTTATGGACTGGACTGAGCAATACAAAAAGATTAGAGAGCATACAAAAGACGAGAAAAAGTTAAAAATTATTAAAGAGTTACCTTCAGATTTAATAAAGTTAGACCCAAATTACGCTGGACCCTCTAAGTGAAAAACTACAAGTTTGCAATTGTGCGCATTTTGGGTAATGAAAATCCTCCCCGAGATGTGATTGGGGCAAGGTTAAAGTCATTAGAATTTACTTTAAAAAATGAACCTTCTTTTCCAGATACCATTAAACTTTTCTTGCTGAACCGTTTTTTAGATCCTATTTTTCGAAATCAAATAGAAGAGCTTCTGTTAGAGCGGCGTATGCGGTACATGGAGCTCCCATTAGACTGGGATAAGCTAAAAACGATGCAACAGAATAAAGCTACAAACGAAGCTTTAAATTTAGAAGTCATTGGTATCAACTCTGCAAGAAATGTGGCGATAGACTATGGTCATGTGTTTGCTACAAATGCAATTGTGCTAGATGGAGATTGTATCTTTGATCAAGAAGGCTGGAATCAGTTCAGGCAAATTACAGAAGAACAACCTAGTCAGTACTACAGCCTACCTATGGCACGCATACCTCTTGAGCATTACAGCCAAAGGCTAACTGCTCCTCTAGAAGAGAGTCAGTTAGCCTTTCGAGAGGATTCCTCATTACGCTTTGACTCGGCTAGATTATTTGGGGATAACGATAAATTGGATTTGTTGTTCCGGCTTGGGCATGACCGTACTCCTCTAACCGCTCATCTTAAAATAGAAGGAGATAAGACAAAATTAGCTGGATATGTTTTGCACCTACAGACTGGAAAAAATGTTACAGAAAGCTCAGTGCTTGTACGTTGTAAAGAGCGAAACGAATCGTTGCGTTGTTTGTTTGACAAAGTTCGAACAATGGCAGAGGAGCGGAATCGTTGTTAAATGCTCGTAAAATACTACATGTAGATTGGCCTCTCGAACTTCAGCTAATGAATACGCTTAGGGACAATTTACTCAAGTTAAATATAAATGCGTCTAACACAGTTGTAGTCGCAGTATCCACAGACTATTCCTCTGTAGTCGCCCAGTACCTTAGGCACCAGTTATCTCACGATGGCGAAATATGTGAAGGGTTTGGCATTGATGTTCCCTATCCCGATGAAAAGTTTGATGACAAATTTGTTACCGCTATCTTGGCTTTGTTCTATTTAAACCTTGCAAACATCGGAAACAAGAAAATCCTTCTTGTAGAAGCGGGTGTTATTCGAGGTGGTAACTACACCAAGGTTCATGAGATAATTAGGCAGCAACTTAAGCTAACTCAAGAGGTATACACCCTTACTTTGTTTGAGAATTTTGGAAGTAAATTCAAGTCTGACTTTGTAGGCAGGTATTACAATGATTTAAAAGAAGATTTAACTTTTTGGTGGGAAAAGCCAAACAAACATTGGCCACTTTAGCAAATAACAAGGATTGCAATGCGAGTCAGCAAAAAAGCTAAATTGGTCTACATTAACCCGCCTCGTACCGGCACCACATTAATCGACCAAGTCATGCACGAGTTTTTTGATGATGTATGGCATCCTAAAAAATGCACACAGCATACTACTGTTTGGAACCCTAATTGGCATGATTACTTCATTTTTATCTCAGTAAGAAATCCTTACACTCGTGCAGTTAGTATTTGGCAACGCCAAGCCCAGTACTGGAATCGTAGAAAAGACAGTTGGAAAAAATGGCTCAATAATGGAAAGATATCTTTTGAAGATTTAATCTTACACCCTAGCGAAGAGGTGCAGAATTGGTGGCAATGGCAGGTATGCTCTTCTTTTACGAAACTTATTCCCCGCATTGACCATGTAGTGCATTTGGAACAACTGCAAGAAGACTTAGAAAAAGTGCCTGGGTTAAAAAAAGAAAAGTATGATTGTGTTAATCCAAGCCATTATTCAAAAGCATGGCAAGCTAACTATCAAAGTGAACGATGTATTTCTGCGGTGAAAAGAATATTCCAGCCTGATTTTGAATCTTATGGGTACAGCGACACATTTTCTCAATATCTTTAGCTGCTATAGCCTAGAATTATAATTGGAAGGTATAATGATTTTTTAGGATGGACTCGATTTGTATGTCAAATTGGGCTGAATCTGTTGACACAGATTACCAACATTAGGTATTACTAATAGTTGATGATACAAGATAAATAACAAGGAGCATTGCAATGCGAAGAAGTTTAGCAAGTCAGTATCGAGTTAAAACCGCACATCACTTACTTAACATCGTTGCGTTGAAGCGAGAAATGGACACCTACAGTGTAGACGGTCTGTTGAAAGCTGCTTCTACTGGGCATAGCAAAGAAGCTTGTTTAAGATACGCTGGATTACACGCTGCTTTGTTGATTGAAAAGCGAGCGGTAGACAGCTATAATTTTGGACCAGATACAGCTGCATTTAAAAACAATAGTCCAAAACCAGCTGCACCTACAGTAACACCGCCTACAGCAGCACCTGCAGCAAAAATACCAAATCGTGGCTTTGCTGGCTTATTTGGAGGCGGAAGCGCAGCTCCTAAACCCGCAGCTTCGAGTTCTAGTGGTTCTGGTTACACCGGTGGTAACTATATGATTAACACTCAAGCTACAAAGCCTTCCACCGCACCTAGCAACCTTGATGCAAGTATGCTGGATGGACTTCTTGCCCACAGTAAAGCTAATGATGTGCAAGCCCCTGGTTTATCAGTTCTATCCCCAGCAAGCCCACCACCTGCAATGAATAATGCAGGCACAGCCTCAAGGAGACAAGCTCCGGCACCACTTACCGCAAATGTGATTCCTAAACCGCAAGGCACGGCTAATGCAACCAGTGGTTTAGGTTATGATCCTACTGGCTCCGGAAGTGCTGGAAGAGTTTCGGGTACTAAGCCTGCTCCAACCCCTCCCGAAAATGATATGAGCAGCAAAAAGTTTAAACCTACTGCAGACACCGTAGACCCTGTTGAAGAAGCTTACTCCAAGCAATTAAACGAAAGTGCTGCTGCTGCTGCAAAAACTGACAAAATGCCAAGCCTTTCAGAAAGTTCTGGGGCAGAAGGCGGTGTACCTGCAGCACAAGAAGCAATAGCTGCACAATCTCAAGGTAATGGGCGTAGTGGTCGCTTCTTTAATGGACAAGGTATTGGGCAAGGTCTCCAAAACCGTGGTCGCCTATTTGGGCGAGGCCGTTAATTAGTTAAAATCTAGAATTGAACCTAGGCACTTATTTGTAGCTTAGGTTCAATCTAGTTTCTTTTGAGGGATAGCATGGCAAATTATACGAATGAAAAGCTTGCTTGGGAGGCTTTAACCAACATGTTTGGGGGTTCAAAGCCTACTCCAAATCCAGCTCTTGCACGTATCAATTTACCAGCTCCTGCTCAACCTGATTACTCTGGCGGTTGGTTAGGTGGTATGCTTGGTATGTCTGGGCCTACTCCTAATACCTTAACTAAAGGTATGCAGGCAGATAGGGCTGCTGGAACAGATACTGCTTCTCGTCATGAAGCTATGCGCAAAGCTATGCCCGCAAATCTACCAGCTCCACCTCCTCCACCACCTGATCACTCAGGCGGTTGGTTAGGTAATATGCTTGGTATGTCTGGGCCTACCCCTAATACTACAACTGCAGGTTTTCGTGCAGATCAAGCTGCGGGGACAGATACAGCATCAAGACAAAACGCACAGATGCAAGCTGGAACAAATGTTGGGGGTGGTACCCCTATAGGCGTAGACGAAGTGGCGGGAACTAATGTTGGCGGTGGAATCCCTGAAGGAGTTAAACAATCCATGGACAAGCAAGCTATAGCTCTTAGAGCAAATCGTTTACATATTTTGAACACAGAGATTGCTCGATACAATCCTGCCAATTTGATTAAACAAGCTGCAGACTATCCCACTACAAGCAATAAGCAAGCATGTGCTTATTACCTTGGGTTGAAGAAGCAAGCAGCGGTAGAGAAGAAAGCTTTTCTTAAAGCATTAGGTAAAATATTAGGTGGTGCTTATGGTGTGGCCAAAGGTGCAGTTACTGGGGCAGCTCCTCATGTAGGTGACGCAATGCGTGGAGCAGCAACAGGAGTTAGAAATTACACTGTAGCTAATCCTCTTAAAGCCGTAGCAGGTGGTGGTGCCCTTGGGCTTACCGGCGAACACTATGTCTTACCATTCTTAGGTGATGTAGCTAACACCGTCAAAGATAGATACAACGAGTCCGCAAAAGGATTTGATGAATTCATGCATAGGCTTGGTAGAGGCTACAAAGCAACTACTGCTGACCCGACTTCTGACTTTTCAAGCGATGGTATAAACAAAGCCAAAAAAGTAATAGAAAGCGTTACTCCTAAAGCAATTACTTCTGGCATCATACCTTCCAAACCTTCTAGACTGCTTGAAGTAGAAGAAGGCTCTATTCCTGATGATTTTAAGTCTAGATCTTTGCCTAGGGATAACCCCCAGTGGAGAAGTGGAACACGTGGTCGAGACTACCCCAGATACTAGTTTGTAAGTTTTTTTGATGGAAATGTTGACAACCACTTTGTATGTTAGTTCTTCATGTCAAAGCTTAAACTTATAATCACCGGCTGGTCTCGTGGTGGCTTAGGTTATGTTGCTGAGCTATTACGGCTCAGCGGGGCAGAGGTTGGCCAGACATTTGATGAAAATATCTGTTATAAAAATGTCGAAGAGTGGTTACAGAATGCCAAGGAAATAGAAGTTTCCTCATTTTTTGTACCTTGGTTGGCTTACGAAAAGTTGAAAGGTATTCGTGTAGTTTTTATTACACGAGACCCAATGTGCGTTTTAAACAGTTTGTATTTTCATGGGATGTTCCATGATGAAAAGATGTCTAAAATAAAAGAAAAAGCTTATTATGTATTTCATAATTTCAAAAAAACCTATGAAGGTAAACCTGCACAAGCAGCAGTAGCTTATATTATTGATTGGCATGGCTTAGCTAAACTTCTTTGTCCTACGCTAGTTGAATTGCCGGTAGAAGAAGGCCCTCATCATTTGTTAAAAATACTTTTATCTCAACAATTTAAAGACACTATCTTTTGTCCGCCTACCGTTAACAGTTCTAATTGTAGACAAGTTTTAGTTCCTTCTAAACTTCCAAAAAATGCAAAACAAAACATGTTAGAGCTTCTTATTCAGCTAGGTTACCGTGAAAGATTCTGGCTCCCTTGCGGTAACCATGTTTATTATGCTAACGCAGATTGGCACTGTTAATGAACACTATTGTTGTTAATCGATTTAAGCCATATCGTAAATTTAGGTGGATACGATCTAATTATTTATGGCAAGATAGCAATCCTTATTTAGCTAAATATAATATTAAAGTAAAACACGAATCTGCGGGGCCTCACGATGTAATGGTCATACCTTGTCCGCACTTGCCCGGTAAAGAATCTTTTGCGCACCAAGACCATGTCATTGAAATTGAAAGGGGACATCGTGGAATTATGGATTTCCAAGATACCCCATTAATTTGTGACAGTTCTTTAGATTATGCTTATTTAGACCCTGTTATGCGTAGCTTAATAAGTCACCCTCAAGTTCGTGCATACTTGCCTAATGTTTCTTTTCGAGATCCTATTGTGCAGCAGCGTGGTTCTCTTAATGGGGAATATTATGGCACAGTTTATGCTGCTCGAGAACTGTATGCTAGTGGACCTTCTTCTCGCCAAAATAATCATCCAATGCCTGCAGAGCTGTTAGCTAAGATTCAGCCGGTTAGTCGTCCTCCTACTCCTCTTTTTTCAGATACTGTTTTTGAGTACATAGCTAAAAAAATTAAACCATTAAAAAATCGTAGCGTTGACGCTATGTTTAGTGGTCGAACTTTTTATGGGCAAACACAAAAAGCTACATATATTACAAAGCATCGAAAGCACCTCGAATATTTGTGGGACAGTTTGCCAGGCTGTAACATTATAAAAAGTTACGACAATTACGAAGGAGATATTAAAAATGGAAAGCCGACAAAGATTTATTCTTATCCTTATGAGTATGTAGACGCTTTATTAGAAGCTAAAGTGGTTATCAGCCCTTGGGGTTGGTCTCCTTGGTGCATTAGAGATTTAGAGGCGCTGGCTTGTGGCTGTATAGTGATTAAGCCGGAGTGTAGCAATATGTTAATCTACCCAGACATTTATGCCCCACATCGACAATTGATGGTTTGGTGCGACATCGTTTTTGATAGTTTAAAATCACAGTTATATTACATTTATCGAAGTCTGGATGAAATGCAGGATCGGGCGGACCGAGGTAGGCAATTTGTCACGGATGCCCTATACCCTAATGATAAGATTTATGCGAGCTGGACCAAGGATATACGACGCATATTAGAGAATGCGTTAGAGCGTCCTGCTTACAGTGTTGCTGCACAAATGCTGGACTTTAACTCTTAAATCATTTACCGCTGTTGCATGATTAAACATATCTGCCCATAATCAAAAAGTTGGAAAAGCTCTATTTGATCGATTTCACTAGCATCGCACCGTCATGGAGGACTCTGTATGCCAGTTAAGCCCAAGTATGATATTCCCATTCAAGTCATTTTTGATACGGCAATAAGTTGTGGTGGTAGCTTGGCTAAAACAGCTATAGCACTAGGCATACCTTATCGTTCCACTGTTGGTGCAAGGCTTAAAAAAGCTGGGCTGATGGCACGCATGCGTGCAATGACTAACACTAAGCAAAAGACTGCAACAGCTGCTAAAGAAAAACTAACCATCAACGAACGTGGTCAATTTACTGAAGTTGATTATGTGGGAGACCAAATTAACACTGCGGAAGAACTCCTCTTAAAATCCGGAATTGACATGGAGTTGTACGAGGTAGAACGCATTACTGTCAACAACTGGGAAGTGGCAGGGGCTAAACCAACCAGTGGGATTTGGAAGACTGGATTAAAACAGATCAAAGTACAGCTAAGGCGCAAGCGAGACGAAAGAGTGGCGGTAGACCGTGTGCTTCAAAAGCTAGAAGATAACTCACCTATTAACTTGAAGATTAAATACCCTAAAGACAAGAAGCAGAAAGCTCGTCGTGCCCTCGAAGTGTCGATTATGGATCCTCACTATGGCATGCAATGCTACAAGGGCGAAAGCGATCACAATTGGAGTTTAGAAGAGTGTAGTCGCATGTGTCTGTGGGCAATTGACTCATTGCTAGCTCAAGCCCATTTGTATGGCAAGTTTGAAGAGATTGTCTTTCCTTTTGGCAACGACTTCCTTCATCATGATAATGCAATGCACACCACCACGAGGGGAACACTGCAGCCAGAAGGTCTGTCTTTCCAGCATGTGTATGAAAATGCAATTAAGCTTGCTGTAACTATGGTGGACAAGCTTACGGCACTGGCTCCTGTTCGAGTTATTCAAGTTTCTGGTAATCACGACCAGCAAGCTTCGTTTAGCTTAGGACAGGTGTTAAAAGCCTACTATCGCAACGATGATAATGTTACAGTAGATGTAACTCCAAGCCCTTATAAGTTTTACCGGTTTGGTACAAACTTGATTGGGTTTGATCATGGCCATCATATTAAGTCGATTCGGCTAGCTGCTTTGATGGCACACGAATGCCGTGAGCACTGGGCAGACACTAGCTTTAGAGAATGGCATTTAGGAGACCAGCATCGCAAGGGAACTGGAAGTCCTGTGGTAATGGAGGAGCAAGGGGTTGGCGTTGAGTATTTGCCCGCTTTAACCCCTCCTAATGCTTGGCATCGGTTAAAAGGGTTTAACTGGCAGCAACGTGGTGCTATGGCTTTTATATGGGATCACGACACTGGACCAGTGGCAAGATTGCAGGTAAACCTTAATAGTTACACGGGGAAGCCTACGGGTGTGGGTTTTCCCCAGAAGGGCAAGTAAATGAAGTTCTTCTGGTTAGTATTTTTGTTGTTTTTTGGCTGTTTATTGGGGTGGGGGATTTTCCCCACCCTCTATGAACTGGAAATTCCGCTAGAGCCAGTTGAACAACAAGCTGAGATGGTATCGCATGACCATGCGGTATTTGAGGGCCCTCGCTCGGGGAAGTGGCCTGCGGTGCGTCAGCGATTTATCAAGGCGCACCCTTGCTGTGAAGCTTGCGGCAGCTTGCAGAACCTAAATGTGCATCATATTTTTAGTTTTAAAAATAATCCCGAGTTGGAGTTGGATCCTGATAATTTAATTACCTTATGTCGCAAGCATCATTTTTTTCTAGGTCATTCGGGTAACTGGACAATCACTAACAAAAAGTGTCAGGAAGAGGTGAAGGCTTACCGCCAACTACATCCGTGGAAATAAACTGTTGTTTTCTGCCAAAGTGCCAAGGAGGGTGACATGGCTGAGCGAACAGATGGACAAGGTGCAAAGTTTCGTGCGGTCTTACGCATGTTACGCAAAGAGTGCAAAATAGCCCGCCCTATCAAAGTAATTAGCAAAGATTTAAATAGAGAAAAGCTATGCGGTTGCTGCATTGCTTATTTAGATGATAATGGTCAAGTAACTCGTTTCGCTATTGAAGTAGATAGTAATCTAGCCCCAGTTACCGCTATTGATACTCTTTTACATGAGTGGGCACACGCACTAGATCAAGTGACTAATGGAGTGACCGGAGAGCCTCATCGTAGTAGCTGGGGTAAATGCTACGCTAGAGTATGGCGAGCTTATGTATCTAAAATAATTGATTAAATTTAGTTGACTATGTCCCCTTAAGTGGGTACAAACCCATCTGCTTAGGATGATCAATGTAAAATCCACGGAGGGTTTATGGCTTGGTACAACCGAGAAAATGCGGAAATTCTTAACTTTATGGTGATTGGAAATAGGCATTCGGGCTATGGTTTATTGCAGTCTTCGCTCGCAGCTCACCCAGATATAGTTTGTCATGGTGATCTTCTTCACGATGACGATAAAGTTAGAAAAGTCGAGCACTCCATGTATTTTGGGACTACCGGTAAAATAATCGATCACTTCGACCCAACTCATTTAAGTGTGGAACAATATTTCAATAACAAGATATTTGACAACATATTGCACGGCGAAAAAGCTGTGGGTGTAAAAGTAACTTACGATCATCTGCGTCATTATGATTTATGGGATTACACAGACCAGCGGTGTCGCCGGGGTGACTTCTGTTTAGTACATGTTGTGCGTAACCCTATTGCTTGTTATGTTGCATGGAAACAGCAGCAGCAAAGGGAAGGTAATGCGGAAATTAGTAGTAGTGATCGCTTGCCTGCAATTTGCATTGAGCCCGCTGAACTAACTCAGTTTGTGAGGGACCATACCGCTGCCATGTCTAAAGTTAATAAACTTTGCCCAGACCGAGCTGTTATTCCTTATCATGAGTTACTTTTAGACTTTCGAGGTGTCTTAGAAAATCTGTTAGAGTTTTTGGAGTTAAAGTTCAGCCCAGCATGTTTGCCCAACCAAAAACGAGTACAGCGTAGAGATGTTCGTAGCCGTGTCATGAATTGGACTGAATTAAAGAATGTAGTACCCCATGATGTTCTTGAGTACATGAATAGCACCACTTTGTTTTAATAACGAGGTAGCCATGAGTTTTGAACTTCATTTAATGTGTTGGGGTAGTCTTATTCTTCTTGTGGGAATTGTTTTAAATATATGGCTTATTAGTGTATCCGATGACCACGGCACTGATGATTTTTAATTAGAATGGTAAAATAAAAACATGCAGCAAGATAAAGGATTGACGGCACGGGAACGAGAGATAGTCATACTAATCAGCAAAAACTTAAAGTATAAAGACATTGCGATAAAGCTTAATCTTGGCTATGAAACAATTAAGACTTATGTTAAACGTATTCGTAAAAAACTAAACCTTTCCTCCAAGCTAGAGGTAGGGTTGTGGGGTTACAAACAAGGGTGGACAGAAGGTTAAACTAAAGAAAGGACCTACATGAGTAAGTTTAAGAAGGCGGTTATGTTGCATAACAAAGAGGAGTGGCAGCATTATCAGAAAGATATGATAACTGAATTAAATATGCTTTCTTATGGCCATTCGTTGTCAATACAGTTACCTAAAAGTCCAGAATCTTATCCCTGCCTAGTGTACACAACATTATTACCTTTAAGTCAAAACTCTGAAGCTATAGATCACGCTGAAATCGCCTGTTGCTATGTGTATACAGACAATGCAGAAGAACTAGTAAAGTTAATAGGCCCAGAAAATCTGCTTGATTTCTTTTCTTCGTTGGAAAGCAAACTGGCTACAGATAACACATATACGGAGAAATATAAGGAGTGCCATAACTACGAAGGGCACAAAGGTAGGGAAGGGGTTGAAGGCAAGGACGAAGATGACGAAGAAGAAATTCTTTTTGATGACGATGCTTATCTTCCAGCTGCAGACTCTTTTGAAGCGGATGAGGATGAGGATGAGATAAAGATGAAAAAAGGTAAAACAGAAGACTATGTGCCAGCTTCTGCTGGTGTATTACTACTTACCTTGGTATCAGAGCTACGAAGCATAGGAGCTTTGCGGTTAGATCGAATGCTGGAAACTGCAAAGGAAATAGAAAAGTGGATGGTGGAAAACAAAGAAGAAAATCTACATTCGGATCTGTGGGAACTTTTAAAAAGATTGTGGGATAAAAAAGATGCTAGCTAACTTCATAAACCAGTGTTGGTGGTACATGGAGATTCCAAGAACAGGTTCATCTACCATTGATAGAGGCTTGCGTAGGTTTTTTCCTCATGCACAAGCAATATATCAGAAACATTGGCCAATCACGCCTGCTCCGTTTATGGATAAGGATACAAAAGAAGTTTTTGGTTTTACTTCTATTAGAAACCCTTACAGTCGGGCAGTAAGCTGTTGGCAGTTTTTTACTCAGCCTGGGAAAATCTCTTTTCTAGACTGGACAAAAGAGCGAAGAGACCAAGGTTTTATGGATGTACATATTGAGGCGCGTCCGCAACATTTCTGGTTTAATCTTCATCAGTGGGAAGCTGTTATTCGGCAAGAGCATCTAGAATATGATTTTTGGCAAATAGCTCAAAAGCTTAACTCTCGTTTGTCTCCCATGCCATTAATTAAATACAATGATATAAATGGACCATGGGTAAACAGAGTGCATGCTAAAACTTCTCGGGATAAGCCTTGGCAAGACTACTACTGTACAGAAAGTAAGCAAAATGTTCTGCAACTGTACCAAGAAGACTTTAAATGCTTAGCCCCTTGGTATTCTGTCCAGTTTCCTACTATTGCTGTCACCTCTGCTCAAGAGGTATAATCAGCCCAAGTGGCTTTATCGCAGGTGCCGATAGGTTAGGAAATGCAGTGCAGCTAGGATAGCCGCAATTTGTATTAGGATTGCTGGGCAAGTGAAAAACAGCCAGCTGGTGGAGTTTCAGTCGCACCTTATGACTGTTACCAGCGGAACGCTTCCGCACTGGACTTGAGGGAGGGGATCTCAAGGGGCCACTTAGCTATTTCTCTTGCTTACAAGGATGTCACAAGCATGACAACTACTCAATACCACGCTTTAGCCTTAACCCAAGAACGATTAATACAGCAAGTGGCATCGGTTGAGGCTAAGGTGGATCATATGAGCCATGATATTGGTATCTTGTGTAAGCTAGTGCGGGATGGAAACGGCCAGCCATCTATTATGCAGCGGTTAGCCCAAGTAGAGACAGTGTTAGAAGCTCAAGTTAAAGATTTAGAACAAATTAGCCAATATGCCAATTCTATGACTGCGTCCCGCATGCTTACTCGAACACAGTTAGTTGTAGGGTTATCGGGGATGATACTTACTGTGTTGCTTTCTTCATTTTCAGTTTATGCAGCAATTATGAAATAGGTTAAGGGAGTTTTTATGAGTTTGATTTCTACGGCTGATATTCCAGATTATCGGCATTTATTGCTTTATGATGTTTTACAAATGCCGGAGAAATGGGCTGAAGTTAAGATGACAGGTTTGTTACAACTCACTAATTCAAAATGTGCAGCTCCTAGCTATTTAATAGTAGGCATACCCACTGCTTTGGTTCGTGGTGTTTTTGATGCAATGCATGAACCTGGTATTTCTTTACCTGCATCTGTAGACGGAGGGGCTATGCGTGCCGGTATTGTGGTCATGACTCCGGAAGAACTAAAACAAATAGGTGGTTCTGAAAAGATTAGCGAGCGGGGTAAATCTTTTAGTTATTACCTTGATGGGCTAACAGAAACACCAGCTAAAGGGTGGCCCGGTGTCTCCACTTGCTGGCACATGAGAATTAAATCACCAGACCTTGGTAAGTTACGCCGTAGCTACGGGTTACCTACCAAAGTTGAAGGTGATTCTGACTTTTCCATAGTAGTGGCAGTGCGTAAAACTGGAGTACTTACTGCCAATGCTACGAGTAAATCTACGAAGCAGAAGGATTCTCAGGAGCTTCCAAGTTGGACTCTGCCTTAAGCTTATTCTCAATTAACTTTGCGATTTCGCTGCGGTGAACAGCAACTTCACGGGGAGCTGCTATCCCAATTTGAATTTTGTCACCACGGATGTCAACAATGGTGATAGTGATGTTATCACTGATTTTAATGCTCTCGCCTTTTTTTCTACTTAATACTAGCATTTGAATCGTCCTTCCTTGAAGTTAAAATGCTTGGAATTCGACCACCATACTTATTTTATACAAGCAAGTCAATAAGGAGTTATCATGGAAGCTTTTCTTCAACGTTTACCTGCAATATTTAACAATAAAACGGCAGCTAACAGCAATGGCTGGTACATTGCGGAATCAAATATAAAAGGTAAAGGCATATTTGCTGACAAGGATTACAAGGAAGGGGAGATCATTGGCAGTGGGGGTACAGCGGGCGGAGAAGATGAATTCGGTTCTAAAATCTGGAATTTAACAGAACTGGCTCGTTATTGTAACCATCAATGGAAATCGAATGTTGACATAAAGAAAGATAATGATCAAATTGATTTAGTGGCAAAACGAGAAATTAGCAAGGATCAAGAAATTGTAGCGGATTACGCACAAGTTTCTCGAGAGCTTGGAGCTCGTTCACGCATGATGTGGAATGGCAAAGATGTACCATCTACCGACTTTTCTGACTATGTGGAAAAAAACAACGAAGATGAATAAGAAAGTTAAAAATGAATTTTATCAGTTTAGCAGAGCTTTACCGAGATATAGCGGTATGGGAGAGACAGTTACCGCAATTCGACGCAGTGTGTGGTGTACCTCGCAGCGGATTGATTCCTTCCACTTACATTGCGCTGCGTCGTAATATTCGGTTAGTGGAGCTTTCCGACTTACTACGACAACCCGAAGGAGCAATTGATAGGGCGCACTTACGCCCTAATAATCCTGTTTGCCGTTATAACATACCTTATGGTAACAGACTTTTAATCGTAGACGATTCTTCTAGTTCGGACAGTGTCACTTTTACCGGTTTGCGTGAGCAACTAGAAACACAAACTAGCTTACAGATTGCCTATGGGGCGGTGTATCGAAGCTCAGAAAAAAGCAAAGTTAATTACTACTATCGAGAAGTCACACAACCTCGCATGTTTGAATGGAACTGGTGGCGTAACTGGTGGACACAATTCGCACTATGTGATCTAGATGGTGTGTTGTGTGAAGATTGGAAAGGTAAAAGTGAAGTAACTGACGATCTTGAGTTTGCTAGACATGTGAGAGAAGTTGCTCCTTTGTACATTCCTCAGATGCCAATTAAAGCTGTGGTGACTAGCCGGATTGAAAAATACCGTAAAGAGACAGAGAAGTGGCTGGCTAAGCACAATGTTATGTATTCTAAATTGATCATGCACCCAGCCTCTACGCCAGAGCTGCGAAGGCAAATGAACGACCACGCAATTCGAAAAGCCGAAGCTTACATGCAGATTCCAGAAGGTAATCTTTTTATTGAAAGTGATGTGAAACAAGCTGCTCAAATTTTTAAGTTGACGCAACGTCCTGTGCTGTGTATCGATAGTATGACTATGTTTAAATAAAGGAGCAAACCATGTTATCCGATTATATTGAAGAAGATTTTAGGTTTGCTACTTCGCTGCAGATTAGGCATTATACTCCCACAGAATTGGTATTTAAACCACATTGTAATGGGTATGCACTCTCGCAGCTAATAGATCAGATTGATGGGCAAGTCTTAAGGCATTGCCCTCAGTCAACCATATTCTATTTACGGGCTCCTGGAGGTACGGCATTGTGGTTAGCTCGTCACTTACATGTATTTGCGAGTAAATTTGAACTTTTTTTATCTATTGAACCTCAGCATTGTACGGAGCAGGTACTCATCGAATTACAAAGCATACCTAATGTAAGACAAGCGATAGCAGAATCAGCGCCCTCTAATAATAACGATTTACAGGAAATAGACTGTGTAATATTAGCAAATAGTGTGGATTTGTTAGCGTGGGTAAATTGGGTGCAGACACGCACAGATTTACGAAGGGCAACTATGTTAGGTTATGATCCTCAGCGACAGTTACAGCCGACTAAAGCTGGGTATTATTTCATGAACTCTTCCATTTGGGTGGACAATAGACAGCGGTCTAAAAGTGTTTGAATTGTAGGTTTGTAACAGTTTTAATTTACTAGGAGATAGGTGTGCAAATTACTTCTTTTAAAAAAGATGCTTCAGCTCGTAGTCATGTAGATTTAACGGTCAAGAAGCGAAGTGGCAAAGTGGTGAACTTCGATCAAGCTCGTATTTACACTGCTTTACATCGTTGTTTGGTAAGTGAGCTGAAATACGATGAAGCCGAGGCAGCTCGCATCAGCAAACTAGTTGGTGAGCAGGTATACAACATTGTATGCAGCAGCAACAAAGTAGTAGATGTGGAAGAGATTCAGAATCTGGTGGAAACTCAATTGATGGCTAATGGGTTATACCTTGTGGCCAAGCAGTACATTCTCTTTCGAGAAGTAAAAAGACAGCAACGAGAAAACGCACCACTGCCAGAAGAAGTAATTGTCGCATTCCAAGAAAACGACACTTATTTTGATAATGAGTTACAGAAGTTTCAAGCATTAGACAAATTCGCACGCTTTGTCCCCGAGCTGGGTCGCAGAGAGACTTGGCCTGAAACAGTGGATCGGGTTATCGGATTTTTTCAAACACATTGCAAGCGTGAAAACCACAATGTAACTGAAGAAGAATGGGGTAATCTTAAGCAAAGTCTTTTGCGGTTAGAGTCTGCTCCTTCCATGCGTTGTGTGCAAATGGCTGGACCTGCTTTAGAACGATGTCATGTCGGAGTATACAACTGTTCTTTTCAAATGCTGCAGAATACTACAGATTTGGCAGAGGAACTCTATGTACTTATGCAGGGCACGGGTGTTGGATTTTCAGTGGAAAAAGAGTTTAGCGTAGAAGAGTTTCCTCGAGTTAAACGACAAAAGAAGCATAGTGAGCCTACTACCTATGTAATTGAAGACAGTACAGAAGGCTGGTGTGATGCATACAAGGCAGGGTTAGATGCATGGTGGGCGGGTGAAGATATTCATTTCGATTATAGTCATATCCGAGAATCAGGTGCTCCACTTAAAATCAAAGGTGGAAGAGCTTCTGGCCCAGGCCCATTAAAAGACTTGTTAGAGTTTTCTAAAGCTCGAATCTTAGCAAGACAAGGACGGTATCTGTCTAGCTTGGATCTTCATGACATTAATTGTTTTGCTCATCGAATTGTGCGTATGGGTGGGGTGCGTAGGGCTAGTGGTATCTCTCTATCGGATCTGCATGATCGTGAAATGCGAGATTGCAAGCAACAAGATTTTTGGACTACTAATGAACAACGCAATCAAGCTAATAACTCTGCTGTTTATAATGAAAAACCTGATCAATTGATTTGGATGGAAGAATGGCTATCGATGGCCAAGTCAAACTCGGGTGAGCGGGGTATTTTCAATCGAGGCGGGTTGAAAAGTCAATTCCCTAAACGTCGCAAACACCATGGTCACCTTTTTGGGACTAATCCTTGTGGTGAAATTATTCTGAGACACAAGCAGTTCTGCAACCTATCCATTGCAGTTATTCGTGTCACAGACACTTATGAAGAGATTGCTCGTAAAGTGGAGTTAGCTACAATTTGGGGCACGCTTCAGTCTACGATGACTCGCTTTAAGTACATTGGAGAAGAGTGGAAAAAGAATAGTGAAGAAGAGAGGTTACTAGGCGTAGACTTGCTTGGTTTTCTTGATCATCCGCTATTCCAAGACAACGCAAAAGCTGGTGGAACCTTGGATAAGCTATTAAGCTTAGTCAACGAAGTTAATGCTAAATGGGCAGCACGATTTGGTATCAATGTATCTGCTGCTACAACTTGTATTAAGCCTTCGGGAGACAGCAGCGTGTTCTTCAATACGCCTGCTGGGTTCAAAGGACATCATGGGGAATGGTATGTTAGACGAGTTAGGGCAAACTCTACTAATCCAGTAGCGCAGATGTTGAAAGATGAAGGTGTACCTTGCCTTACGGATTACGATGGCAGTGGCTTGGTATTAGAGTTTCCTATGAAGGCTCCTAAAGGTGGCGTGTTGTTAGAAACTCAAACAGCGCTTAGCCAGTTGGAAAAATGGAAAACTTTTAAAGTACACTGGACTGAGCATAACCCTAGCGTGACGATCTATATTCGACCCACTGAATGGCTGGAAGTTGGTAAGTGGGTTTATGACAACTGGGATATTGTCGGAGGGTTAAGCTTCTTACCTTTTGATGGGGGTATGTATCACTTAGCACCTTATGAAGCGATTTCTCAAGAAGAGTTCGACCGTAGAACTGCAGCTATGCCTAAGATCAACTGGGCTAAACTGGTTCGTTATGAACGCTCTGACATGACAGATCTACACCAGCAGACTGCGTGTGCCGGTGGTGCTTGTGCTTTGTAAACCTAGCTTAGTCTAGCTATGCAGGGTATAAATGGAGTAAGATAGTAAGCCATGTGTCGTTTTTGGCACATGGCTTTGTGATTGTAACTCAATGGATAAGCATGTGGCATACGATAGCGAGTTACCTAATTTAAATGTTGAACAGACTCTAGATTTAGGGCTCTACGCTGATTTTCCCGGCACTATTGATTACTTGGCCGAGAAGTGTGCTGCCCCTGCTCAAATCATAAGACGGATAGTTTCTCCTTTATACACAAAAACAGATATAGGTATTTACTGGAATCCAGCACTTGAAAAGGCTGGCATGTATGTGAGACCAGTATTAAATCAAGAAGAGTTTGATTGGGGACTGCAGCTTTTAACGGAGAAGCTTGGTGCAGACCGAGTGCATTCCGAACCTTTGACACCTTACGATTTACATGACTGGTGGGTAAAGGTAGCTTACTCTCCAACTATACGACGATTAGGAGAACTAGCTCAATTCTTTCCAAGCAAGGACATTCCCGGCTATGGTGGACGACCTATTGCAGCTATGGTTGCCAGCGGGCTCATAGGTACAGGTCTTGGCTATGGCGCAGGTTGGTTAGGAGAAAAGGTATTGCCAGAGTGGGCACAGACCAAAGGCACACTGCGTAAGCGTTTAGCGTTGCTTGGTGGTGTAGGCGGAGCTTTAGTAGGTTCAATGCCTGGGTTAGTAAATTTGCATGAAGGTCGAGAATTTAACGATCCAACTCTTTTTAAAGGTTTTCCCGAAGATGGGTTTGAGGATAAGTTACCTACCTCTGTAAGGTATAAAGAAGCAGTGGCCAACTTTATATCAAAGCAAGCTGATACTGCTTTTGGAAGCATCGGCGGGCCATCTTTTGCAGAGATGCCTCTAATTCGTACAAATGAGCTTGGACAAGTGCTTTGGGGGACTAACGCAAGCCCTCAAACCACCGCTATGACAATGGGTGCAGTATATGGGGCAGGGCAGATGCAAGATCCCAATTCAAGACCCGGAATAGTAACTCCGCACCAAGTTGGGTTGTTTGGTATGGCCATGGGGGCCGCAGGTGGCGGGCTCCAAGGCTATTTAACAGGACGTACAGTTGGCTATGGGCTTGGACTGCTAACTGGAATGCCTGGCGGAACGCAAGCTACATTAGGGCAAACTGGGGCTACCCTAGGTGTAATTAATAGTATAGTGCCTCGACTTTTTAACTAAGTATAAGGAGATAGTTATGGCTACAGTACAAGAACAATTGGAACAAACAATCCTTGCAATGATTGATCGTTACAAAGAATACACAGCAGACGGAAAAATAACTTATTCAGAAGTGCTTGGGTTGTTGTACAACGGGGCAGCAACCCTTGTGCGACTTGTAGAAATAGCTGGGCAGGGCAGCCGTGCAGAAAAAAAGCAGCTAGTGTTAGCAGGGCTTGATAAGTTTTACGATACCGTAATTGCTCCAATCGACATCATTGGTGTTCCTAATATGCTTGAGCCCATGGTTGATTCCACTATAAAGTCATTGTTACTTTCTACAGTTGATGGGGCTACTGATTCTATATTTAATGTGTTTGAAAAGATGGGCTGGATAGCTGAAGATAGCGGTAATGAGCCTCATGCTGTTAAAATGGCAGCAAGGGCTAAGCCTGTTATGATTTTTTAAATTCTAGATTTTAAGGTGTGATATGACTGTATTGCTTGGAATGAGTGGCGGAGTTGTTTTCTTTGGTCCTCGGACTAATCCAAAAGCGGTTCGTTGGTGGGCTGAACGAGGACAACTCCACTGGGAAGATTCTCGAGACAACAACTATGGAGTGGTGTCTATTCGAGAATTTCTTCTGCGGTTGCAAGGCATTAACGATATGATGTCTAATGGACGCAGTAAGGATAATGAAGGTTTTATGCACCAAGATGAGTTGGAACGGCATATGCGTTTCATCGAACAAGCATTAGACTTAGTACATAAAGCAAGGGAGCAAGGTGCTCCTGATGATCCTACGGCGCAGAGACACAAGGCAATGAGTTTGCCTGTTACTGTAGTCATGCCGTCTTGTTTAACTAGTGGCAAAAGTGTTGCGTTCTAGGAGATTATTTAATGCAAGTACATGAAGCATTTAAACTTGGGTTTTTATCTAGGTGTGTCGAAGAGGGAATGAATCCCGAGCAGACACATGGTTTGTCTAAAATGGCTGCAAGCTTATTTAGCCCAATGGGTGAAGTGCGTAACGCTGTTGGAACTCTTGGGGACATGGCCCCGTATTTAGCGGCAGGATTGGCAATTCCGCCTGCCCTTGGCGGTCTTGCTGCCTACTTTGCTAACCAAGCTACAGACACAGAAAGCAGTCAAGGCGTAGATAATATTAAGCGGCAGGAATTGCAAGAAACTTATGAAAGAATGGCTGGGCAGCTGCAAAGGCAGAAAGAACGACAAGATTATAAAGCAAAGCGTAAGAGTACTGGGCGTATTTTCCTGTAACCGGAAGAGGCTAAGATGGCTAATAGTTTAGTGAAGTTTACCAACCGAAAAGAAGGTAACGAGCGAGGCCAATTGTTTTGGGATCGTGCGGATGTAGATGGTCTGCCTTTCCGAGGACATCAAGCACCCCTATACCGCAACGAAGAGTATGAAGACAGACTAGTACGAGTAGCTGACCCAAAAAACGCTACTTTCTACACTGGGGATAACGAACAGAACTTGGCCTATTTAAAAGTCATGGATGGTGTGGCAAATTCTTGGTATCAGTTGGTGTTTATCGAAAGATGGCGAGAAGAGAAAGATAAGCATCATTACATCTACGCAGAGTGGCTCGAATATTTCTTAGAAGATGGTAATCCCTGCTTGATGCCTTCTTCCTCTACCCCATAAGGATATGGACATGAATAAGACAAGCGCAAAAAAGTTATTGAAACAAATTAAAGTTGAAAAATCTGCAGCAACACCAATTGGTGCGCTCGGTGATGATCTTAGAACGCAAGTTAATCAACAAATGCAATCTGATGCAATTAAAACTATTCTTAAGGCAGTAGCATTTGCAGCAGGAACTGGAGCTGCAGTTAGAGGAGTTACCGGACTTTTTGAAGGGCCAAGAAACCCTAAAAAAGGCCCGCGCGTAATTGATATGCCGGTAGCATATCCAAAAGAAAAGAATGCAATAGATTCAAATTCTAGAGCGACTTCTCCTTATGGTTTAGACTACTTTTTACCTAGCCTTGTGGTAGGTGCTCCACTCGCTGCTTATGGTGGCTGGAAAGGTGTAGATCTTTTGCTAAACAAAGTAAAGGAACGAGAAAGCAAAGCAAAGCTTGAATCTTCAAAAAAGAAATACGAGGAAGCTTTACTTGGAGCATACAAGCAAGGAACTGATGATTGCTTAGACCAGGCATTTTCTGGATATAGTCAAAAAGCGGCATTAGATCCTATTGGTGCCATTTCTGACAAATTTAATTCTACTTTTCCAAATGCTTCTGGGCTTGGTAAAGGACTAGCTTTAACTTGGTTGTTGTCTAGTGTTCCTGCTGGTTACTACTTGGTCAACAAAGCTATGAAAAAGAATAGTAGGCGCGCCATATTGGAAGAGGCTGTCGAAGAAAGAGCACGTCGGCAAGCATTGACACAACCTCCTGAAATTTACGCTACTCCGCATGCCGTATAATCTTATTTAGAGTTTTATGAATGCTTCCACTTTCATCTAATTTGTTTGATTCTTCTAATCTCTCGTTGCTAGGGAATACACCTCCTTTAGCACAGCCGATGCAGCCATTGCCACCCGCAACTCCATTGCCTAGCTTTCATGAATTTCATGACACTAAGAAGGTCAGATCTATTATCTACGATAGAGTGCTGCAAGCAGCTCAGCAGCTACAGCCTATGGCTAATGATCGGCATACGCTTAGTTTAACTGGAGTAAATTACCGTGATGGTGATACCGCTAGCAAACAGGAGCAGAAAGCTGCCATTCTTAATGGTAGATCCCAAGGACGTAGGCTAGAAGGTACTTGGGAGTTAATGGATAACGCAACACAACAAGTAATCGCTTCTAAGAAATCAGTTCTTGCCACTGTGCCTCACTTGACGGATCGTGGCACCTTTATCAACAACGGCACTGAGTACATTCTAAGAAATCAACAGCGGTTATTGCCCGGAGTTTACACCCGCACACGGAACAATGGTGAAATTGAATCCCATGTTAATGTGATGCCTGGGAAAGGTGTATCACAGCGTTATTTCTTAGATCCCGAGAAAGGCAAATTTAAGCTTAAGGTTGGGCAAGCTTCAGTTGGATTAACTCCTTTGTTAAAAGCTATGGGAGTTACCTCGGAGCAGGCGCAGGAAGCTTGGGGTAAAGATCTATTCGCTTCTAATTACAATTCGGATGATGCATCCGAATACACACGGCTTAAAGGCATGTTTCTTTCTTCTAAAGAACTAGCTGAGCCAGAAGAAAAACAAAAACAAGCATTGCTTGCTAAGTTTTCTAAGATGGAAATGGATCCCGAGGTAAATCGTCGCACGCTGGGAAACCCACATTCAGGTGTCACACTAGACACATTGATGGACATTACTAAAAAGCTGATAAAGGTTAATAGGAAAGAAGCGGATCCGGATGACAGAGATGCACTTCACTTTCAGCAATTTGTAGGTCCAGAAGATTTGTTTTCAGAGCGTATTGCCCGAGATAAAGGCGGGGTACGACGTAACCTACTTTGGAAGATGTCGGGCAAAGGTGATTTAAACTCAATGCCATCTTCTGCTTTAGACAAACAGGTGAAAAGTGCTTTGCTTGGCAGCGGGCTGGGACAAGCTATTGAAGAAATTAATCCTACAGACATTTATGAAAAGACAATGTCTGTTACTCGAGTAGGTGAGGGTGGTATTGGTTCTATGGATGCAATTCCCATGGAATCCAGAAATGTACAGTCAAGTATGCTGGGTTATGTCGATCCTGTGCGTACTCCCGAGTCGGGTCGTGTTGGGGTGGACACTTATCTGGCTAGGGGATCTCGTAAGGGAAGTGATGGTAAGCTCTATGCTCAGTTTAAGGATATGCGTAACGGGGAAATGACTTTTAAAACTCCTCAAGATGTAGCAGACCTAACTGTCGGTTTTCCCGGAAGCCAAGAAGGCGAAGATGGCCGTGTAGTGGCGATGCGTGGCGGTAAGATGTTACATGTACCTAAATCAAGCATTGATTTAGAGCTTCCTGACATGGAAGAAGCATTTAATCCTCTTTCCAATGTTATCCCTATGAAGAGTCAGGTAAAGGGTCAGCGATTAGTTATGGCATCTCGTATGACTACACAAGCATTACCTTTAGCTTCTCCCGAAGCTCCTTTAGTACAGTCAGCGGTTCCCCGCACAGGTGGCAAACAAAGTTATGAAGAGCTATACTCGGCTGGGATGGGAGCTTTAAGAGCTTCCCAAGGGGGCACAGTTACCTCCGTGACAGATGAAGAGATTAAAGTGCGGAATGAAGATGGAACCGAGGAAACGCACGAACTTTATCACAACTTTCCTTTTAATCGTAAAACCTTTTTTCATCAAACCGCTGCAGTTCAACCTGGCGACACATTTAAGCCAAACCAGTTGTTAGCAAGTTCTAACTTTACAAACAAGACAGGAACAATGGCTTTAGGTACAAATGCACGTACCGCTTATATCCCATGGCAGGGTAAGAACTTTGAAGATGCAATTGTCATCTCAGAAAGTTTTGCAAAGAAGACAGCCTCTTCTCATATGTATCAGCATGAGCTGGAAGTGGATGACAAAACACAAGTTGGTAAAAGACAATTTATTCAAGCATTTCCAGCTACATTCAAGAAAGACATATTAGCGAACATAGATGATCAAGGAGTGATCAAACCAGGCACAGTAGTTAATTTTGGAGATCCTTTGGTACTAGGGATTACACAAAAGGAAAATGCATACAACAAGGTACATAAGAAGGGTCAAGCCGGGTTCAACGATGCAGCCGTACTTTGGCAGCATCACGATACTGGTGTTGTTACTGATGTGGTGATGGGTAAGAAGGGTCCGGTCGTTGTAGTTAAAGCAGAATCTCCAACGCAAGTTGGTGATAAGTTATCTGGTCGTTATGGGGACAAAGGTGTTATTGCGGACATTATTCCAGATAGCGAAATGCCACACGATTCAAATAAGTTACCTTTTGAAGTGCTGCTTAACCCTCTTGGTATTATTAGTCGAACTAACCCTGCTCAAATGTCTGAATTGTTTCTAGGTAAAATAGCGGCTAAGCGTGGTATGCCGATTAAAGTAGATGATTTTGATACTAAAAAAGATATGACTCAATGGGTCATGCAAGAACTGGCTAAAGAAGGTTTGTCGGACTTAGAAGACATTATAGACCCATCTAAAGAACAAAAAATTAAAAATATAGCAACTGGTAGTCGTTTCTTTATGAAGCTACATCATACTTCTGAGTCTAAAGGACAAGGTAGGAGCGGTGGTGCTTACACGATGGAAGATGCCCCAGCCAAAGGTGGCATTGAAGGTTCTAAGCGTATTGGGCTAATGGATGCTAATGCCTTGCTATCTCACGGAGCCACGGACACACTGCAAGATATCTTCACAGTTAGAAGGCAGAAGAATGATCAGTATTGGATGCAGTACATGTCGGGGTATAACCCTAAAGTTACTAAGGTTCCTTTTGCTTATCAGAAGTTTGTAGCCCAGTTACAATCTGCTGGTGTTAATGTAGTCAAGCAGGGAACGCAGACTCAGATTATGGCATTAACGGACAAGGATATCGATAACTTAGCTGGGGATCGTGAGCTTAGCAGTGCCGATGGAGTGGAGTGGGGCAACCAGCTTAAAGAGATTAATGGTGGCTTGTTTGACAAGGCTAAGACCGGCGGGCATGGTGGCACTCGATGGTCGTTTATGCGTTTGCACGAACCTTTACCTAACCCAGTAATGGAAGAACCTATCCGTCATATGCTTGGGCTAACACAGAAAAAGTTTGAAGGTATTGTGGCTGGCACAGAATTTTTAGAGAAATATGGAACCGGTACGAAAGCGTTACAAAAAGCATTAGCAGATCTTAATCCTGCTGCAGAAATTCCTAAAGCTCGGGCTATTATTGCGGCGGGTAGAGGGGCTCAGCGGGATGAGGCAATTCGTAAACTTGGTTATTTTAAATCGGCACAGAAACTTAATTTGCAGCCTGCAGACTACATGCTGACCAAAGTTCCAGTTCTTCCCCCAATGTTTCGTCCAGTTAGCTTGATGAGCAACGGCATGCCATTGGTTAACGATGCTAATCACCTTTACAAAGAACTGTTTGAGGCTAATCAGAATTTTAGCAAAATGCAGCAAGAAGTAGGGGAAGAGGCTTCGGGATCGGAGCGTCTTTCCACCTATCAAGCATTTAAAGCGGTGACTGGTCTAGGAGATCCGATTAGTGCAAAAAGCCAAGAGAAGAATGTTCGTGGGGCTTTAAAAAATGTGTTTGGTGCAAGTCCTAAGTTTGGGATTGTGCAACGTAAACTGATTTCTTCTACAGTAGACAATGTGGGCCGAGCGGTAATTACTCCAAATCCGGAATTGGACATGGACTCGGTAGGGCTACCCGAAGACAAGGCATTTAAGGTCTATGAGAAATTTGTTACTAGAAGATTGGTGCGACAAGGCATGTCTATGCTACAGGCTCGTACTCAATTAGAAGATAAGACTCCAGTAGCACGCAAGTTCTTGCTTGAAGAGATGGAGCATCGTCCTGTATATATTAGTCGTGCTCCTGTTTTGCATAAGTTTGGGATTATGGCAATGAGACCAAGATTGACTAAAGGAAATACCTTACAAGTGAGCCCTTTAATTGTAAAAGGGTTTGGTGCTGACTTTGATGGCGACACCATGAACTATCATGTGCCAAGTACGGAAAAAGCTAGGCAAGAGGCTTTTGATCGTTTGTTACCTAGTCGTAATCTTTTTAGCATAGGGGATATGAAATCTGTTATGCATGCCCCTGCTAATGAATACATTGGGGGTTTGTTTATGGGTACAGATCCTTCTCGTAAATCTGATCGACCAGTACGGATTTTTCAGAACATACAAGATGTAAGGCGAGCACATGCGCGCGGAGATATTTCAATCAACGATCCGGTACGAATTTTAAATGGGTAGGCAATATATCTCTATCCTAGATTTTGATTAGAACTTAGAATCATAAGATGAGATCACACAAGGAGTATGTTTATGGCAGTTAATTTGGAATTGTTAAAGATGGCCCGACAACATGTAGGAAAACGCCATCTATCTAAATATGCATTTGTTGCAGCAGGTGACCCAGCTATGGGTGCTCCTATGCCTTCTGGCGGTGCTCCTCCTATGGATCCTTCCATGGGTGGCGGTGCTCCACCTCCTGACCCTTCAATGGGTGGTGCTCCTCCTATGGATCCTTCTATGGGCGGTGGTGCTCCTCCTATGGATCCTTCTATGGGTGGTGGTGCTCCACCTCCTCCCCCTATGGACCCAATGGCAGCAATTATGCCAATGGTTCAACAGGCAGTACAACAAGCAATGTCGGCTAATGGTGGTGGGCAACCGCAAGGTGCGGGCCCTGGGCTTAAACCTAAAATTGACATAAATGTTGAAATTGTACAAATTAAAAAGATGCTTGCTAAAATTATTGATGCTCTTGGTATCCATGTGCCTGTGTCTGATATGGTGGTAACACCCGAAGATTTAAACCAGATTGCACAAGGTGGACCAGGCTTGGCAGCAGCTACTCCCGATGGTAAGTCGGGTGGCGGTCTTGGGCAGATTGCCCCTATTTCTCCGATCAAGGCTGCTGAAGCGTGGGAAAGTGGCACAGCTTTTAGTTTATCAGCTGACTACTATCCTCAGCAGCCTTCTAATAAAAATGGCAGTGTAGCTGCAATGGCTACTGCTCTTTTAATGCGTAATAATAACAAGTAAAGGGGTTCAGCGTATGTTCATCGTGGAGGTTATTGAAAGTATTGGTAAGCCTCCACTTAGGATACCTGCTTCGCAGGTTGTAGTTCGAATGCAAGATGGTACTCCAGTAAGTGTAGCTGCACTTTTTGGAAGTGCTACTAGTGTGATGGTATCTCATTGTGAAGATGCTAATTTCAATGATAATTTGCGTAAACTAGGTATCAACGAAACCGTTATTTCTACTAAAGTACAGGTGTAATATGGACTCTTCTTTACGATCTTCTGACTACTACTACCGAGACCGAAAACCAGAGGTTATTCCCGAGATTGTTCCTACTCCTACTTATCAACAATCCTCTAGTATAAACTCTTCTAACAATAAGTATTATGCCGAGATGGGACCACTTGTTGCAGAAGATGTCCCTCTTATTGCTAAGCTTCAGATGCCTCCGAAAGAAGTAGAATTGGAGATACTTGATGGTTGCTATGGCCTAGCTACCATACAAGCTGCATTTGAAGACGGAGCCACCCGCATCATAGTTAAAGCCTATGACTATGTAGTGACTCAACTGCAAGTTGCTGTAGACATGTCAGTGGGTCGTGGAGAATTAACACGAGAGCAAACAGACTCTATAGTTTTTGTTGTCTTAGCCCCAGAAGCTATTCTTAGCCCAGAAGAAGTAGCTCTACCTATTGTAGATATGCCAGAGGCGACTGCTGTTTTAAACGAGGCTCCTAAGCCATCTCGTAAAAAAGCAAAGCGTGGCAAGAGTGAGGAAATTACTCTTAAAGATATCGAAGCTGCCTTTGGTGGTGACGATAGTGACGACTAAAATCCAGATTTTAAATAATTTGCACACTCTGAGAACTATCCATGTTGAATACGACCGTTGGACAACTGTTAATTAATGATGTCCTTCCGGAAGAGTTGAGAGACTCCCATCGTGTGCTAGACAAAAAAGGGTTGCAATCTTTACTACAGCAAGTGGCGCGGCAGCACCCAGAGAATTACCGAGATATATCTTTTAAGCTAAGTAATCTTGGTCAAAGTATAGCACAAGAGCAGGGTGGTATGTCGTTTGGGCTTCGTCACATGCAAGTAAGTAAATCTGCAATAGCTTCCCGCCAGAAGGTTAGAGCTTCTCTTACTAATATCCTAGCTGACGATTCTTTGACAGACCAAGAGCGAAACGAGCAGATTATTCGTGCAGTTGGCAAGGAAAGTCCAGAACAGCAAAAACAAATACTTGCAGAAGCGTTAAAAGACAAGAACCCTCTCGGTATGCAGGTTATGTCGGGTACCCGTGGTAAGTCTATGAATCTAACTAGTTTGTTAGGTTCAGACATGCTGTATTCGGACCAGCGTGACGATGTAATTCCAATTCCTGTGCTGCGAAGTTACAGCGAGGGGCTGTCTCCTGCCGAGTACTGGGCTGGAACCTACGGAGCACGCAAAGGCATTATGGCAACTAAGTTTGCCACACAAGATGCTGGATTCTTTAACAAACAACTTAATCAAACTAGTCATAGATTGGTAGTCACCGGAGAAGATGCCGAAGAGGCAGACGACGCACCTATCCGTGGATTAGTGGTGGATACTGATGATCCAGACAATGAAGGGGCATTGCTAGCTCGTAATGTTGGTCCTTACGCTAGAAATACTCCACTTACTCCAAAAATACTGAATCATTTAAAACGGCTTGGTACACCTAAAATCTTAGTGAGATCTGCCCTAGTGGGCGGGTCTCCCGATGGCGGTGTTTATTCTAGAGATGTAGGTATTAGAGAAACTGGAAAGCTGCCTGGGCTTGGCGAGCAAGTTGGGTTACAGGCTGCCCACGCTTTAAGTGAACCGATTAGCCAAGGTCAGTTATCTGCAAAGCATTCGGGGGGCGTGGCCGGACAAGAAAAAGCTGTTAGCGGTTTTCAGTATTTAAACCAATTAGTACAAGTTCCTAAGAAAATGCAAGGAGGGGCAGCCCACTCGTTAATGGATGGAGTGGTGCAGCGTATTGAAGAAGCCCCTGCGGGCGGGAGCTATGTCACCATTGGGGATAAACAACATTATGTAGGGGCTGGGTTTGAGCTTAAAGTAAAAAAAGGAGATGAGGTAGAGGCTGGTGATGTAATTAGTTCAGGAATTCCTAACCCAGCAACTATTACCGAACATAAAGGAATTGGAGAGGGTAGGCGGTATTTTGTTAATGAGTTCCGCAAGGCGATGGGTGACAGCGGAATGTTTGGGCACAGACGTAATATTGAGGTGTTAGCCCGAGGTCTTATCAACCATGTAAGGCTGACAGAAGAAACAGATGACCATGTGCCTGACGATGTTGTTCCTTACTCTACGCTTGAACACACATACAAGCCACGAGAAGACCACCAGCGGTTAACTCCTAAGCGTGCATTAGGACAGTATCTAGAGCGCCCTGTACTGCACTACACTATTGGGACCAAGATTCGACCTTCTATGCTTAAGAATTTTGAAGATTTTGAAATTAATGAAATTCCAGTGCATAAGAACCCACCGCCATTTGAACCAAACATGGTTCGTGGGTTGTATCAAATGCAACATGATCCCGATTGGATGACACAAATGTATGGGTCTGGTCTAAAGAAAAGCTTCTTAGACTCTGTGACTCATGGGGCTATCAGCGAAGAACGAGGTACAAGCTTTGTTCCAAGCTTAGCAATGGGTCTTGATTTTGGAGAAGGTAAAAACCATGCGGTAATAAAACCTCAGCCTAGTTATGAGCTACCGGCATTACCTCCACTTCCTCCCCCTATTCCTTCTACTCCTGCTGCGGCAAAGCCTACAGCTCCTAGCAGTGCTCCTTTTTTTGGCGGGCGTTTTACCCCTGGGCAAACTAAGCTAGGATTAGATAGCACACCTTCTGTGTCTAAGCCACCTTCTGTCTCTAAGCCACCTGCTGTAACCAGTATGTCACCAGTTTCTAAGCCTCTTAATACAAACATTATGCCTTCTCCTACTCCAGCCCCCAAAACTGCACCGACTACCCCAAGTTCAAACCAATTTAGTAACTTGATGCAAAACGATACTTTTGCACAGCAAACTGGTCAGATGTTAAACGGAGCAGATCCTACAAGTGCACTTATGATGCTAGGAGGCATGGCAGGGGGTAGTAATAACATGTCTCAGTTATTTAACTCTGGGCCTTCGCAGCGATTAGCCACAAGCGGTAGTGGCGGTGGAATGTTTGGTAATTTGTTTAATATGTTTGGGAATAACAATCAAAATGGGCAATCAATTATGCCCAGTGGAGATTACAACTCAGCTACAAATCAAGGCGGGATGTTGAGTAGTAACACATCTGCGGAATCTGCACCCGCATCTTCAGCAGAAGCAGTTCCTGCAGAGGCTACATCAAAAGCTGGTCCAGATATATTTACAGCTGTAGATCATGCACCGGCGGCCTATACCGCTATAAAAAATACAATCGTACCGCCTAAGGCATTACCTACTCCCCCTGCGCCTACTGCACTAGTGCCTAAAGCACCGCTACCTACAGCTCCAGCACCTATTACCCCTACTCCACCGATACCCAAAGCACCAATACCCAAAGCACCAATGCCAGCTGCACCAATACCAGCTGCACCCGGAGGTTTACTTAGTAAAGTAATGCCAGCAGTTTCCACGACTTACAAAACATTGGCTAAAGCAGCCCCTGGTATTGGAATAGCTTTAGAAACTGGGAGTGTCGGTTACGATGTTTACAATAAGGGTTGGGATAACACAACTAACGACGCAGCACAAAATATAAGAAACATTGCTTCAGGTAAAGATGGGTTGCACACATTGTGGCAAGCTCCTGTTCAAATTTTAAACCCAGTGGCTAACGCACAGCTAATAGCAGGCGGTACAACTCAGACTGCACAGATGATTGGGGAGCAAGCTGGGATAGGTGCTGAAGCTATTCGAGATAAAGTAACTGGAACTGATGCTATTTCTCGTGCATCGGTTGTGGACAAATCAAAAGTTAACGCAATGGAAGTAGCAAAGCAAAAAGATTTAGAAGCACAAAAAGCTAAGCTTCAGCAAGAGTCGCAAAATACAAATATCATGGCTCCCTCCATGATAGAACAAAATAAACAAGAGCAAGCTGGCATCGATGCACAAATAGGAGACGCTAAAACTAGACAAGAAAATACGGCAGACGAAACAGCTAAGTGGAGATTAGGTCAGCAGAATTGGTTTGGGAGTGGCGGACACAAATTCCGAGATGCCATGCAAAATTCGGTTGCAGCTACGGACACAGAGCTAGCAGATTTAAAAGCTAAAGGTGAATTAGATGCAGTAGGTCAAGCACGGCAGGAGCAGTTATTAAATAGACAGGCGCAGCGTAAGGCAATGCTGGGTACTTATGACCGAGAAAGCGGTTCCTCGGGTAAGGGATTATTCAGCAAGGATATACGCAATCGGGTTAGCGGTCTTAAAGAAAACATTGTGGCAGTTACTGCACAGCTTCGAGATACTTCTCTTCCTCCTGAACAAAGGGCAAAGCTAGAAGCCCAATTGAAAACTAATAACGAGGACCTTGCTGAGTACCGAGGATGGGCAGAAAGTTCTAAATAATATTAGTTGTGTGCTTGTATTGCGGTATAGGCCCCTATATGGCTAAACTGGTCTAATAATTTCAAGTTTTAAACTTAGGTGAATATTATGTGGAATAAACCGCTGCTTGGTGGGCTTGACATAAAATATGCTGCAGCATACTTGTTGCCTCCGACTACCATGAAGAAAAAGAAAAAGAAAACGCCACTAGAGGAAGAAGAAACGGATGTGGAAAAGGTGGCAGCTGCCTTGGGTGATGCTATTGTAAATGCCCGCCTTTCTTTACTTAGACAGCAGATGCGCTCTAATAATCGGTAAGTAATACAATCGAGGAATGTTGCTCATGGAAATGCCTAGACAAAATAATTTATTGAAGAATGCTAGTATCGGCGGTAAGGGAGGAGAAACTGAATTTGAACAAGCTTTCTCTAGCTTGGCTTATGCTTATTTAAAAGATAAGGCACCCCGCCTCCTTGATTACATGTTAGGCTTCCAGCTAATTGATCGAAATGAAGATAACACTAAAGCTATTGGTGTCTTTGGTTTTCAAGTCGGCAAGCAATGGTTGTACGCTCCTGTATTTTTCTTAAATGGTGATTTAAAAGGACACGAGTTACTCTACATAAAAAATAATGATTCGTTTGTTCCTATGAAGGAAAACTGGATCAACTATCTTATGAGTCGAAAACCTCATATTTTAGGGGAGTCTTCCGTAGGTAAATTACAAGAGTTAGGAGGAATCGCTCCTGATATCAATTCTTTATCTATTTCTCCCCAAGGCCACAAGCACGCAAGTGATTCCCAGTGGTTACAGCCCGTTCTACCTATGCTAGCGGCCTTCAAAGTAAAACTTGCGGGCTCTTTGTACCGTGGTGCCGGCAGCCGTAAGCTGGATCAAAAGGCAGTTGTTCGAGTGCCATTCACAGCAGCATTAACCAAGACAGCTTCAAATCTGGATTTTAACCAAGTGCTGCCTAAAAGCTTGGCATTACTTGAAGCAGCTTACGACTTAGCAGAACGCTATCCCACCATTAAAAAAGCTACTAGTGACTTCTATGGTGTGGATTGTTTTTCACGCTGGGCTAAAGAACTTCGAAGTAACACAATCAAGCAGGCTAGCAGCATTCTTCCTACGCCTACTACTGTCACACTTGTGCCCAACACCTTGCTAAGCTCACTATCCCAGCCACTTCCTATTACCGACCACATTAAGGAAGGTAAGTTAGAAGTCTATATGTCAGCTTCTGTGGTAACTAATAAAGATGAGCTAAACACCCTAGATCGAGAAAGGTTATTACAAGGCAAAGTAGTCATCAAAGATCGTAGAGAAGATACAGAAGTAAGTAAGCTTTACACCACTGAAAATGATATTAGCCTCACCAACCCCTCTGAAACTGAATTGTATTCTGTTTTAGAGAGCTCTGGTGAATTTAGTAAAATGTTGGTGGTCTTGAATGGTATCAGCAGTCGTGGAGCAGAGTCCATGACCACAGTTGTACGGATAGATAAAAAGGATGGGGCTAACAAAAGCTGGTTAAATGCCGACAGCACGTCAGTTTTTGCTACACAAGTTTCTGACAAAGACGAGTGGAAAGATTGGTTTGATGGCTTATCCTCTGATACAGACTTGGACGAGGATGCAGAATATATTGCTATAAACTACAGTCGTTCAGCTACTGCTCCTTTCCGTGTAACTACGGACATGGGTGATGGTGAGTACAAAGTAGATTTTCGCACGAATAAAGATTATTCAGCTTCACGTAGCGAGCTGATGCCTAAGATACAAGATCGGTATGCTCCTTCTAGGCGGGGCATGGCAGCAGGTGCTAATCTAATAAGTTCTTTCAATAGTAATAGTAATTATGGGGCTACTCTAATCATTGGCAAAGAAGATAAGAGCGGCCTTAGACTTAGACCTGTCTCCGGACAACTTCGTGTGCCAGCTTCTTTCAAGTTCATCAAATTGTCGGATGGTTCTTCTTCCAGCATCTTTGGCGGGTGTGGCTGTTCACCTTTTGACGATGAATCAAATCCTATTAAGTTAGGTGGCTTAGCTGACATCAAACGCTTATTAGTTGAAAAGACAGCTAGGCTCAAGATATTTAATAACGGAACTGATGTGTACCTAGACTCTGTAATCGGTGCCGTTCAATTAAGCAAAAAAGCAGCACTATGCCGCTTGGTAGACACACATGGACTTCGTGAAAAAGTTGCCGTGGATATGCTGCAACAAGCAGAGAAAAAAGGTCATGCAATTTATCGTGTGCTTTATGCTGCTGGTTATGGGACCGAGAAACAAGCTGAGCCTAATACCAGCGTGTTAGCTGGAGGCCCATCCTTCCCCCTTGATACGGATACTTCTGGGGATCGTGGCAGTGAAACCTATGGCCCAAGCACCTCTGCCCTAACTCGATATTCTACCGAGAAAAACTCGCCTATCCCTTCAATGAGCGGTAAGAACACAAATAGGTCTAAGTGGGACAACTGGCAGAACTTTGAAGCTAAAGATTTTCAACAAAATCTGCAATCTGCTCAAACTGCTGGCAAAGATGGGCAGAAAGAAGTATTTGATGTTTCAATGATGGCAGGTATGTTAAAAACAGTAAGACAAGATTCACTAGTAGATCGCCACTTGGGCGACTTAATGGCAGCCTTGGATTCGCTAGGCCGGTTGTTAATGAATTTCTACTGGCATCAAGAAGAATTTGAAGATAGATATGGCAAAAGTGATCTTCCAGAGTTAGAAGATAGTTTGCGCAATGCTTTTGAAGCTCTTGGTGATATTACACTCTTCTTGAAAGAGAAGACTATTGAGTCATCATTTGATAAAGGTGACATTAACTTAGACGAAGTTTCAAGGAACTAAAACATGGCTTCAGAATATTCTCGTGTAGTTGCATTTTCTGGCAACTCAAATGCGATCCAAGCTTTGGAACTCCCTGCTCCATCTTATGGAACGCTGGACCGCTTTATTATTACGCAGACTAGCCCTGCAAGTAATACTGGTAGCGGTACCTTCAAAGTGTATGATCGCAGATCTGCATGCATAGGATTGACTGATCTTAATGTAGTAGACTCGGGAACTATTGCTAGTATTTCGGTGGCTACTGCTAACTTTATCGGGGAATACGATGCTGGAGCTTCTTATAAGATTGGAGACATTGTAACCTACACTGGGGGTGCTTTGTGGCAGCGAAAAATCGCATCTGTCCCAGTTACTGTGGATCCCTATTGTGTTTCCGGTGCTGGTTTGGCAATCGTTAATGGAACTTATACTTATGTGGCTGGACCTAGATCTCCGCACTCAGGATCAGGGCGATGGGAAAAAGTTGGTGATGACAATATAAGGATGGGTTACACGCCAGCTCGGGGTGATTACACGATAACACAAGGTTCTTCATTCCCATCAAATGTAAAATATACGGCAGCATGGGCGAGTTCTCCAGCAACTGCTTTAACTTCTACTTGGTCACGATGGGGTGGTGCGGATCCTGCCCCAACAGTAGTAGCTGGAACTTGTGAACCTGCTGGACCAGAAGGTCCGAGCACCCCAGGTAGTGCTTACTGGGAACCTGCACCCATCAATGTAAATCTTACTGTAACTTTTAGTGCTCCACATGTTTTAACAGTAGGGTCTTCATTTTTTATTAAAGACTGCAATGTAGCCCTTTATAACAAAACTTACACAGTCACAGCTGTTGTTTCTGCAACTGCTGTAACAGTTTCTAGCTCTACTTTTTCATCTACGGCAATTACTTCTGGTGTCTGGCAGACAGATCCATTTAATCCCAGAACTTCACCTCCAACTAGCTTGGTCTATTCTGGTACTGTAACTGCTGGAACAACTTTTCAAGCATTTGATTTAAATCGTGGATATGAGAACAAGGATAACCAAGACATTAATCTGCGTAGTCGCCACACAGGTCTTTGGTTAGAATTTACATCAGCTTCCCTAGGTGATGAAATAATGTTGGGATGGGAAGTTGCTTACACCTGCAAAACTAATAGCGTTGATTAGGAGTTAGTGTTGAAAAGCTACAAGGACGTACGCCTCGCTGACCCATTTCTTCGCCCCTACTGGAGGCATGAGCGGGTACTCCGTATGCTTCGAAGTGTTCCTCCTGAGCGATGTAAACGATTTGATGATCAATGGATTCAAGAATATAAGAAGTTCTTGTTTTTCTGGAACAAAGGTGAAGGGCATAGAGAAAAGCTTCTCTATGAAAACCCTGGCTTATACTTTGCTTATAGTTTGTATGACCGATTAGCTGTTGAACCTGAGTTGACATTGATGATCGAGGCTAGACTACTAGCTGGGGCATCTATCGAGAGCATAGCTAATGATTGCAAAACTATACCTGAAACTATCCAATGGTATGAGCGATTATTCTTTAATGTATCTGATTTCTTGTCTCATCATGATTGGATTGTAAAGAATGTGCTTCTGCCAGCATCTGACCGCTTTGTTGAGCAAGCACCACATGACAGTGATGAAGCATCTCAGCCGATTATAGCTGCTGGGCTTATGCGTTCGCAGCTAGATCTGCCTTTAAAATTCTTTGCATATTTTGGCGGGCCTTTAGTATGTGATGTGATGATTAGTGGGTTTCGTCGTAATAATCATGTATTAAATACAGATAATTTGGCGGAGTTCTTTAACAGTCAGTTCACACTTCAAGTACAGCGTCGCAGCGCACAAGCAGCGGGTCAGTTTGAAGTGAATAAGTACAATGTGATGGAATTGCTTAATACACATGCACGACTGATGGAATTACAGCGATCAGACAAGAGCCAAGAAGTAAGGCACAATGAGTTTGAGAAAAATGTCAGTGCAATGATGTTAGAAATTCCTTGGAGTATTGGGAAAAACGGGGAACAGTTATATCAAGGAACCCCTGTTGGTAAGTATGATATGGGACCAGTTGAGTTGAATTCAGAAGAAGCTATTTTGATCGCAGCTGGAACTAACTTACCTGTGTTGGAACACGATACAGGTGTTGATGTTTATAAACGGGAGGAGCCAGAAAAAAATGCAAGCACTAAGTAAGTCAGACGAACAGCAGCTACTAGATGGCGTTAAAATGGCCGTGGATTTGGTGGATAACCAAAACATGCTGCCTAATGATGCCATGCATAAGGTAGCTAAACATATGCAGTTTTCCCCAGGCTTTTTAAAAGCAGCTTGCAACGCTTTTAATACTGGGAGACAGCTAGCACAGTGGAATGCTAATGATTCCGTGCTGGATAAGCTCGCTAGTTTTAGTCTAGCGGACTACGCTACTGTTCATGATCAGATCTGGGGGCAAAAGGTAGAGAAAGTTGCTTCGGTATCTTTCTTTCCTCCTACTTTTGATTCGTATGAAGAACAAGCAAGACAACAATTGCTCCGCATGGATTTAACTACATTAGAGAAATCAGCAGCAGCAGTGGAACCGCATCCACTAGCAGCAGCAGAACATGCCACCAATAAAATTGCAAAAAGCTATTCAAACTTTGACTACTGTCGTCGAATGGCTGAAGAAGCTAGACGAGAAAAGTCAGCAAATGAAGATAGGCTAAACCTTAAGCTTCATTTGTTGGAAAGCTACTTCCGTAAGTTTGCTCAAGATCGTTTGCCTTTGGCACAAGTGGAACACGCAGTTTCTGTCTGTCGTGGTGCTGTAGGTAAGTCGCTTATGGACCATGTTGCAGGGCAGTTTACTAAAGAAAAAAGAGCCACAGACCATAAAGCTAGTTGGGCAGGGTTTCAGCAAGAAGCAGATTGGAAGAAAGAACCCTACACTTTAATTGATGCCACGATAAAACAAGCTAAAGACTATTACAAAGCTTCTGAAGCTTTGCAAAAAGCCGAAATTAAATTAGCAGAAGCCAAAGAGCTTACAGCTTCTTTTTACCAGCCGTACTCCAATAGCGAACCTTGTTTACCTCTCCATTCTAATATTATGGGAGAAAAACAAGGGGGCACGGCCACAAATATGTTTGCTAGTGGAGCTGGCTTAGGGCTAGCACGCAACTTATCGGATACTTTAGGTCATGGGCATGAAAAAGATGTAGAACGACAAATAAATAAGTTAGATAGCCCTGAGCATATTAACGAATTGCGTAAGATTAGAGCACAGACGGTACTTACTCAGTTGATGAGTGATCCTGATAACCCTTTGAGCCAGTATGATCCTGAGGATGTACTGAGCAAATACAATGAAATGGTTCAGTTGTCACCTCGTCTAGCCGATCAGTCTGGCGGTATTGGGCCATTGCTGAACAAGCGGATGATAGGCAATACAGAACCTTTTGAAGTTGCTGAGCTACTCAAAATGGAAGGAAGTCTTAAAGACACTCAAAGTAGTCCTGCTGGTTCAAGCCAAGCACCTAAAGCAAAGGTAAAAAATGAAACCGATATCATTAGGTAGCATTACTTATTCACAAGGTTTGCAGCTTCTGGCTGCTAGAAAGCAAGCTTTAGACTCTGGGCATATTCCTCGTATGTCCAAAGAGGCTATGGCCACTTCTTTTCCTTTAAGAGACATCGGTGCGGACTACTCCGAAAAGATTGCAGAAGCGGGTTTGCTTGATTCTTTAAAATCCGGATTTGGCAGAATGGATAGCTCTACTCGTAATGTGCTGTTATCCGGGCTAGCTGGCGCAGGAGTTGGAGCAGGTACTGGAGCAGCTTCTGCTTTATTGAATGGCGAGGAAGGCGCAGGCTGGAAGGCATTAAAAGGCGGGCTAGCTGGAGGTGCTATCGGTGGTGGTCTTGGATTAGCCTTCAATCCTGATGTGTTAAGCAAAGCTCTGCATTTTGAAAAGAGCCCTGGAATCACTTCTTCATTGCCGCTGCCACGTAATGCTTCAAATGCACAGCGTAGCGCTACTCAAATTAAAAGTAGAACTCCAGCAGAACAACTAGCTGAAATAAATAAATTACAAGGTGTGGCCGATAGCAGCATGCCTGAAGTTACTAATTACGCTGCACACGGACTAAATACAGCAGCTGCCGGCGGGGCTGGTGCTTATATAGCCAACAAGGCAACATACGACCCCGATGTAGTTGCAAAATCATTAAGAGCAGAAATTGCAAACGCAGTGCCTATTAATGGCAAAGCTCCTAAAAGTGCAATTAACTTAAACAAGCTTAATTCTGCACTGCGCAACGGAGCCGTTCCACCGGGTGGCGATTTAGGTCATTTTTATAGTAATTTAACCGAAGAGCAGCTTAAGAATCTTTTACCTAAATCTTATATATCTGGTATGACTCCTTCTAGGTTAAAAGCTACACTAGCCACTGGATTAGATGAAGCTTTAGCTAAAAGTATCTTAGAGCGTTCTCAGCTTTCTGGAATGCGAACTATGGCAGGTAAAATACGTCCTGGAAAACTAGGTTTATTAGGGCTGTTAGCGGGTGGTTGGGGGCTTGGTCGTGGTGCGATAAGCCGGAAGTATCAACAAGATTCAGCTAATCGTAATGAGGCTAAAGACACGCTAAACGCACTACGCACTGCGATTATGCCAGATCAAACATCTAACACAATGCAGTAATGGAGGATAGCTATGGCACTAATTAAACTTGTTTCTCCAGCTGGCTGGGATTTTGATCAACGAATTGTTTCCCCAATCAAGGTGAGCAGTCGTGGGTTGATTGGTAATGATCGTCAAGAGTTTTTAAAAAGAGCCAGCCATACCTTCTTACCTCAGTTAGATAATGTCAAGTTTGCCAAAGACGAAGTTCCTATTCATTTAATTGCGTTAGGTGCCAGCGAAGCTTACGGCCCTAACCGCAATGGCGATGGGTTTAAAGAAGCTACTTGTCGGGATCACCATGGCACCTTCGTTAAATTTGCTAAGTTCTTCCGCAATCATAAAAACAAAGCAGAACGAGGCGACCCTTTCTATGGTGTAGTTAAAGCTTCCGCATACAACGAGGATATGCGTAGAGTAGAGTTGCTTTGTGCATTGAATGCCAGCAAGTCAGCAGCGGATCGAAATGGTGGCTTTATTGCAGATACAGAATTAGAAAAGATTGCAAGAGGGGACGACATAGCTGTGAGCATGGCTTGCCGTGTTCCACACGATGTTTGTTCATTCTGCAAACATGCCGCTAAAACTAGAGATGAATATTGCACAAGAGAAAAGTGTGCAGCGGGTGGCTGTAAAGAAAATCTTACTAGATTAGTAAAAGTTGGTAGCGATGTTCACCACCTGCATGTAGACAATCCCGACCCAGTCTGGTTTGATATTAGTCGAGTGTTCCGTCCAGCAGATCGTATTGCCTACGGAGCTAAGGCTAATTACTTAACAAAAGCAGCAGCAGATTCTGGCATATTTGAGTTTCAAGATTATATCAAGTTAGCTTCTGCTTCGACTGCTCCACTAGAAGTTGTTCTTTATCAATCGGGACGACATGGGTTATGGTCAGAGAAAAATACTGCTCAAGTTAAATTAGGATATGGGCTAGCTGCTCTTGAAAAATTTGCTGAAATGGGTGATGCTAATACTTACCGAGCGGTAGAAACCTCTGCTTTCCCTATAGAAATGCTGGCAAAACTGGGCTCGGAGCAATGTAGCAAACAGTTAGCTGCGTTAGCAGATAATAAAATATTTTTAACATTATTTGATTATGCACGATTGGCAGGACACGAAGAGCACATGAAATCTGCAGCCTTAATACTTCCAGAAATATATACGCTAATGGCTGCGGATGAATCTTTGCCTCTCGAGATTGAGCGAGGTGCATGCTCATTTATTGACAAGACAGCTAATGAAAGTTCTAAGGCATTCGCTGCTACTTTGACTGCGAGTCACTCGCTTCAAAGCTCAGCAACGAAGGACCGAAGTTTCTTGAGTTGTATCCGGGGGCAGGCTGCTCCTGTGATCCGCCAAAAAGCAGCTGCATGTAATTTGGAAGGTGAAAGCCTAGCCAAAGAATATGCAATGTATAAGCTAGCAGGATTGTGGAGGCTAGCTGCAACAGACAACGACTTTACCTCAACAGTTAAGTTAAGTCTGCGACAGAATCGAATATTTAACTAGGTCATCGAAACTCGGTGCCGTTTTGTAAGGAGTATTTTTAAATGGCGACAACAGTTAAGAATCAAATAGACTCTATTGATCGCTTTCTGAAGGCGGTTGGTTATTCCGAAAAGAATGCAGCGGCTAATACAGAGCCAGGTGCTATTGGCGGAGATACCACCCATCCTGTGAAAGATGTGGATGATTCTACGGAAGATGCCACAACAGGTGCACGATCCGCAGAAAACACAGCAGATGTAAAGGCCGATCAAGGCCCAGCCTCTGTTGAAAATGCTAAAAAAGCTGCAGCTAAGAAGCGAGCTTCTGCAAACAAGTGGGCTGCTGAAAAGGATCCTACTGGATCTGCTTCAGACGACCAGATGCAGATTGGAACTAACAAAAAACCAACCGGAGAGGATCCTTCAGTGGAAACCTCTTCAGTAAAAGCTGAAAAAGACGATGTGGACACTTCACATCCTGCTAGCACTGATAACAGTGAACTAGATGGCAACAAGTATGCCTCTATGTCTACTGCAGCATTGCACAAGCTTTCTAACGATCTTGGAAACCGTGTTCTTGTCTCTTTGACAAAGAATGCAGAATTCCATGATGATGACGAAGAAGCCCGCAAATCTGACTCAGACTCAGGCTCTGACTCTGCATCTGACATGATGGAAGAAAAAGGTGCAGTAGATCTTGCCGGCCAAGCTGGCTGGGAACTTGCAGGGTTGTTGAGTGGTCAGTTTGATAAACGAGCTGCTGACTCCCTTGTATACTCCACTTTGACTGAAATCATTAAGACTGCTAATGATGATGCAGACAAGACTGCAGCTTACTTGCACAGCTATCAAAACGAATTGCAAAAGCAAGCTGAAGGCGAAGAGATGATGCCTCCAGAAATGGATCCTTCCGCTGCTGGTGGTGACGAAGCTGCTATGGCTGGTGCTATGGGTGGTGGCGAAGCTCCAGAAGGCGAAGGCGGTGACGACGTAGAACAGTTGGCAGCTGTTTTAGATCACCTCGGTATTTCTGCTGAAGAACTAGAAGCAGCTATGGCTGGTCATGGTTCTGAAAGTGGCATTCCTGAGGAAGGTGGCGGTGCTCCTCCAGAAATGGGCGGTGGTGCTCCTCCAGAAACTGCAGGTGCTGCCCCTAACATGGAAGTTGAAGCAGCTTATAAACAAGCAGCAGCTAAAAAAGGTGCAGCTAACAAAAATGTGCGGGATTACATTCAAGAAGTTCTAGAGCGTTCCCGCCGTTAATCTTTCTTTAAAATTTATTCTTGGAGGATTTATACAGTGAACACAAAGCTAGCCGCTCAAATGATCGAATACATTGCTGTCACCTCGACGCTAAATGATCGATTGTTGAAGCAAGCACAAGCACGACATGTGCAAGATAAGCAAGCTGCCGATAAACAGTCTGCTGTTCTTGCTCAGTTGGAGCGAACTGGTTGTGTTGCTCCCCATCAAAAACAGGCAGCTGTTTCGATGTTGAGCAATCATGCCCAAAGTTTAGACTTGTTGGTCAATGCCGTTGACAAAATGTATCAGTTTAAAACTGCTGCTGAGAAAACTGGCTCTGACCTTGGACAAGCTGTTTCGGATAGAGAGGCAGGCATTAAGCCAGGTCTCAAAGGCCGTACCAGTTTAAATGATCCGTATGTAGGTCGCCGTTCTTCTGAAAAGAAGGCATCGGATGAGGCGATTTGGGCAGTAATGCGCGCCCCTGGTTCTTAACTACTTTAACACTATAGACTCATTACGAGTCTTAATTTGGTCTTAGGAGGACAATTATGGCTGCTCCACGGCAAATGACTGCCAACACTCTCAATGCGTTGAAGGGTTGGCCAAATATGAACGCAGTAGATTATACCGCAGCACTTGATGCTAGCGTAACTACTGTTGTTCCTGCAGGCTCTGTCGTTTCTTTGAATTCTTCTGGTAAATTCATTCTTGGCGTTGGCAACCTTAAGGTTATGCCTATGTTTCTCTTCGCCAATTCTGATGACCCAGATATTGTTAACGATGGTGGCGATGCCTCCACTGTTAAGGGTGTATTCATCCCAATTGGCCCCACCGGTCAATCCTTGGCATTGGTTGGAACTGGTGCGTATGAGTTGGTAACAACTTCGTATGTGTCTGGTTCTTACCTTCCCAACGCTGCTTTAACCTCTGCTACCACTGGTGGTAACGCAGGCAAGCTTTCTGCTGGTACGATGGGTACCAATATGATTGTTGGTCTTGTTTCCCGTGGTGTTGTGGACAATGGTTACGGCAAGAATGCTTTGGCATTCTGGCCTTGCCCTGTGTTCCCTTGGAATTAATAACTTTTCTCTTAATCTTGACTCAGTTAAGCTTGCAGCTTGACTGATATAACAAGGAGGTTCTTATAAATGGCTAATTCTAGTATCATGACTCAAGAAGAAAGCAAACTTCTTAGTCAAACGATTTTTGAAAAATTGGCTTCCCGTGACTCTAACCTAGAAAAGCAAGCTGTTGACGCTGTCAACGACTTCACTAGGACCAAGATGCGTGAAGATGGCTTTTACAGACGTATTATGCCACCAATCCCACTTAGCAATGATGATCTTGATCGTCAAGTCGATACCGACAAACCTGTAAAGATCGTGGACAAAGAACCAGATTCTCCAGCAGCAATCTCGATTCCTTTTGCCACGCTTCCTACCAACTTGTACATCCGTGGTGATAGGTACCGAGTTACCTTTGACCGCATCGTGACCCCTAAATTCACGAAGGATGTGGATGAACTTCGTACATGGCATATGGATATAAGACAAATCCTATCCGATAATGCCATAAAGGATATGTTAGCGGAAGAAGATGGCAAATTTATTTCTGCGGTCAACACTGCTCTTGTTGGCGCAGGAACAACTGTTCCTACTTCTGGAGTAATCCAGTACAAGCAGCTTAGCGGTGGGGTAACCCGCAGCAACCTGTGGGACAGCTTTAAGATTATGCCAGGCACTCCTTCTAATCTTGAAGTTCATTCCGTTTTGCTTAATAACATCACTATCAAAGAAGTTGCCAAACTCAATCGTAATGATATGGGTGGCGATCTTAGTGAAGAGATTATGCGTAATGGTTGGACCTACAGCGAATTTATGGGTGTTCAGTGGATCATCACTATTAAGAAGGGACTTGTCCCAACTGGTACGATGTATCATTTCGCTGACCCTAAATTTATCGGCAAGAGCTACCTCATTGAAGACACCACGATGTACATCCGTCGTGAAGCTTACTTCATTGAATTCTTTGCTTATGAAACCTTAGGTGGCACCATTGGTCATACCTCTGGTCTTGCTAGGGTTGACTTTACCTAACCACAAGTCTAAGTTAGCCCTGCATAGGCGGGGCTAACTTACTTTAAAATCCAGAATTGGAGAAATTAACATGGCTAACTCGAATGGTCTACCTAATCCTACTGATGCTTACAACTATTTGTTTAGCAATGTGCATGCTGAAGTATTTATGAACAAGTTGGCCGGTTACGGTATTGTTCCTAGTACTGAAGCAGAAGTCTCAGACTTATTTGCACTTGCCGGACAACTTCGTCACATTGACAGTCCTACGAAGCAAGCTGCAGATCATAGCCGTTTCGGCTCTGCTGTTGCTGGGCTTAATGCCGCTTTGACTTCTACACCAGAAGCACAGGATTACGCAGTAAAACAAGCAACATATGACTTAGCAAATGATCCTGCTATCTATAACTCGATCCTTGCTTTGAAAGCTCACGAAGCTGCTGTTTTAGCTGGCAATAGCTAAGACATCTACTTAGAAAAACTTTCTATAAATGTGTGCAATTTAAGATCGACTGGTTACAATATGACCGGTCGATCTTCTATTTTAGAAAGTAGTAGTTATGAAACTAAGCTTGTTCACGCCCACGCACAAACCTGCCTATCTAGTTGAGGCTTACACCTCCTTAAAATTGCAGACACTTACCGATTGGGAATGGGTTATTCTGCCTAATGGCAAAAATGTCACAATCCCCGAGGTTATACGCAAGGATCCAAGAGTAAAGCTGGTAACTACTAATAATAACTCGCACAATATTGGGGCCTTAAAAAGAAGTGCCTGCGACGCTGCTACTGGAGATATCTTTGTTGAGTTCGATCACGATGACTTATTTGCACCGGGTAATAGTCTGCAGATAATACACGATAAGTTTAAATCTGGTGCTGATTTTGTTTATTCAGATACTGCGGTATTTAGACAAAAAGATGTAGTCAAAAATGACATTAAGTTTAGCCCTTTTACTTACTCTTCGCAGCATGGTTGGCAAGAATACGATATTAAAGTTTATGGTCACAAGTTAAAAGCTACTCGTTGCTTTTCAATATCTCCTCGGTCTTTATGTGAAATATATTATTGTCCCGACCATGTGCGTAGTTGGTCTCGCAAAGCTTATTACAAGGCAGGTGGGCACAACCCAGAGCTGTCGGTATGTGATGATCATGAGTTGATGATCAAGACCTACATAAGTGGGGCTAAATTTGAGCATACGGGTGGTTGTCATTACCTATATCGGATGTTTTCTGACAATACGGTGTGGGCACGAAATCAATTAATTCAAGACACTAGCCTAAGTTTACGTAAGCAATACATGCCACAGCTGATACAAGCTTGGTTGAAGCAAAATAACTTGGCAGTACTAGACATTACTAAGCTTAAATCAGAAGGTTGGAATGCGGATAGGCAGCTGTTGCAAGGCTTTGGCGAAGATAGTTATGGGCATATTGTTGCAGATACTGAATTACAGTGGTTGACTGGTGTTCAAGTTCGAGAGTTTATGAATGTGGCCTATGCTGCTTTAGTCCCCGGCGGGTATCTGACAATTACTGTACCCGAGGTGCATTCTGGAATGGGTTATGGAGATGTAGAGTGGCAGTCCCATTTTAGTGCGGTAAGTATGTACCCATACACCCGCAATAACTTTGCTAAAAGTAATGGCAATATTGATTGTAGATTCCAGCAGATTAATTGTTTAGAAGTTTTTCCTTCAGACTGGCACAGAGACAATAACTTTAAATTTCTACGCTTTGAGCTTGTAGCTTTAAAAGGGCAGCGACACCCCGGCTTACAGCATATTTAGGTTGAAGTCTAGGACTCCTATTCAGATTTCTTGCCTGACAAATTACAATGATATAAACTGGAGTACCTACTATGCCGAATGAAAGTATTAATCAAAATAATCTTAGACCCAAACAGACTTTGGTAGATGGCTGCCCTGTGCTGGCTAAAATTCAGTGCCATGAAATTCAAATGGGGCAGTATGCTCGTTTGCTCTGGAATTTAAAAGATCCGCAAGGAATCGTTGTAGATTTATCCGCAGTTGCAAGTTGTTCCGATAGTGCTGCGATTAGCCAGCCTAATGTTTCTTTCGATGATGTTGGTAACCCACCTTGTGGTGTTACTTTGCGTATGCGGGAGTTGACAGGCATTGACCCAGTTAACGACCCAATTTATTCCATAGATGTTACTATCCTCAACCCTGCTACTGGGCTGGTGCGTGCGGATGCCCTACCTGATGACATTGTACGAAATCCTGGAGTGTACATGGAGGAGTGGGCGGTATTTGATTCTAATGGCAACATGCTATTTAGTAATCAAAGCTGTGCTTTTGTAAGGCGTGGTTTGTTTGGTGTAAGCGATGATATGACTAAGCGAACGCTAGGGCCTCCTACAATTGAAGAAATACGCTTGTCTATGCGAGATAATGGCCCAGCAGATAACTCTTTGTTAGACGATGTAGAGTTTGATGCAGCTGAAATTACACAAGCGGTTTTGCGACCAATTATGTATTGGAATGAAACTCCACCACCTATCCAGCCTTTGCTTACTACAAAAACATTTCCTTTTAGAGAGATGTGGATGGTTGGGATTCAGTCGTATCTATTCGATATGGTATCTAGCCACTATCGTCGTAATCAGCTTGCCTACAACGCAGGTGGGTTATCTATTGACGATAAGAATAAAGAACAACAATACCGAGCAGCAAGCAATCAGCTGACCCAGCAATTTAGAGAAATGCTCCGTGCTAAGAAGATGGAAATTAATATCGGGTTGTTTTCTGGCAACTTAAATTCAAGTTATTCTGGCATCTTCTATAACTAACACAGCGGAGCTTGATATGTATAACAACTGCGAAACAGATCAATGCCCGCCTTCCTGTGAAAATGTTTTTGATATGGTGCATGTCTCGTATTTAATACGAGGTGGCACCCATGTTATGTGGTCACTGCTCCCCACTTTTTTAGACCCCACCCCTTGGACTTTTCAATTACAAGTAGGTCATGGTGGCACTTCGACTGCGGATGACTGGGAGAATGTTGGGCTTCCTCTCGTTAATGCCTGCTACGCAATTGATCCAGGGCAAGCAACCTACAGTGTTATAACTTTACCCGTTTATTATAGGGTTAAGCTAACCACCTCTGTTGGAGTCTACTATTCCGATCCAGTTGCAAAAGCGGGTATTCTGTCTGTTAGAGACTGGAGAATAGCAAAAGAAATTGTGAGGAAAGAAAAGCTAAGGTTTAAACATATTTCACAAGATGGGTATTTGTTAAAGCGTAGAGCAATGGGAGATAATTGCCCCATATGTTCTGATTTTCAAACTTTAGAAGTTACCAACCCTTACTGCCCTCAATGCTGGGGAACCGGCAAAGAGTGCGGTTATTTTTATCCAGTTGGTTGCATTTGGGCTGACTTTTCTCCGCAATCACAGAACATGAATATAGATGACCAAGGTATGCGAGGTACGATTCAAGACATTAAAGTATCCGCACGAATGCTAATGTTACCTTTAATTAGTGAACAGGATGTATGGGTCAATCGTAAAACAGATGACCGCTATTACATACAGTCTATTCAACACACTGCTGAGATAAGAGGCGTACCCTTAATTGCTAATGTAGAACTACGCCCTGCCCCATTTTCGGATGTGGTTTATAAAATTGCGATACCGCAGCAAGATGAATGGTTAGAATCCTTAACCTGAGATACTTATGCCATATATACCAAGATCAATATCACCCAGCACTCCTGACTTTGGTAATGCACCCCGTGCCCCTTCTCGAGCAAGTGCAGAGAAGCCAGCTGTGCCTTATATTAAACCCGAGGTTGCTACCGATAGAAAACCAAGCTCACTAATAGGTAGGCTGAGTATGCTGAAATTTGATGTTCCAGCAACTAAGATTTACAAACACATAACTAGTAAGGAGTTAGACATCGATGAATACAGCAGAATGGTGTCCACCAAGCGTACCCCCTCCTGAGCGAGATGCTCAAAAAGTCCAGAGCACAGTTGATATTAGCTACTTATGTGACAATGGGTGGCAGCCTTTACTTATCACCGGTTTTCTGCGTGATTTGTTAATTAGGCAATGGTCTAATCCTACAAACATTATTAGTCCAGAAATGAAACAATATGTATGGAAAGAACAAGTCAACTCGGGTATACTCATCGAAAGTGTGTATCGTTATAGACCTGACCTTGTTGAAAAACGACCAGCTATAATGATAAAACGCAATGCTTTTAAGGATACGCCCCTTGGTTTAGGCGGTGGGTTTATCTTTGGAGGCGGAGAAGCGGCATACGAAACCGAAAAGGGTGCGATTACTCGGCATGCAACAATGTTTGTTGGGTCGCATACTCTTTTCTGCATCCATGGAACGGGTGCTTCAACAGAGATTCTGGCTGCGGAGGTCCTAGGGCAACTGATTGCCTGCATGTGGCCGATTCGCCAGAACCTTGGACTGAGAAACTTCTCGGTCACCGATGTAGGGGCTATTCAAGAACTTGAAGAGTCCACGGAAAATTATGTGATTCCTATAACTGTTGGATGGGCTTACGAGCACGTCTGGCAGCTTAAAAACGAATCACTGCCGATGCAAGGTTTTTCTTTCACTGGATCACTGGACGGGGGTCAAGTCAATCTAAGCTCTCGGTACCAAGGACCATAACTCTTATACATTCTTAGGCAGGAGGCCACTAATGGCAACTTATGTTCTTCCGCAAGTTCTTGTTTTCCAAGATTTTACTATTCAACCCGCTGCAGCAGCTAACCCGCTGTCAGCACATATCTCTGGCGGTCATGCCAAACTCGTTCGTTACAGCGATGAAAACGAAAGAGAATTTGGTAACTTAGGCTTTTATGACGAAGGCACATCCGCTGCTTTCCCTTGGCCTGAGCGTCCAGCTGGTGCCGTGGTTGACGAAAGCTATACCAAACTATTTATCAAAGATGCTTTGTTAAAGTATTTTTCTGATCCAGCTACCAGCGGTTTCTACTTGGCAAAAGTACATAACTACCGTAACCGAATTCACTCAAGCTGTGTGAATTTTGTTTCCAGCGGTAGCTATGCACGCAATGCTGTGTTTGGCAACCGTGATGTAAAAATTGGTGATGTTATTCGAGTGCGTGGAGTTGCAGATGGTCCCGGAGCTACTGCTGATGTACTTACCTTATGGACTTATGTCCGTGGGTTTGTTGCAAATGTAGTTGCCTCTTCCATCGATACTCCAATCGCAGCCTCTACCAATAAAGCCACTCAAAGTGGTTCTTCCGTTGCAGTACGCACCACTGGTGTGGCTAACTCTATCACTATCACACCTTCTGGTACCTACAATGGATTACCTTCCGGTGTAATCAACGAAGTCTACACTCTTACGGTTTTAGATGGTTCCATCGGTGGAGACTTGTCTACCGCACGTTTCCGTGTAACTTCTGCAAGTGGTACTGATAATCAGTCCTCCTTGTCAGTAGATGGTGCAACTGCAGTTGGAACACGTGGTTTGCTTGTAACTTTTGGTAGCACCGTTACTATCCCTTCTGCCGCAGCTTCTGCAGCAGCTGGCGTTAGCGATGTTGATATCCTTGAGGGGCAAGTGTTTACCATGACAGTTTCACAGACATTCGATGCTCCTACATCGACATCTTGCGGAACTTATGTAAGCAACTCAGACACCAATTATGTAGTAACAGTTACTAAAGGTGGTGCTTGGTCTGCTCATCCTGAGATTTCTGTTTCTACCACTGATGGTGTTGATCAAAGTGGCCCTTCCGTAATCGCTGACAACACCTGTCTTGCGATTGGAACTCGTGGTGTGTCATTCAAATTGACTAGCACTGCAGGTTTACGCAAAGGCGACAAATTTTATGTTCAAGCCAATGGCACCAGCGATGGTCCAATTCGCACCATTATACTTGGGGATAATCTAGATCAGACCTTTGGCGGTTGTGAAGAAGTTGGAGTTGATCTGTACATTCGCAAGCCACTTCTTGAAGTGACTGCAAATCGTACTGGTATGGCTCCTCTTACCAACTGGGAACAGTCTGATGTTGAGTTTACTGTAAAATCCGGAATTGTAGCTTACGATGCTGAAATCGGTACTGCTACACCTTTGGATGTCTACTCTTCTGCAGAAGCAGGCTATGGTGAACTGTATCTTGAATATCGTTGTTGGTTACCCGACTTGGCTGGCATGGTAAACAGCATTGCTGATGTAGGTAACATTGATGATATCTATGGTTCTTTGACTCCTGACAATCCTCTTAAATGGGGCGTGTTCAAGGCTCTATCCAACAGCAATGGTACTCCTGTGCTTTACACCGCAGTTAACGATCCTAACAATGTTAACTACTGGGATGAAGTGCTAGAAGTGTTGTTAAGCCGAGATGATGCCTACAACTTGGTGCCATTGACCAACAACGCAACAGTACTTGACTTGTTCCAAGCTCATGTTAGTAGTTGCTCCTCCGCCTCCGAAGGACTTTGGCGAGTGCTTTGGGCAAACTTGCAAGGCATTCCTGAAGTTCCAATCGTGGCAGCTGGCTCTACCATACCTAACCATATGGAAGCAACCAGCATCGATGGGGAACTTGTTTTAGCTAGATTTGAAGCTGATCCCACTACTGTTGCAGTTGATTACACCATTGTTTATGTTCCCGCAGGTAACGCTGGGTTCGAAAGAAATGGCGTAAGACCTGGTGACATCGTGCGTGGGTTGTACACTGGCGATGGCTTCGGCAACTACACCTACAGCGAATTTGTTGTAGATGAAGTTCAGTCTGAAGGTCAACTTCGAATTAAGACTGGTCCTGCTGTAGAACAGTTGGTCCCATCCAAAATCGAAGTTTGGCGCAATCTTTCTAACAGCGAAGAAGCTGTAGAAATCGCTAAGAGTGCAGGTGCTTATGGTGACCGACGTGTTAGAGCCACATGGCCTGACCGCATCGAATCATCGGGTACCATTCAATCAGGTTACTTTTTGAATGCAGCACTTGCTGGCTTGTCTTCTGCCGTGCTTCCACAACAAGGTTTGACCAATGTGGAAATTTCTGGATTTTCCAGCACACAACGGACAAACGACAAGTTTAACAAGCCTCAGCGAGATATCTTAGCTCTTTCTGGTGTATGGGTTGTACAACAGGATGCTGTTGGCCAAATTCATACTCGTCATGCTGTAACCACTGGTGACTACGCAGACATCAATCAGCGTGAAGAAATGCTTACTCGCAATGTGGATAGCATTAGCTATCGCTTCAAGGATTACTTTGCTCCATTTATTGGTGTTACTAATGTAACCCCATCAATGGAAGATATTATCCTTGGTGGCATGGGCAAGCTAATTCGTACTTTGCGAATTGAGCGAACTACCCCCAATCTTGGTGGTCAGTTGATTAGCGCAACGGTTGAACGGTTCTTTGTTTCTGAATTGTTTAAAGATCGTTATGTTGCTTACATTAACTTGGAAGTACCATACGCATTAAACAACATTGAATTACACCTTGTAGTTTAATGTGGCCTTTACTAGGGGGCCAGCCAGCCCCCTAGTTTTTCCCTAGTGGCTAACCGCTATGAGTGGCTTTATAGCTTTATAATTTCAAGGAGTAATTTAATATGTCAGATATCTATCAAAGACAGAAGACGCAATTTGCTGGAGCTTTCGCATCGGATGTGGCTGCTCTTACATTTGCAGGTGCTACCACCGGACTAGGTATTGTGCAGAATGTTCAAATCTCATTTGCACAACAAGTCGCACGCATCTATGATGTTTCAAATGGTGGCTCCGCAGGTGGGCTAGGTGCGGGTACTGTTCCTGTGTTCTATGTGGGAGGTCGTACACAAGGCCAAGGAACGATTGCTCGAATACTTGGACCACAGTCAGGAGCACTTTGCGATTTTTACCTAGCAATGGGTAATGTTTGTGCCCCCCAAGATTTGACATTCACCTTTGCGGGTGGCTGTGGTCTTACGGGCGTGGGAAAGCAAGATAAGCCTACTCCTCCTGTAGCACTTAAAAATGCTGTTGGTACTGGTACTTTTAACAAAGTGGCTTACACCATCTCGGGTGCGCTGATGACTAACATTGGCGTTACTGTAGGTTCGCAGGACATGCTTGTAAATGAAAATATTACACTCATGTTTGCAAACCTAGATTGTGCAGTCGCTAAGTAAATTCCGGATTTTAAACCGACTGGCTCAACTTCGGTTGGGCCAGTTTTTTGAGCTTTAAGCTCCAAACGCACCATAAGGTGAGACACATATGACATACAATGCAGGTTCTTCCGTTGATAATAAACCCGCAGTGTACAATGAAAAGTCCACGGGGGCTAATGCCGGAGACCTTGGTTTACTTTCTGCAATCCAATCTAAAGTGGATGCAGCTTCTCCTTGGGATCAGTTACTAAATGGCGGGCAAGTCAGTGACCCCAAAAATAATGCAGCCAACTACACAACTCCTTTAAACTCCGACTCACCTTTGCGCGTTGGTCGTGTGATCTTAGCCCTTCCTTATGTTCACTGTTACAAAGTTCAATTAACTGGAAGGCAAGGCACTTGCATCGCAACTGCTGTCTCTAACCATTCTCGAACCCCGCTGGGGGTACGCTCAGGCGAAGTAATCCCACCTAATTCTAATGTGTTGATTTGGAAACCAGATACAGCTGAGCTAGCTTACATCTTAGCAATTATTCCTTCCCCTGTAATGCACGACGATTTTAATGCGTCAGATCATGTTCAGCAGGGTGGTAACTCTGGTGTCAAGAAGGTAGAAGCTTATCGCAATATTCCAAAATCAACGGCAATGGCTCATGGCTGGGTTTCCCAATCTTGTGGTAGGCCAATGGATGGGACTATCGGTGAATATGTCCGCATGTCTGAAACAGGTATTGGGCTTCTAATTGATTCTTTTCAGACTTATCTACGAGTAAACGAAGCTTGTGGACTGTGGTTAAACTACTTTGATAATTACACCAAATTAGCTGGCTTGTCTTTAAACATCATGTCGTATTGCACCCATAATATACAGCAGTACGATGAAGGTGAAAACTTATCTATGATTGGGCATGCAACCTATCCGTGGGAAGCCACAGGAATGTATGCACCACAGCAAAGATTCACTAAAACCAACAGCCCAGAAGATGTTCAGTTAGACAGAGAATTCCCATTTGGAACAGAAGAAGTACAAGACCAAAGCCAAACTCCAATCTATCGCTTAACGGATTACACTGGTTATCTAGGGCAAGGGTTTAACCGCACATTAATGAAACCAGCTAAGAATAGTGGCAAAAGATTAATGACGGAGGCAGAGGCAGATAAAGATGTAGGGTTATTCCAAGAACTAATAGCACTAGATGGCAGTTATTCGGTAAGGTCTGCAAAACAGATTCTATTGGCCAAATACCCATTAATTCCCAACCCTAGGCGCAAGCGGTTAGCGGAAGACGCTAAAGGTGATGATTATTTAGAAAGACCCGGTAAAGAGGAATACAAGTTTAGTGGAGTATATGGAGAGGGACCTGAGCACAAGGTTCGAGACTGGAAAGACCAAGATGTTTCTTTGCTTAAAAATATGCTACGACCCGCCGGCATTATGGATTTGCTTACACATCATTACAACTGGAAGTCTACTCATCCCTTTTCTTACCATAAAAGAGATTACGATTACCCAGAAGAAGGTGACAACAATAGCCCGCTAACAGAGATTCGTTTTTACCGTGGGAGAATGTCTACAGCCTATGTTGAAATTAGCCCTAAGGTTATGAGGATTGATAGCCGATACCAAAATGTAAACTACTACAACACCGCAGCATTTATCACAATTGCAGAGGATGGCAGCATTGTTCTTGGTGACGGATATGGTTCGCAGCTTCTGATGGGTGGCGGACAAATTAGATTGGAGGCTGGTGGTGACATAATGTTGATGTCAGGTTCTCGTGTAGTGACATTAGCAAAAGAAGCAATAATTAGAGCTAAAGGCAGCGTAGATATTTCTTCAAATGAAAACGATGTTAGGATTAAAGCTGAGAATAATATGCAGCTGCTTGCCGGTAATTCTGGATCTGGTGGCATGCTTTTAGAATCTAAAGGGCAAGGGTCTTCACAACTGTATGAAGGGCTTATTGGAGAGGAGGTTATAGCATCTGGAATCACACTGCTTAGCCGAGGTGGTTCGGTTAATGCTATGTCAAAAACTGCCTACATTCGCACAGGGGTAGAAGAAGGTGATCCAGAAGGCAGCGGGGATTTCATCATAGACTGTGCTAATGGGCGATCACGTGTAGTGTGCTATGGTAAAGCGTTTGACTTTTTCTGCTCAGAAGGGGTGGGTATATGGCATTCGCCGGTAGGCCAAGGGGCTACCCAGATGTCTTCATCTCACTATTTTGGTCCTAGTTTTTCTAAGGTCCATGGTCCAACTGTTATGGATCGTAATGTGTGTATCGTTCAAAGAGGTAATCTTGGTGTAGACGGCAGCGTATATGCTATAGGAGGCATGTACTGTCTTGAAAAAATGGCATGTTACAAAGCCATAGTTGGGGATAGCGATGAAGAAAAATTTATACGAGATATTAATAAATTTATTAATGAATACGAGGTATTTTCTGAAAATGCTACCGACGCAGGAAACCCGATATTTCAAGGGTACTACCCTAACTATGCTTGGCTTCCTAAACAGCCGGGCGACAATAATTTACTAGGTAATCAAATTGGTTTTTCTTATAGGGATGAAGACAAAGCGGGCGGGACTTATGGTTATTCTACATTTTTTCTATTAGAAACTAGATGGCAGCAATTAGAGCGTATGGGTATGCTGCAGTCTGCTGGGGAGCATTGGGCTGAAAATCCAGTGTTGTACCAAGGTGAGGATTTATACCCATGGCCTGGTAAAGCTAACTGGGTATCTGGGGATAAATTTGTAAGGTATAGTGCCGAAGATAAGTTTAAATTGTTTGGAACTAGTGCAGCAAAGAGTCGGGAAGGTTACAAAGAAGACTACGAAGAACCTAATTTTCCTGACTGGAAACTAGAACCATGTGACGGAAATTATTCACTCTAAGGAGCAACGATGATTGATTTGAGCAGAATTTCTGAAGATGAACGACAGCTATTAGAAGAAGTAGCTAAGGCTAAAGGCCAGACTTTAGAAGAGGCATTGATTTCTCTTGGGCATGTTCCACCACCTAAGCAAGATGTAAAGCTAAAAGATGTAAAGGTAGAATTCGTAGGGGTTAATGTTACAGAAGATACCGCTGAATCCCCTCCAATGGTTCTTGAGCCACCTTTGCAAGTACAAACAGAAACTAGTGCAGCTATTGAAGATGCAGTTCCCAGCTTACCTAGTGATTTTGCCATACCTGAACCGCCTATGGCAGCCGATACAGAACCAGAAGAAGATAAAACAGACGATGGACAATTAGGTTCTGCTCTGCATATTTGTCCTCAATGTGGCTGGGATTGTAACATGCCAGTTATTGAAGCTCCTAGCCACACAGATAAGCTTGGTTTTCTCCATATGCTGTTGGGACAAAAAGTATTTACCAAGCGTTACCTACTATACTCCGGTCATTTGCGCTTATCGTTACGATCATTAACACTGCGTGAAATCGATGTGCTATACCAAGAAACATTTAGGGCACAGAAGATGGGTGTTATAGCCACAGATCACGATTATTATGAATATTTAAATAGGCTTAGACTTTACCTCCAGCTTACTAGCCTATCTGCACAACAAAGTGCCTTACACATTACATTACCAGATGGCTTAACTAAAGAAACGCACCCTACTGCAGAATCGTTCTGGGATGTTTTCTTAAAAGAAAAAGGTTATTACAAGGAAGAAACAGACAATGGTCCAAGTCTTATAGACCAGATAAAAGACTATGTTCTTACCAATGTATTATGCACAGAGCATCTTCATCGTATAGTTTCAAATACTTGCAGCAAATTTAATCGTTTAGTTGTCAAGCTGGAGGTGTGCGTTGACGACCCAAATTTTATGAACGAGATCGAGCAGCCATCCTAACTGTTCGGTCGGCATTGCAGGGAATAATCGACTACAGTAAGGCAGACTTACACAGTAATATGTGGTGGACTCGTTGGAAATACTTAATTCGAGCAATGGAAGAATCCTCTCGAGAAAAACTTCTGCATCATGCCTATGAGTTTCAATTAGCATTAGTCTCTAGTTCAAAGCTTTCTTCCGAAGATTTCTCTAAGTTACAAAAAGAATGTAAAGAACTTTTTGCAGATTTAGAAGGAAGTTTGCGACCTTGGCTTGGTCGTTCTTCAGAAGATCGTCATACTAAGGATGTTGGAAGTTTTAAAGAACAGTGGAAAGCTTTAATGGGCTTTGACCCTGACGATTTAGAAGCTAAAGCAAAGTGGGAAAAGGAAGTAGGAGAAGCAGCAGAGTCCGTGACTAGCCGAGTGGTGGCGGCTCAAAATGAAGCGGCAGCACAGGAAGCTTCGTTTTACACCAAGTTAGAGAATATAAGGTTAAAGCGGCTTAGACAGCAAGGACGCATAAAATGACCATGGATCCCAGCCAACTATCGTGGATGCAGGATGCAACACAAGGACTGCTGCCTGGTGGGCAATTTAGCCCGCATCCCTCGGGTGGTGCGGGGTATTTAGCACAATTAGCTAAAGGGTATAGTCCTGCGATACAAGGTAACTCACTCCCTGACACATCTCCCTTAGCCCCTCTTAACTTACAGCAGTATGGCATAGGTGGCATGCTAGCAGGTGCTGTTGGTAACTCTTACCTATCAGGACAGATGCAGCAGCAAGGCTTGCTGCCGATGGGCAATGCTGGTTCTTACATGCAAGCACATCGTACTCGTGAACATTTACGGATGAAGAACGATGTTAGCGCAGGAGTAGCGAGTCAAGACGCTGATGGTATCTATCGATCTTTCCGTGGAGCTGCAGCCTTGGCTGGAGTTCCGTTTGACCGTAAACAGCGAGAAGCAGCTCGTAATATATCCGATACCGTTGCTTCGCTTGGGCCTACTCTTTCAATGGTTGCTCCTGATTTTATGGATGCAATTTCTGGAGAAAAAGGTAGCGTACAAGCGATGGCCGGTCAGATGATGGAAGCAAATCGTTACCGCGCAGATCCTATCACAGGCAAAATGGGTTACAGCACTGAATCAAATAAAAACCTAGTTAACAATGTTTTTGAAAACATGTTTTCTAAAGATAACATGGCTCAGATGAATGGCATGCGTGCCGGAGACATGGGACAAGCATACCGGCAGTTGTCTTCAGAAGGATTAGTTGGACCTACCGGAAGTTTGCGTGATCGCACCATCCAATCGCTGCAAGAAGGCAGAGAGCAGGGGATGGATTTAAAAGCTATAGGTAAAAAGGCTGGAGTTGAGATTAATGATGATACCAACCTCTCTAACTTATCTAATGAAGCATTAACTAAACTACGCAAGGATTCCACTGTCTCCGCTAAAATGGGCAAGGACGACGCTAGACAAGTGGCAGACCAGTTACAAGGCTATGTTGGGTCACTCTCTGCTATCCGTGAAGTGTTTGGAGAAAATGGAGACGCAAACGCACCTGTACCTAAATTGATAAATGCGCTTAAAGCCATGACCTCAGGACAAATGCAAAAATTTAGTCCAGGGCAGCTTACCTCGATGGTTCGAGATATGCAGGCTATGTCTCAACTTTCGGGTAAAAGTATCGACCAACTAGCTGCAATGAATCAGTATGCTAACACGCAGAACTCTCAGATGATGGGTGGGTATGGGGTTCATTTTAATCCTGCATCACTTAAGGTTGGAACTACTACGGGTATGGCTTTCGCTGAGCATGGCGGAGCTACCGGATTTGGTGCATTAAACCGAGAACAAGCAGAACAAGCATCCATGGGTTTATTCTCTCGTGGTATGGGCTCACAGATGAATAACGCTTTAGGTGCTTTAACACGCATCGAAGAAGCTGGAGGGTTTGCTGAGAATGAGGCTGGGCGGGAAATGAAAGCTGTGTTGGCAGCTGCCGACTCGGGAGCACACACTTACACATTTGTAGATGATAATGGTAAATCTAAGACAAAGAATACCCCAACTAAAGAAAGTGAATTTAGAAGTATAGTTGGTAGGGGTGCTGTGGAAGGTATGAGCACCTCTGACTTTAATATGATGCTAGGAGATACCACTTCCAATTTACGTGCTTTGTCTACTAACGAGGAAAGACAACAGGCGGCACTGCGCCAGCAGCCAGCTGAGGTTGCTAGAGAAATTGAAAGAAGCACAGCTAATCGATTATCTTCAAACAAAGCACTTAAAGACCAAGTTTCAAGCCCTAAGGAGCGTGCAGAAATTGCTGCAGCATTAGGTAAAGCAGCTACAACGGCTACCGATGAACTGACCATGGAGCAGCTACAAGATCCAAAACAAAGAAATCAAGCCATTGCAGATGCCCTACAATCAGAGGCGGGTAATCGTGGGGTAACTTTAACCGATGCAGAAGCTCAAAACATGGCTGCTACTTCCTTTGGACAAAGGGAGTCAGTACTACGCACAAGACTAGACATGGATGCAACTTCTTATGCTCAAACTCACGGCAAGGCTGTAAGAGAAAGTCGGGAAGACAAGCAAGCTGAAGTATCCGCACGCGCAGGTATAAACGAAGCGATGTCGGGATTAGGGCCAAAAGGTAGCTTCTTACAGCGGGCTTCCACTGCATTGCAGAAGCAGGGAGATCGAGGCGGAGAAGCTAATCTAGATACAATGCTGGGAGATATGTTTGCTGGGGACATGGACGAAGCCTCTAAACAATTAAACAAACCTTTGGAAAGTGTGCGGGCTAGCCAGTCTAAGATTGAAAGTTTAACTAATCAGCTACAAGGTGCCAGCCCCGAAGATAAAAAGAGAATTCAAAAAGAGATTAAAGAAGAGACAGTAATGCTGAAGAAGCATGTGACAGCTAGTCGGGAGCTGGCAGATAGTCTTGGGCTTACAGATAAAGAAGGAGAATTTAATCAAGCCGATATTGCTAAAGGTAAAGAAGCTGCACGAGAATTAGATCACTTCAACCGAATAGAGCAAGTGCGGGTAAGCGGTGCGACTGCTACTGTGACAGATCTAGAAAGAAAAGGAGCTAGCACAACAAAACTTACAGACAATGACTTACGAGTAATTGCTGAAAAAGATCGCACTAACAAATTACAAGAAGCGGATAAAATAGCAGCTGGCGATATAAAAAAGATGTCTCCAGAAGCTAAAGAAACTTACGATAAAGCGATTGCCAGCGGGGCTACGGAAGAGGCGGCACGCGCACGAGTAAAGGAAAAGTTAAGAAGTAATGTAGCTTCCGTAGATTCCCGAGCTAGGGAGATGAGGGAAGAACTAGGAACAGAAGCCACGGTTGGTGGTTTAAAAGATAAAGAAGTCCAAGATGCAATTATTCAAAAGCGACGCAGTGATGTAGAAATGAAGCCGACAGCTAAAGCGGTTGAAGACCGAACAGAGAAGATGCGGACAGAGATGGAAGGACAACAAAAGAAAGCTACTACAGAAGAAATTAATGCCCTTACTCCCGCTGCCCGCAAAGAATATAAAGAGAATGAAAAGCAGTTAAGCCGAAAAGCTGAAGATCAATTAATTGCGGAGAATCAGTTACGCAGTCTAGGAATACTTGGAGCAGAAGAAACTTTGAGTGGTAAGGGTGCAGATATTGCCAAGTTTGAAGGGTTAAAAGGTAAAGATAAAGATCAGCTTCGCAAAGACCTAGCTGCAGCCAAAACTGAAGACAGAGCAGCAATTGTCAGCAAGTATATTGACAACAAACAAGTTGAGCAGTTTTATGGGAAAACCGAAGCAGAAGTTACAAAGAAAAGAGATTCTGCAAATACCTACGCAACATCTTCCGAAGGCCAGCGAGCAGCTCAAGACACCGAATCCCGAATAGGTAGTCTTTCTGACACAAGACGAGAATTTCTATCTGATGCCAAAGCGGTTAGTCGTGGAGGTGCCCGCTCAATAATAGCTGCAAAGCAAAGTCGAGAAGCTGAAGAAGAACTTCAGACTATGGCGAATAAGTATTTTGATGGGAATGTTGGCAAGATGGTTAGCAGTGGCGGGGCTGCGATGACAGAAGAAAACTATGCCAAGGTTAAAACCGACCTTGGTAAATTGTCTGACGCAGAAAAGACCACAGTAACTGAGCGGTTAAAAGCTGCGGGTCAAGACATAGGCGGGTCAAAGAATCTTAACGAAAAGCATTATGCTGCTTACCTTTCGCTTAAATCCAAAGACCTAGTTGGAACGATGAAAGATTCGATAGAGGGTATGTCTGGCGGAGCGGGGCAGACCTATGCCGAGCTACTTAAGCCAACAGATGCAACTAAGACAATGGCAAAAGAGATGATGGGTAAGGATGTATCAAGTGCACAAGAAACAGGGCTACAAGCTATTAGTTCTGCTGCCACTTTAAACAACATAGATGTTAAGAAGGCTACGGCTGGTTTAGATATGAAAAAAATCACTAGCCAAATTGCAGCTGGTGCAAAAATTGATACATCAAAAATGACGGAAGAACAAAAAACTTTAATCAAATCGGCAGAAGGAATGAAAGGGTTATCGAGTCTAACTAAGGAACAGATTAAATCCTTAGAGACTATTTCTAAAGAAGAAACAAAAGATATTAAAAAGGAAGCAGAAGCTTTAGGTATGACGGAAGAAGAATACCGCAAAGCTGCTAAAGATGGGGTTATTGATCCTAAACTTAAACTGTTTAAGGATGAGACCACGAAAGGTGTTACTGGGGCAGAAAAGCTTGAAATAGCAAGGAAAGGGGAAGTAACCTTAACTGATACGAAAAACCAATTAAAAGAAGCACAGGCAGCATTAGCAAAAGATCCAAAATCTAAAGAAGCCAAGGCAGAAGTAGATCGATTACAAGGATCAGTAGCAGAGCAGACTGAAATAAAATCTGCTCGCATGAAAGAGGCTGGGTTAGATAGCAAAAAAGCCGAAGATGTTAAGAAGTATGAGCAACGCTTAGCAACTGAAGGTAAAGCAACTACCCCTAACATGTTCAAAGACGACCCAGAAAAGAAGGGCATTACTGCAGTAGAAAAGCTTGAAACAGCAAAGAAAGAAGAAGCATCATTAACTGATACAAAAACTGAATTAGAAAAAGCAAAAGAAGAACTAGCAAAAGATCCGGAATCAAAAAGTGTTAAAGCAAAAGTAGATCATTTGCAAGGTCTTGTAACAAAGAAGACTGAAGATAAATCTGCACGCATGAAAGAAGCGGGGCTGGATAGTAGCAAAGCTGAAGATGTTAAAAAGTATGAAGAAGGTTTAAAAGACGAAGGTAAAGCAGCTGACCCTAATCTTAGGTTGTTTAAAGATGATCCAGCTAAGAAAGGTAAAACTGCTACAGAAAAGCTTGAAATAGCAAAGAAAGAAGAAGTGGAATTAAAGGGCACAAAAGATCAATTAGCAAAAGCAAAAGAAGTATTAGCAAAAGATCCAGAATCGGAAAAGGCAAAAGAAGATGTAGCTAAGTTAGAGAATGTCTTGGCAATTAGGAATAAAGATAAATCAGAACGAATGAAAGAAGTAGGTTTAGACAGTAGCAAAGCTGAAGATGTTAAGAAGTACGAAGAAGGCTTAAAGGACGAAAGTAAAGAAGCTGATCCTAATCTTAGATTGTTTAAAGATGATCCAGACAAGGTGGGTGGTAAGGGTAGAGGCACGGCTAAGGAGCAGTTACAAAAAGCAAGACAAGAAGAAGCATCATTAAAATCTACAAAAGAGCAACTGCGAAAAGCAGAAATTGCATTAGAGAAAAGGCCAGAAAATCCTGGGGCACAAAAGGAAGTAGAAAGGTTACGAGGACTCGTAACAAAGAAGACTGACGATAAAGCAGAAAAGATGAAAGAAGCTGGTTTAGATATAAACAAACCAGAAGATGTTAAAAAGTATGGTCAACTTTTAGATAATCAAGGTAAATTAGAACAGCTTGAAAAAAGTAAAGCGATCATAGCTGCAGAAGATAAAAAGTTAAAAGATAGCGGTATGTCTGATGAAGACATCGTTAAGTATAGAGGTATTCAAAAGGAGCAAGAAATAGCTGGCAAAAAACAGGCTAAAGAGCTTGCTGACAAAGATTTAGGCAGCGATGCCATGAATACTCTAGCTGATTCTTTCGGTAAGACATCTAAAGAAGATCGTCAGAAGTTTAAGGAAGAGATGGGTAAAGGTGGCGGTAAGGGTGAGTCTGGAGACCGCAACAAGCAGATGGTTGCTAATGTCCTTAAAGATGTAGGCAAGTTAACCACAATCGGAGATAGCAAAACTTCAGCCATTGATAAGCTGGACATGCTTACGGATGAATATGCTGCAGCTAAAACACCAGACGCAAAAAAAGCATTAGCAAAGAAGCATGGTATGTCTGAGGATGCCTTAGAAAGCACAATGAAGAAGACTGAGTTTTTAGGTATGAAAGATAAAAAAGACAAGTACACAGAAAAAGATTTGAATGAGTCTTTAGGTCGAGTTGGCAAGCGAGATGTGGAAACAGAAGTTAAAAAGGAAGCTGATCGCACCATGAAGCTAACTGGTACACTACAAGTTAAAGGCACAATCAATGGTGAAGGAACTTTAAACGATACTACTTCAACTGGTGGTACCCGCTAAGGAGTAAGATATGCCAGTCGTTTTTTCGAGAAATACTGGTCGAGTATTCCTGCTTCCTGATGCGGTTGCGGAAGGAGCTATTTCTATGGGGAATGTAGTTGGAAACACTCCAATTACATTTACGCAGCATACTACTATTATCACTCGAATCGGCGTTGCTGCTGCAGGAAATTTTCAATTTCTGCACACAATTGGTAATGATGTGTATATTTATGTTTTTGGAGATAGGATGGGGCAGGTAGATCTTCATGGCATATGCTTTGCACAACCTTGTGCCAATGGTGGAGTCAGTGCTCCTGAACATGGTTTTGAAAAATTATTTAAATGGTACGAGACAAATCGTATATCGGTACGCAAAGAACCTGTAGTGGTGACCATCGGAGTTAACAAGTCTTTTCAAGGTTTTGTTACTGCTTTGACTGGGGATGCACAAGACTCACAGACTAGAACGATTAATTTTAATCTAACTATTTCTTTACTACCCCCAACAGATTAAGGCTACTTATGTTCAATCACGCACGCACATTACTTTTGAATATAGATGGAGGGCCAGGATATTTCCCTGAGTGTCCTGGTGAAGAACTGATTCCGAGAGGCTATGAAAAGTTAGAACTTCCCACTTACCTCGATGTGTTTCGCTCTCGTTTCTTTGGTGCAGACCCTGACCGTGCTATGCTGAATTATCGTTCTTGGCAGTTGTTGCAATTGGTTGAAGCTACGGAGTTACAATCCCATATCCTTGCATTAGATCCTCGCATTACTTATGACTTAAATGTTAATAGACTTAGTCTGCAGAACACATTTTTACCTAAGGTTACACAACAAGGCGGAACCTCGTCACAGACCCTTACTTTGGCTGGAACCCCAATCAAACCAGATGTTTCGGGAAAAGCTACTTTTGATTATCAAATTAGCATACTTGAAGGCGAAATCATTAAAGTACAAAGGCTTACTTTTCCTTTAATAGATGTACAGCATCTACTAACTTTAACTGATGGGATCAGTCCATACTTTACACTGCCTTTATCTGGTTATAGGTTTTGTGTGAGCACAACAGATCCCACAATATCTTGGCGGATACAAGGATACCTTAGGCCACAAAATAGCTTATCTGAAATTGAGAAAGGGTTTCGTAGTATTGGAGAGCCTTACTTACTTCAACTCTTTGGTACATCTCCCGATGAGCCTTATGCTACTTTCCGAAATTGCTGGGAAAAACATCCTGAGTTTGCTTATCGGCTAGGAAGCGTGGTACTTGCAATGATTTACCGTACGGAAGAAATATATAATGGCAGATAAATCAACTAACTGGGCAATGGTGGACTTATCTGCACGAGATGGCGGAGCATCATTAGTACTACGCATTGGAGGCGATCAAATTCCAGTATCTCAGTTTAGTATGAGTTATGGGCAAAACGATATTCCAAAGGCTACGGCACTAGTGGCACTTGGGCGAGATGCTAGGACTGGAGATGTCTCGTCCATCTATCCGCAGATAAACGCAATTAAACAGATGGCGGCAGTGCGCGTATTTATCCGAGGTAATCTAGGGGATTGGTCTCCTCGTGGGATAGATGGTACAAAAGAATCTTTTCCAATTGCTAACGATGCCACTATTTTTATTGGATATGTTTCAGGCATAAGCTATCGCCGTTCGGCGGGTCGTGTCAGTTTAGTTTTGAATTTGGTAAATCAATTAGTAGATTTGGCTCTTTCTTCCGGTGGAAGTAAAGATGTAGTGCCAGGATCTCCTAGCGATCTTATGCTGCCTATACACCTTGAAGGGTCAGGGGCCGGAAGGGCTGCAGATAAATTTATAAATACGCTCAAAGTTGATTTAGAAACCGATTTTAGTGCGGCTGTGCTTAAAGTTTTAAAAAATGTTTCCAAAGAAAATCAGCTCCAAACCCACGAGGGTACAGCTTGGTGTCAAGGAGTCGATGGTCCAAAAGCTGATATAGAAGCTAATGAAATGGCAGCGTCAGTAATTGATGGCAAAGGTAGATGGCAAGGTATTTCTAATGCTGCAACTGGAACAGAAGTAGACAAGTATCTTGATGATTACCCTTTGTTAGTGCCTGGAGCACAAACACAAAAAGCAGCCACAGCTATTGGAGAACATGTTGCAGCTTCGCTTTCTGGTACAAGTATGTGGAGTATGATGATTGGTTCAATGTTAACAGATTTTGGCTGCGGGGTTATTCCTTGGGCATCTGGAGCAATTGTGGCTCCTATTCTTCCTATGGCAAAAGAGGCGCAGGTAATACTTAAAGCAGGAGAATATGTAGATTTTGATTTATCTACACAATGTCAGCGACCTCTCTATGGGGTAGGTGTTATGGGTAATTTTCAAATGGGAACTCTTAACAGATCTCAAGATCCAAAGGTTTGCTGTGGTGCTACCTATGTGGCTAAAACTGCAGATAATTTTCCAGCAAATGATGGTATGTGGATATTTGTAAAAGCTCCGAGTTGGCTAGATGATTGGGTTAACCAAGATCCGCAAGCTGCGGATGGTAACGCAGATATAATAAAAACGATGAATGAACCTTCGCACGACGCAACTGGTATTGATGAGGTAGCAATAAATCGGGATATAGGTACTGAAGCAGATGACTGGAATGACGCAATGGCGGAATATGCAAAACTTATATATGCCATTAATGCCTTGCGTGGTAGAGAAGGCACTGTAGTAGGTAAGCTTAGGTTTGATATTACCCCTGGTACGACCATAATGATAGAAGCCAAAGGAGATAAATACCTATCAGCTGGCGTGGATACCTTGGCAACGAATATGTATGGGCTTGTAGCTAAGGTACATATATCTATTAATGCAGAACAAGCTTCAGCCACTACCGCTTTTGAATTAACTAATCTACGCACAGAAGTTGAAAATAATTCAGCGGACGGAAGATTTTCAATGCAGCGACATCCATTCTTTGGAAACAATTATTTTAAGTATGCACCACTAGTTCCAGGACTCACAGTGCCTAAAAAAGAGCCGGTAGCTGGGGCATTACCTAATCCTAGCGTTGGAGTAGGTAGCGAAGGAGCTGAAACAACTCCGAGTGCAAGTTCTGTTGATGCAACAGGATTAGCCCGCATATTGGGGCCTATCGCTGGAGGAATTTTTGATCCCTTGGACGCTTTCCCCTCCGATGATGTAGGTACGCAGCGAACCTTAAGCCCCGCAGATGTATTAGCTTCGCAACTATCCCCACCATATAACCCTGCCCTAGATGTTGAAAATAATCCTCAACCTGTAGATGAAACAGGTAACTTATATGTAGGAACAGGTGGTGGTTTTCCACTACCTGAAAAAGACAGTGGAGAAGCAGGACAAACTACAATAATTTAACAAGGAGTACCTAATCATGATGGACGATTATTTAGAAGACGAATATAAACCAGCATTTCAAAGCTGGCAGCAGAATCAAACACCAGAAGGCAACGCTGCCTTACTGAAAGCACTTGATCCAATAGTACAAAAGGGGGTCAAGATGTATGGGGCAGATAGCCCATTAACTTCTAGCCGTGCCAAGCTTTTAACATTGGACGCAGTGCGTAAGTACGATCCTAAGCGGTCTCGGTTACAGTCTCATTTATTAAACCAAATGCAAGGGCTGCGTAGGATCAACCAACAGCAACATCAAGTAATAAGCGTACCCGAACGCATATTACTAGAGAATCAAAGGTTACATGGATCCACACAAGAACTGTCAGATGAGCTTGGTCGAGAGCCTACTGACGCAGAACTGTCAGATAAATTAGGGATAGCTATGCCTCGACTTGCAAAGATTCGGAGTTATCAACCCGGAGTTAACACAGGAAGACTAGATGCAATTGACCCATTAGCGGGCGGTGCTCCAAGTGTAATTCCTAACCAACAAGCCAGCGCAGATCTATGGGGCGAAGTGGTTTACCAAGGACTTAGTCCTTTAGACCAGCGTGTCATGGAACTGACTTTGGGAATGCGTGGAAATAAAAAACTATCGAATCAAGAGATTGCAGCTAAGCTTAATCGCAGCCCAGGTGCGATTACCCAGCGTAAAACTAAGATACAGCAATTGCTGGATCAAGAACAAAAATTATCCCCTTTCCTTGCGAGATAAACCATGGCACAAAAAGGTCTTATTGATCCTAATGTTGAAAGAAACTTAAAGAAGTTTGCTGAACAAAAAACTACAGCTTTTTCCGAAAGAAGAAGAAACAATGTTATGAATTGGTTTCGCCCTGTAATAGGGCGATTATTAAAAGCAAAGGTACCCTCTAAACAGGAAACTAAAGGAAAATGTCCTCCTAATAGCACATTCGAGGTATGGATAACTAACCCTAAGACAAAAGAAAGAGCGAGGGCAACTGTTACTACTGATGAGGATGGGGCAATTACCGATATGTCGGTGAACCCTTCTACACAGGGTGCTGGGTTTGTTTTGGGAGATGGTTGCACAATTGAAACAGTAGACCCGCAAATTTCTGAACATTTTCCAGAAATTAACAATTTTAGCACAAGTGCAGCTAAAACTTCTTGGGAAGGTGGTTTACAAACAGAAGAAGATTTAATTAATATCCACACTGCATTTGAGACAGATACTGCAGAAGAAAAATTGATTGAAGCATTTAATCCAAAAGATTCAGGTAATTCTTCGGATGGTATCGTATTACCTTTACAAATCGACTATATGGCACAGGCAGAAAGAGCTTATCGCTCCCGAGCTACCCACACCTTTCCCCGTACTTTAGCCCACCTTTCCACTAGAGAAAAAGGACATGGGCAGCAGACCGGTGTGTTCTTAGGACAAGCTTTAGATTATTTTATATTACTCTTAAAACAGGGTGGGAGTTCTAAAGGAGGACAAGTATGACGCAATTATCTGGAACTGCCGCACAGTATGGTGGACGCACTGTGGATTTTCTGGCATTTGAAGACATGAAAGTTAAAGGAGATGCTCTATTAACTCAAGCTCTAGTACTTCCGGGACAGACAGGAGCTTTGATTACAGGGATTGAAAAGTTAGTTCAAAGGTTTTTACTAGAGCTATTAACTGAGCGTGGTTCCTTGCACTATGCCCCGCAGCGTGGCACATTTTTTATAACCAAGATTCGAGCAGGTATGATTAGCACATCGCAAGCCCTATTTGCGGTTTTTAATGCATCGGAATTAGAATTGCGTAACAATCTAAAAATGGAAGAAAACAAACTAATCGAGCCAGCTGACGAGCTTTATAAACAATCTAATCTTCTTGCAGCTTCTTTGCTTGGCGATGTCGCCACGCTATCTATACAAGTACAGAGCATGGCAGAAGAATCTCGTACTGTTATTTACCCGCTTCGAATTTTAGCTAACTGAGGATAATAAGATGGCATTTAGTTTTTCTAATTCTGATTTGGCTAACCTAGCTACATTAAACGCAGCAGATGTGCAACAACTCTTAGACCGACTTGTTACGCAGCTGCAAGAACTTAACCCTAGCCTAGATCTAAAGCGTGGGGTGTTTAAAGATACTGTTGCCTATTATCATGCAGTGTTAGAAGCATCAATTCGAACCAGCTTACGCCGTTACCAGTCTGCACGCAGCCTACAGCAAATCCAAGCTAACCCCACAATAGCAGACAACGAGGTGGTTAATGATGTGCTGTCCAACTGGGGTATAACTCGTAAAATAGGAACTAAAGCTACTGGGGCTATTACAATTGAGTTAAGCCAAGCCCGCTCCGTTGTTATTCCTGTAAACTTTGTATTTGAATCTTCTGGTAGACGATATTTAGCTATAAAAACATTTACATCTCGTGCGGTAGACGCTCAAGTATCTTCAGACACAGACCGACTAATGCAGCCATTAAGTAATGGTAACTATGCATTTACTATTGAAGTAGAAGCAGCAGAGGTTGGACCTGCCTACAAATTAAGTGCGGGCAATATTATTGTGCCTAATCGCACCATTGTAAGTTATGTGACTAGCTATGCTAATTCAACTTTTAGCGATGGGATAGGAACAGAGACTAACGAAGAATTGCTACAACAACTTCAGTTGGGTATTGCTGCAAAGACTTTATCTAATCGCACTAATATGCGGTCTTTTCTTCGCTCAATCCCTACATTTGATTCAATTACTAATCAATCGATTATTGGGTATGGTGACGCAGAAATGCTGCGAGATAGGCACACAGTATTCCCTATCAGCTACGGCGGTAGAGTCGATTGGTATATCCGTGGGCAAGTGCCACTGCAGCGCACACGCTTACTAGTTACAGCAGTCTGCGTTGAAGTTAATGCTACTAATAGTACTTGGCAATTTGCATTGGCTAAGAATGATGCACCTGGATTTTATGAAGTCACTAAAATAAGAAAGATTGCAGATGAAGGTTTAAATTCCGGATTTGAACCCAGCAGTGATTCTCGATCTAACGATCTAACTGAAAGCGGGTTTTTACCTGATATTACTACTGTGGCAGAAGGTGCTTATTCTGCGTTTCAAGCTGCAGTTATTCGTTTCATAGACACCACTACTTCTATTACCGGTCTTGGTGTAGGCCAGACAGCTCAATACTTTTGCGATGTGGTAGGTACTCCACTTATCCGAGAAGTTCAAGAGTTACTAGGAAGCCGAGATGTACGAAGCTATGCCGCCGATGTGTTGGTCAAGGCTCCTGTTCCTTGCTTTGTAGAAGTTACTCTAACCATTAATAAAGCAGCTGGGGATGTCTCTCCGCCTATTGCTGCGGTCCAGACAGCAGTTGTAGACATAATAAACAACACAGACTTCATCGGCAGACTGGATGGATCACGCATTATCGAGGCAGTACATGGATTTTTACAAGATAATTTAAGCGTGACAAATTTAGACTTGTTTGGGCGGATCCGCAATCCAGATGGCACTATGCAGTATCTAAGAGATTCAGATTCATTGATAATACCAGACCAACCGAGTAAAATGGTCACGGCTAAAACTGTACAGTTTTTTACAGAAATATCCAAGGTAACAGTTAATATTGCTTCAACTATTTATGTTGCAAAGTAGCTAGGAGGTGGCTTATGTCACTAGAGCACAAGGGTAGGACTGAGGCTATTCGCTTATTTAAGAAAAATGGAAGCGATAAGAACTCTCCACAAGAAATGCATTTTGCAATGGACTATCTTACCTTCTTTGGATATGTCGCAATTGACTTATTAAAGAACATAGATTATGCCAAACTTGATGCTGCAGTAAAATCATTTCAGCGTATGTTTAATTTAAAAGTTGATGGTGTTATTGGACCCAAGACATTGCGTGCTATGGAAACCCCACGCTGTGGCTGCCCCGACAAGCTTGATCCTAAAAATAAACAACACATTCAATTCATGGAAGCTAAAGACATTGCTGAAAAACAGCGTAATCAATGGAACAAGCAAGGGCTTACTTTTGCTGTTCAACAATATGTCACAGGGTTAGGCAAACCCACCCAAGATAAAATATTTGCTGCAGCCTTTAAAGCTTGGGACGATGTGTGCGGTTTAAACATAACTCGTATCAAAGATGCAAAGAAAGCAGACATTGCGATTGCTACAGGAAAGGGAATACAGCATAATTTTGATGGGAGAGGTGGGACTTTAGCTTGGGCTTACATGCCAAAAGGTAATGACCAGCAACTGACAATGCGGTTCGATCTAGATGAAACTTGGATTTCCCAGCCTACGGATCGTGGAGTTATGATGCTCAATGTCGCTTGTCATGAATTTGGACATTTGCTTGGGTTAGATCATTCAAAGAATGCTGGAGCACTAATGGCCCCATACTATAACCCTTTTGTAAGCGGTCCCCAAGATAATGATGATATTAAGCGCATTCAAAAACTATATGGGAAAAATGAAAATGCAGTAGGGGTTAAGAAGGAAGCAAAAAATACATTAGCCGTAGAGCTGCACAAAGGGCAGAAATTAGTTGTCACTTGTGTTTAAAGGAGGTGTCCTGTGATTATAGGTGAAATTGTAATAGATTTGGCAGCGTTAATTAGCTGGGTCAAACCTATCTTAGCTGTTGGGTTGCTGGCAATTGGAGTAGTTTTTTTTGCAATTCCTTGGATTAAAGATTTAATCTCTCGGTTTGTTTCTGCAATTCCGAATATTCCTAGTCCCGCCCCTACTCCTACCCCTAAGATCCGCAACAGCGATGCCCCCGCCCCTGCGGGTATTGGGGAATTTCTTAAAATTATTGAAGCAACTTCACCTAATGCTAACCCTTCCATCTGGTGGGAGTATGCAAAAGCTGAAATGACAGAAGCACAGGTAGCCATTACGGAAGCTAAATTAGCCAGACGCAATGACTGTGCCCCTAATGCAGTTAAACCAGAAGAAGTAAAAAAATAAACTTTAGGAGAATTGTCATGTCTTTACGATACCTTGGATTGCTGAGTGGTGTTTTTGGTTTAATTTTATTGGTTGGGCCTTTTCAGTGCGATTCCACTGCATTTGTTCCACCTACCTCCACAGCATCACCTAAGCAAGTATTTGCGATGTATGAGAAGCTGTGGAGGGCCCATGCCCAAGTTGCTGCAAATAAGCTGGCAGCTGGTGAACTTAAAACAGAACAAGAAGCTTGGGACTTTATTGCAGCCGGTCAAGAACCTGCTCGCAAAGCTGCTTTTAAAGAACTAGCAAAGAGCGAACAAGATTATTTTGATAAACAAGGCGGATGGTCTGCCAAGGCACATGAAAAACTATTAAGGAGTTACGCAAAATGAGTGAACCAAAAATGTCGGGTAATTGGAAAAAAGAAAAAGAAGACTACAGCTTTATCCGTAATCTTTCTCGTGTTCCAATGTCTACCCCACTATGGCAAGCATTTGCCCGCCCTGCGGAAGTAGACATTAAGTGGCATCGTAATGAAGACCAAGGGCAAATTGGAAGTTGCCAAGGGCATGCACTTAGCTCAGTATTAGAGCGACTAGCTTTGGTACGAGGTGAAACCATACAGCTATCTGAGATTTTTGCTTATCTTTCTTCCCAAAAATTAGATGGGCTTCTTGGCTCAGACGATGGCTCCACGATTGCCGGAGGATGCCAAGTTGGGCTCGAGTATGGCTGCTGCCCTGAGGTGCTTACAGGTTATCCTAATAGCTACCCTAGGAGAGCAGAGCGAGAAGCCATATTAAGCTCAGCCAATTACGCAGCTGCCCTTCCTTACAAAGCATTATCCTTGTGGGAAGTTCCGGATGACCATGACAAAGTCTTGGACTTTATCGGTGGCGGTGGTGCAATTAATTTTGGTATCGCTTACTACGATGGGTACCTACCTGATGACCGCATTGTGCGTAGCTACCACCCAGGCCGTAGTTCTGGTGGGCATGCAATGTGTGTGCTAGGGTACGACAAAGATGGCAATCTTCGAGCTGCCAACTCATGGGCAGATGGCGGTTATTTGATTACGCCTAAAGCTTGGAAACAAATGATAGAGTATTCTGACACTGCTGCAATTGGGCTTATGGGCAACAAGGAAGCTGAACCAGTTGACTGGTATAACAATTCTCCTTACTACAAAATGAGGTTAAAACCCGAATGAAAAATCTATTAACGACTACGCTTAATGCATTTGCGTTTGGATTGATCTGTTTTGTAAGCATTATAGTACTACGCCCCACTAGCTCCGCTGATGTAATTTCTACATCTACGGAGCTACCGGCAAGCGTGGAAGCTACTTTTAATAAAGAGCTGGGAGAGGCTATTGCGGAAAGTCAGCGAATACAGCTAAATAGTTTAGCAGAACAGTTAAAAATATTGCAAAAGATTGACACGAATGTAAATCGGTTAATAGGGTCGCCTAATTCGGCTGAACCTATTGCCCCTAAATTAGTTGAAGATAAAAATTGTGAAGCAATGGAAATAGCTCCAAGCTTTCCTATTACTACTTCTCGTGGGCTATTTCGTAGAGGTAGCACAAGTCGTCAGCCCACTAGCGGACCAAGTAAATGAAGTTAAACTCTAAAGAACCAGTTAGGTTCTAATGGAAACGCATGAACTATCCAGTCAAAATTCCATCATTTGCTTATGACTTGTTGTGCAGTTTGCTGCAGCGAGGTGTGGTGGAATACGAAGGTAAACGTTTAGATTTTTCAGAAGTGCAAGATATTAAGATCAAACAAGGGGTAATGACTTTTAATCCTCCTGCCAAAGTAAGTATGGCGGTCGGCCCCCTTAACATAAGAACTACCATGTCTTCTCTTACTGCAGGGGCTGATGGCGTGGAAGTTGAAATTGATTATTCCCCCATTAATATCAAAGTGAAACCCCAATGAACTGGACAGAATTAACAGAAGAATGTTGCAATGCACAAGGCTGTGCAATGTCTAGCTTCCCTAAAACTAGAGTGACTCTTGCAGCTAAACGGCTCACACACGATCTGCTAAAAAAGCGAGAAGATGTTCGTCGAGTTGCACTTGCAGTAAAGAAAGCATACGAGGCTAACCCTAACGGAACAGAAGAACAAACACGCAAACAAGCTGTTAAATTCATTGCAGGTGGTATTATATTTTTCTTTATTGGTAGTTTTCTTTTAAACCAAGTAATGAGCATGGCATTAAACTGGTTTTTAAAACGATTGTACCCGTCAGAGCAGGCTAAATAATGGCATATCGCTACCCACAGAATGATCTTGATAATGCCGATTTGCTTTTAAATCTTTTAGGAAGTTTCTGGGCAACGACTTATCAAGGTAATAAGTTGATTTCGGATTTAACCGAAGTGACAGGGCAAATGGCACAGCAAACTTATGCCCAACTTATGGAGCTTGTGAACAGTATTTCTAGATTTAATGTTCCACTGTACCATCAAGATAATTGGTATGCTTTGCGTTTTCGTGAGTCGGATTTAAATACAAATGAAAACTTACTAGCAAAATATACTACGCAAGATTCCCAAACTTATAGTTCTAATCACTCATTAACTTATGGCCAAGCTTTATCTACTCCTTATTTTGTGCTTACTAAACCTAGGGGTCTAGTAGAAGTAAAATTAATCTTCAATCGGTTGACTGAACCTACTGTTGAACTAGTACAAGGGGTGGATTACTGGTTAGAAGATACAATTATTATTTTTAGAAGTAATCCTTTTAAAAACGATTTAATTGCAAAGCGAGAGTTATTAAACGATCTAGGTGAGATTGTAGACAAAGAAATAGTGTTGTGGATGTACCGTGGAAAATGGGATTGGTTTGCAACATACAAACAATTTGGATATGTCCTTCGTCTCCAATTAAAATCTAGCGAAAACTACAAGCAGTTTATTAATGCAATATTTGATGCTTTTATAAGTGGTACAAACATTCGTACACAGCAGCTAGCACTAGCCGCAGCTTTTGGAGTACCTCTGGCAATAGAAGCGAAAGAAGTTGTTGAGAGTATAATTAGAGACGCAGACAAACTTAATATCTTTACAAATCAGCATGTTTATCGTTTTCCTTTAACAGCAACACCTATTGTCTTTAGGCATCAACAAATAACAGCTGGAGAAAGTCTTACAGATCTTCTACAAGTGTTTGAGTTTAACCGAGGTAAACAGATTAATCCTCAAGATATATCTGCACTTTCGATTGGGGCAGGGCTTATACCTTATGGGTTTCAAGGTGAATTGGTTTTTGAAAACATTGAAACACCTATAATTGTGGAACTTGAAGTTGATGGGTTTACTAAGATATCTTGGAAGCTTGGTGGATTCCCATTTGATGCCGACAAGTTTTGGGATGACACGCACGCAGCAGGGGTAGCTAAAAACCAGACGCTTGCCATGCTTTTAGATAGGCGAGAAACCCCTACAGGGCAACCAACTGCAGCAATGCTCCCTAGTAAGATAAACCCATTACAATTTCTTACAGATAATGTCTTACGCAATAACGCTTATGTGGTGAAAATTAAGGCTGGAATTTCTCGAGCAACTAGACTTCCTTTCGTACCTTCTGACCAATTACGCAAGATTCAGCCCCCACATACCTTAATGTTATTAAATGTTGAATTGGTCTATGATGATAATCATGTTATCATGGAGACCTTAGGTACGGAAACGAGTGCAGGGTATGAGGAAGGTTTATCTTCTTTTCCATGTATGGTAAATGCAGAGAGCCTACTACCCGCTTTATATATGTCTGAACAAGTACGAGCTACCATAATTGGTGGTCGTTGCATTTGAAATAGTAAGGATGTTATATGAACAATTATCTAAATGGCGGTGAAAACATTAGTGGCAAGGTGCGTGCCTACAATGTGACAGATGACAACTGGACAGCACTTACAGAATATAAACATAATCTTGTGTTATATCAATGGGCAGAAATTGCTGCAAAATTATTAACAACAGGTGATGGTCGGTTCCGTATTGGCGGGTTGTACTTGGAATTTGAAAACACAGCTAGCCCAGGCGACACCGTGGCTATACCTTCATTTAATCGTACTCGTAATGTAGATTACTACAATAATTTATCTGGAAGTGCCGTTAAAGACTATTTACGGGTTCCTTTGACAGCTAGCCCTGTGGCTTCTGCTGGCACAGGATTAACCAACAACCAAATAACATTCTTTGCTCGAAGTGGCGGAGTAGCTGGAGTACACGGCAAGCCTTTCTCTTATGCTGCTAATTCTGTTATCATTGGGGCATCTCTTGTGGCTTTTGTTGACACAACAGACGCAACTCGAGATTTGTTATTCAGTAGTTTTTATTTTGCAGCAGAAGATCAGCAACAAAAGCTTGCAACTAGTCAAGTTGGCATCGAATGGGTGCTAACTTTAGAATAACTAGGGATGGCTTAAAAGGGAGAGCTCAAGGATGAGTTTAGAACATTTTATTAAGTTTATTAGGGAAGGAGAGCCAGTCTCCCCTGGTACAGCTAACCGACCACTAGAACAACTAGACCAAAATATTCAGTATCTGTGGAGCATTATTCAAGCAGCTTCTTTAGGTTCCACTGTCTATGCACGAGCACAGACAATCGAAACTACTTTAAAAGTAGGTCAACCTGTTTATTTTAATGCCACTACGAGTCGATTTGAAGCTGCATTTGCGTCTACTGAGTCTGACACTGTCACAGGCTATTTGACAGTCCCAGATCAAGCACAGGTATGGGGTATTGTGGCTATAAAGCACAATGCCACATTAGCTGACATCTTGTTGTTTGGTTATGCCCAAATAGATATACGAGAAGCTCTCGACATAACATTAGCTCCCGGAGCTGCTGTTCCTGCGGCTACTTGGTATCTGTCTGGCATGAGTGCAGGTAAACTCACTAGGCAGCTGCCTCCAGTCACTATCCCTGTTTGTAAAACTAACAACAGTGGTGGTGTCTATGTAAACCCAAGTTTTGTAGACTTCTTAGAGAATCATAGGCATTATGCTTTTTCATTGGTAATGCTTCCAGCAGGTATGGTAACACCTCCCGCTGTAAGTGCAGCCCATGTGATTACAAATCCGGATTTTAACCTCGAAGGGTGGCTCCCTGCTGATCATGTTAGCTTTAATAACTTAGCTCCAGCAGGAGCTAAGTTTGGATATAATCTAGCTAAAGATTTATCGCTTAAGAATCTATATCCACCTGTGCCCTTACAGTCTGCTTGTATTCAGATGCAACGCCCTAGCATCTGGGATACCGCAACGCAGCATCGTTGGTATGGGCAACAGTTAATGGATGACCTAGTTGTAATTGATAGGAATGGTATTTGGTGGATGAGCGACTGCTATGACGAAGTACCTTGGCCCACCGACCTTGATACAACCAGTTCTGCCAGCATCAGCTACGGGGAATGCGATACTGCGGGTCGTTCTTATGTTTTAAAGTTGTACTACACTCGGGTTGGGTTCGCTACCGATGTATCTACAGTAACTAGCCTTGCATCTTTAGACCCTCGTTTAATTATCAACTGTGCGGGAACAGATATTCCTGGAGTTGTAGGCGATTTAGAAATTGATTTAAATCTAAACTTTATGGTTGGAAGTCAAAATCTAAAAGGATATCGTGTTTTTAAAACATTTGATCCAGTGACTAATACTTTCAATGCAGGGCCAGTGGCTGAAGGAGTTTATGCTAACTCGGCTAATGTGGTGCTATCTAGCCCCCTTACTACAACAGACACGCTTGGACGAACTATTCACCATGGTCCAATTGGACTGGGTGTACTAAGCCAACCTACGCAAGAACTATCCAGCCAGTTAGTGCGGTTAGATGGGGTGACAGAAGAAAGTTATCCTGTGCTCTACTTAGGGATGCCGAATGACATCACTACAAGCTATGTCGTAAAATTTGAGGTGCCTAGCGATGCTCCTACCAGCTCCAACTTTAGACTAAGGTTACGGGTACTAGGCAGAGTAGCAGGAACCTTACCTCAACTTACTGCCTCTTATTACACTTCTGCACGACCTACTACAGGGCTAACAACTCCAGTAACTGTAACTCAAAGCTACACATCGCTTACAATTACAACGGTAGCTTCGGTCGGAGTAAACCAAGCAGTAGAAGCAACTAGTTCACTAATTGCAGTAGCTGCAGGCACTATTATCTATATTAAGATACAGCGAACACCTACTGCGGTTGGTGATGCTTATGCTGGCGAATTAGGTATCATGCAGCAAACAGGTATATTAACCGCAGTATAATGGAGGGCAAGGATGCCATTATCTCAGTGGAATTTAGATTTTCTAAATCATAACTCGCAGCGTAGCTATCCTTTAACCTCGGAAGCAACTAGGCGAGATGTTACCGCTTCGTTTGAAATACCAAACGACTTTCTTGTTGGGTTAGACTTGCCGGTATCTCCAGCCATGGATATGGAAACTGGACGATTCTTTATACGCCAGCTTGGTTTATTCTCTTCTGGTATTCAACTAATTATTGCTTACGACACCGGTACTAGTCTTATCGATGTAGCTACTGGCTTAATCTCAACAATTGATCCTATACGCAACAAAGTTTTTGCGATCAATGGCATAGGTGCGTATACAGATATAAGCGGTAAAGTAATTATTGGCCGTGTCGATACCATTCAAGAACAACCCAGCGGTCTGTTTTCATTTACTATTGAAGGTACGAGAATAGAGCCACAAGCTATTCGCCCTATGATTAAAGGAATATCTTCGCTACGCATCTCTTCCGCTGTAGGTGATGTCAGCCAAAACTTCTATGGAGACATTGAGCTGGTAGCTGGGTCTAACATTCAACTTTCTACTGCAATAAACGGGTCAGAAACTAAAATCATCATAAGTGCACTAAGCGGAGAAGGCACCCTTGAGCAATGCATCTGCGAAGGAGAAGCCGCTGCTATTCCTTGCATCAAGACTATTAACGGAATTAGTCCAACTACAACCGGTAACTTTAATTTTATCGGGGATGACTGCTTACAGTTTAATCCTGTGACAAATGGGCTTAAAGTTACTGATTCTTGCTGTACCCCTTGCTGTGGTTGCGAAGAGTTAGAAGCAATTACCAGAGATCTTGAACGCTTTGCAACACAGCGTAATGCGTTAGAACTATTTGTTAACCAGTTGGCAGCAGAAACAGCTACTTTTGATATGACTGTTCTTGGTTCGAGGCTTGGAGATCGCCGTTGTTTAACTTGCACATAAACTATGAGTAATACAAGAGGAAGACAACCTGTTGGTTTAAACCAGCCCCCTAGTGGCGGGTCTGCTTATCCGTTTGTATCCCCTTCTGATGATGTTCTATATTTATTAGCTGATTTATTTCTATCATTTGACGATATCTATGACAATTTTGTTTATCCTCTACACATTGCTTGGATGCATGGATTTGGCGATATCAGCGTTACACCTCCAGAAGGTTGGCCTGCGCCTACGCATACCCATGATCTTGTAATACTAGATGCAACCAATGTAATAGTATTTAATTCTACCACCGCAACTCGCTTCACTACGGAAGTGTGGGATAACCGTTTATTAATTCTTGAGTGGACTAGTCAACATAGTGTATGTCGCTGCAGTCTGCACACAGAGTGGACAGAGTCAGATATCATTGATGGGCAGTCTCGTAGTTATAACAATTACATTGTTCCTGAGCGAGGTGAGCTACAACCTGACACATGGTATAAAATACCTAAACGAGTATTATCTATTCGGGTAGGTTTAACCCAAATTACAAAAAGCAGTGTAACCTTAGCAGAAGGTTACAATATGCAGATTTCAAAAAATGAAGCTCCTACCGATATTAACTTTAACACTTTAGGAATATTAGGATTACAACCAACTAAACCTCTGGTAAAAGGCACACGAGTTACACAAAAGCTATTGTTAGAAGCAGTACCATCAGCTGGGCTAGGTATATTTCCAAGTTGTGTAGATCAAGAAAAAGTAATTCGAACAATTAATCAGGTGCGAAGTAACACACATCAAAATTTTACTTATGACAGCGAAGGGTGTATAAGGGTTCAACGACCTGTAGCACTAGCCTCACCTACTCCTCGAGTTTTTAGCTATGGAGCTGTAGGATTGCCCACCTCGGCAGCCGCTGGTTCTGCCCTTCTTGTAAGTAATGATTGTACTAACTGTTGCGACTGCCTCTACTTTGCACAGACTTACCAAGGATTAAAGCGACAGTGGTTTTTATTTAGAAGCACAGCAAGAACTGCAGAAACAGTTCGAGATAGGTATGCCCAAAACAAAGCACGATGGCTAGTTCAAAAGCAGATACGAGAAGCTAATGTGCTGCGAGTGCGTATTTCTTTAGATGGTAATTGTAAAGTTAGATGGGGAATTGCGTTTTGTAACGCAAGTAAGTGCTGCCTTACTAATGTTACAGTATATTTAACTTGGCTACAGTATCTTAATGGCGTGGTACAAACACCTATTCGGCCTCAGTTTGATTGTCTTCCTGTCCTACTAGATGGGGATGGTCAATGTGATGGGCCGGTTCCTATCGTATCCGATCAAACAAACGCTAGGGGTGATGTATCCAAGTTTACTTGGGATTACAGCAATCCACAAACGGTTACAACTTTATATGGCCGACACTGCATGCCAGATTGTAAAGACTATCCTGACGGAGCATTAAAATTTAAATTACATGTAGCTATCACATGGGGTGCGGCACTTAAAGATCCTGCAACTGGGGAAGTTTGTGTGTTTCCAGAAACTCAGTATTCTGAAATTTCAGAAGAAGTTCAAAATATATGGGAAACTTCTTTAGGAATGGCTTTACCTACAAATATAAAAGACCAAAAAGTAACTCCGTTGACAGTAGCTGACCGCTCAAATCCATATTGTCGCCGTTGCAGTTGTGTGGACTAACTATTTAATGGGATTGATAGTATGCCGATTCGTAACAATCATTGGTACAACCTTAACGAGCAGCGCTACTATCCGCTGGACGATACTGCGTCAGCTTGTTCAGATGCTGGTGAAGTATTACCAGGCTCTTTGATTGCAGACATGCGTTTATGCTGGCCCGCCCAGTATGGTAAATATGCTTTCGTCAGTGCTGCAGCTTCCACCCCCGGCCTAGTTACCGTACTCATTGAAGCTACAAACACACTAGATAACAACCCAAGTACTTCTGTACTAATTGCAGGTATAACTCTTCCAAAATCTGAGTTGATTGGGGGAAGAACTTATGCCCTAACTGCATTTAAATCTGGAGTTGGAGGATTCATTGTACTTGGAACTAATTTAGATGAAAACTATTCTGGCCGGTTTAGTTCTCCGGCTCAGTCTTTACTAACTCCTAGAGCAGCTAGACCTAATCGGATTGCACCTATCCCCTCAATCAAAGTTGACGATGCTGCTACCGCATTATCCGGCTTAGTTAATTTAACTGCAGCTGCACCTTTACAGCTAACCAAAGAAACTCGAGTTATTAATGGAGTAGAATACTCTAATGTCGTTGTTTTTAGCTTAAAAGAAGAAGAGCAAGTAACTGTAGGTGCAGCAGCTGAATCAGTTTTAGCCACTTTTGCGGGTCCTTGTGGGAAGCGAACTGGGTCTAAGACTTGTACTGACCCCCAGCCAGTACAGTTTATTAATGGTGTAGCACCTGATTGTGACGGTGTGATTACCATAGACTTTCAAGGATGTGCGGTTGTCGGTAGAAATACAAAAGACTGCGGTGTCATTCTTGATTGTTCTTTGGGCTTGTCTGCCAGCTGTTCTCCGCCTTATCTGCCTACGCTGAGCACTGGCAAGCTACCTAGCGAAACTCCTAGAGTCATTATCACTCCTCCAGCTCCTCCAACCCCTCCGGTTATCATTGATGTTAGTATCAGTGAATCAGTAAAAACTGTATTAACTTTACCTTATTGCGATACTTTTGATGAGATGGTTGCTGTTGGATTTTATCCCATGGGAGATTCGTTGTTTGATTTTATTTCTGATGACAGCCCTGCTGAAAATGATTGCTGCGTAGGGGCTCTTACTAATTATGGTTGCGACATGTCTGTCTCTATCTCATCCTCTATTGATTATGGCATGTCTTATTCTTTATCTAATTCTAATTCTATGTCTTATTCAATAGCTACTGTTCCCATATTACGAAGCGTAGAAATTGCTAGCAGTTATGCCACAATACAGCCTAACGCACAAGCTCGTACTAACATTTCTATATGGACGATGGATGTGCAGTCTCTGTATCGCAAATACACCACAGATCTTAAAATTACAAATGGGCAGTTGGGAAGTAAAAAAAATGCAGGAATCGTTGTAAATTACCGGCAAATACTACCTAACGTGGTCAACTATCTAGTAGCAACGCTAGACATTGACACTAGTACTTTTGGAATATATTTCTTTAATGGTTTGTTTCTTGTACCAATTGTTACAACTTCGGTATCAAAAGCTAGGACAGACGATTGGTACCGGATTAGTTTTACTGTTATTCCTAACAATATTACACAGACTAGCATACAGCTAATCGCAGTTTTGACAGGAATTACAGACCCAACTATTGCCACAGTGCTTTCTACCTCAATATCTGCTAATTTATGGCAAACAGATGCGGGTAACGCAGGGTTTTACGCTAAACGTTCTCGTAGCTATTTCTCCTTCTGGAGAGTGGAGGAAGCCGAATTATGACAGCTATTCGTTTTCCAGAGTTTTTAGACTCGCTAGAAAATACTAAATACCCATTTATACCTACGGCTACTTTGACTAATAACAAAGTTTCATTGTTAGAGGGTACTTTCTTAGACGCACATGTATATGCTACTACAAGTTTCCTTCGCTACTACATTTCAGAAGTAGTAGTAGCGTCTGACAAATTCACAATTTACATCGGGGATGAAACCAAACCTAAAAATATACATGGCGAAGTCAGCCTCCCATTAACAACTGTAAATGTACAGCTACAAGATGACTATGGTAGACCAGCTGGAATATTAGTTTCTAGCCCAGATCGACTAGCCTTGTTGTCTGCTTGGGGGATTGGCACCTACAAATTTGAAAGAAAACAAACAGAATTTTGTGTTACTTGTCAGATGCCTATACCTTCGCCTGGGGTTACTGGATTTTTATTAGAGACGGGAGAATTACTAAGTGGCAAAGTTTGGTTTGTAGGAGATGATGGTGTTGTGTTATCTACTTCGCCTTCGTTAAATCCACAAATTAATCCTGCACCAACATTGCAAATAAATGCAGTAGGAGACCCGCTTTATTTGCAAAGGTTATGTAACCCAACCGACATATTTACTCCAGTCAATCCTGTGCGTATAATCCGGGTAGTAAACGGAGAAAATGTGTATGACTGTACTCCCGATGCACAAGGTAATTTTAACTTACAGATGAATGACGCATTAGCAACGGATGCTGCTTTACGAATTAGAACCACTTATGAAGGTATTGTAATAAATGTAGAAGGGTCTACACCTTCAGGATGATTGTGAGACACTATGGCATTACCTAACTTTTTCAATGAAAATATCAATCGTAGTTTTCCGTTTCAGCGGGCAACTGTAGGGGTAGACACCCCAACTAGTGGCTCCGTTACAATGCTACAGCTACCGGATAACTTTATTGCAGACTGTGGTTTTATCATGGGACCTGAGTCCGGCTTTATTGATGGGGTTCATTCTGTATTCTTGCATAAAATCTCAAGAATTAACACTTCTATCGTTGAATACGAATTTCACTCAGATGCCCCTAATCTTATAGATAGTTTCTTACTGTTCAGACGAGACATTTCAGACCCAGTTTATCAAACAGAATTTGTAGAAAGTGATGCTCCTTTCTATGCCCCAGTTAGCCAGTCTCTTTCTTTGTCTATTTCAGTTCCTATAGTGTCATGCGGAGAACCCTACTGGTCTGGCTATCTTGTAACAGGACCAATGGAAGAAATTGTTTCCCGCTTATATGTTGGAGAAACGATTGTTCGTACTGGAAATAATGAAGCTATAGTAGAACCCGCACTAATTCAAAACTTAAATCAAAGTCAGGTTGTGTCTTTAAACATTGCGAATGCTGATAGAACTAGAGCAATTAGACCCGCTAACTGTCCTCCCAACTCTTGGACATTCCCAATTGGATACACCTATACGGTGCAAGAATGTATCCAAGGAGATTTACAATTACGCTCAGGATATAACATGCAAATAAATCAGGATTCGTTTACTAACACGATTCAATTTGCAGCAAGGTTAAAGGCGGGGCTAGGAGAACCATGCGAAGAACTTAAATTATTTCCGCAGGAAGCCCCACCGATTGACGCTGCTAACAATTTACTAGCTGGAGACCACTACTGTAATGAAACTTTAAGATCAATAAATGGGTTGCAAGGCCCTAATTTAAACTTTATCGCAGGCGTAGGGGTATCTATATCCCCTAACACTGTAACTGGTACTTTAACTGTAAATATTAATTTGAAAGACTTACAAACTTGTTCTTATGCCACAGTGTCTGAGGCACTTTAAGAGGAAGATTAGGAATGGAAGACAAGTCATATTTGTCGATGGGACCGCAAGACCCCGTATTTGACATAGTCAAATGCGAGGTCCCTAGCGTTCTTCCTATTCCTCCTGCTAATTGGCTGGTTAATCCTCAAGTTCCTCCTGCCCCAGCAGATATCGCAGACTGCCCTGAAACTGTAATACCAATTTTAGAGCCAGAACCATTGTGTCCTGAGATTACATTTAACGGAGGATCGCAAGGGTTTGCTACTACTCGTATTGTTCCCCCTGGCCAAGAAAAAGCAGTTTTTACCGTTACAAAGGGAGAATGTTGCGATTTTGACATTGATGTGTCTGTAGATTTTCCACAAGGACCACAAGGACCACAAGGACCACAAGGCCCACAAGGTCCACAAGGACCACAAGGACCACAAGGACCACAAGGACCACAAGGACCACAAGGCCCACAAGGTCCACAAGGCCCACAAGGACCACAAGGACCACAAGGACCACAAGGCCCACAAGGTCCACAAGGCCCACAAGGTCCACAAGGCCCACAAGGTCCACAAGGCCCACAGGGTCCACAAGGTCCACAGGGTCCACAAGGTCCACAGGGTCCACAAGGTCCACAAGGCCCGCAAGGACCACAGGGACCACAAGGTCCACAAGGCCCACAGGGTCCACAAGGTCCACAAGGACCACAAGGTCCACAAGGCCCACAAGGACCACAAGGACCACAAGGCCCACAAGGTCCACAAGGCCCACAGGGTCCACAGGGTCCACAAGGTCCACAGGGTCCACAAGGTCCACAGGGACCACAAGGTCCACAGGGACCACAAGGTCCACAGGGACCACAAGGTCCACAGGGACCACAAGGTCCACAAGGCCCACAGGGTCCACAAGGTCCACAAGGACCACAAGGACCACAAGGACCACAAGGACCACAAGGACCACAAGGTCCACAAGGTCCACAAGGCCCACAAGGTCCACAAGG